GAATGAAATTTAAGAAATATTTAAATGAAATAACCATGCCAAAGAAGAAATGGTCTTCATTTGATACATCTACTATTGATACACCTACATTACAAAAATTGTAGGATATGTATGTAAACACATATAAGAAGTTAGGTTTCAATGCTAATAGTAAAGAACATTTTCAAAAGAAGTATAAATCTTTATGGCTTATAGATGTGGATAAAGATGATTTACCTGATGCATTCTTAACTTATTGGGATTCTAAGTTTGGTAATAAAATAACAGCATTAGGAACCGATAATGGACCGTTAGCAAAGAAATTATTAGTGAAAAAACTGATTAGTCTTGTAAAAAAGAAAGGTTGGTTTATAGAGGCTGGTCTTAAAATTGCTGATATATTGGTAAGTTCAAGTGTTCCTATTGTTAAAGATGAAGAAAAAGTTAGAAAGATCATTAAAGGTACCACTGGTAGTGATATTGAGTGGGTTGGAGATGGAGAGTATAGAAGAACATTATTCGGTACAAGTATAACTATACAAGAAAGAATTTTTGGACATCCAAAATAAGGAGATAGTAATGAGACTTAAACAATATATAAATGAAGTAAAAATTGAAGTTGGAAAATCTTACGAAGTAAATGATACTTATCCATCATATACTGTAAATAATATAACTAAGGATGGCTTTGTAGAGTATACAATTTACCAGCCACGGAATAGTAAACAATTAAGTATGAAACTATCAATGTTCAAAAGAATAAAAAACCTTAAAAGGATAAAATAATGAGACTTAAAAATGATCTTTATAGTGTAGAAGTAGGATCTGTAAGAAAGTTACAATGGAAAAGAAAATTAAAAGAAGTCGGTATATATGTAGATAATTTAGTACAAACATTAGATGATATAATTGGTTAATAAATAAAATGCACAAGGATGGAAATGAAGAATCTCAATCCTTTAAACCCAAAAAAGATGTCAAAGAAAGATGTGAAATATTATGAGATTCTATCTCAAACCTCAATTGCGGCTGATATATGGTTACCTTATAGATGTAAGCCAGTATTTCAAGACCTCATAAAACATATAAAATATTTAGAGAAAAAATTAGAAAAGGATAAAACTGTAAAATGAAATTTGATAAATTCGTAGACCTTCATAAGGTTCCGATGGCTGATAAACAAAAAATAAGAAAGATGAATCCTAGAACAAACAGGATGAAAAACTTCAAGAAAACCAGATATGTGAAAACAGACATAGAACATAGTGATAGAACATTTAAAAATCTACCACGATATGCTGATGGTAAAGTAAAGGTCAGATTTCAGGATTGGTTATTGATTAAAGGTGAAAAAAGAAGTCCTGATCATTGTTCACATTCTATTGGTAGATCAGAGGCGGACGGGAAATGGTACGGTTGGTCACATAGAGCTGTAGCAGGATTTAAACCTGGAGATAAAGTAACAAAGGATACTTGTGGTAGTAATGGCAGGGAATTCACAATTAAGAATGATAAACAATCAAGACAGATGGCTATTGATTTTGCGAAAGATGTATCTTAATATCTTTTTATTTGTATACTACCTTTCTTAACACCAAATTTCAACGCTTCCTTCTTCTTAACCATATATAAATCCACTTGTTTTGTTTTCCTTTTATGCATTCTATCCTGGAATTCATACTTACCGTAATATCGTCCATCTATACTTACAATTATAAAATCCCCGAATTTAAGACTAAGCGTTTTTTCAATATCTCTTGATAGAGCACACCAACCCTTTCTAATCTTTCTATTACTGGCTGTTATATTTGGTGTAGAATCTGTTTGCGACTCTTCGGCATTATAAGCTGTTAATTTTACTGGCATTGAAAAATCATTACTCATAAGAATTTTTATGGAACTTGTTTGTTTATCAATATAAGTATTACATGCATTTATTTTTGTACTGTAAATGGTTTCCAAATGATTACCATAGAAAAACGTTGATACAAAACAAGCAATACATGTAAGTATAATAATAGCAGGAGTCATAAAATATATCCTGAAAAGTGTATTAAACAATTCAACCAATCTGCTCATCTTCTATTCCTCCAAGTTCTTCATCATGTTCATGTAATTCCTCAGATGTTTCATAACCTTCTCTATATCCTATCTCAAGACCTTCATTATATCCAACCTCATGACCTTCTTTAACTCCATTAGAATATCCTATTTTAATACCAGAATCTTTTCCTGACTCAAATGAAAAATCACTACCTTCACCAACACCATCCCTATGACCTTCTGCATATCCTTCGCTGTGACCCCTACTTCGACCATCATCGTAGGCATCATCATAACCACTACCATCACCACCGGCAAGACAACCTTTCTTGAAACCAGTTGTTTCACCTTCATCTTGACCATCATCTATTCCAAAATCATAAGTGATATCAATTAACTCTAAGGCTTCTGCTTTCTTTATATTAGAAAGATGAAAAGATATAATATCCTTCATTGCTTTCTTTATGTCCTCAATAGTTTTTAAATCTTTCATCTTAATATCCTTTCTTAACTAAAAAACAATCCTAATTGTTTATCTGCTTGACCACTTTTGAGTAAAGACATTTTACCCATAGGGTCTAATAAAAATCCTATCTTTTTTATAAAAAACTTATCAATCATTGTTTCAAAATCAACCTCAAGAACTTCCTCAAATTCTTTTGGCCATCTGGTAAATGTTATTGTCTCTATGTCAAATCTATTCTTTTTAACATAAAATACTCTACATTTATTACCTTCATATATATCCTCATATTGATCTTCCAACTTAAAATGTTTTAATAACATTCTATAATTTGCTACACCCTTTACATGCCAAGGTGTGCCTTTAGTGGATTTTCCATCAATTATGTATTTATCAATATTGTTTACACCGATGTTGGCTGCTATTTCTTCTGGATATACCTTTTTCAACTCCCTTTTATATTGTTGAATTTTTAATAATAATTCATCATCGGAAGTTCCTCTCATTATCATTTCCATTATTTTCTTTAATCGTGATCTAACAGCTTCCGAACTATCTGATCTTACTATCTCAAGGCCCTTAACGACTAATTCATCACATGGAGCACCTTCTTCATTTACTACCCAATAGGCATATTTTTTCTTTTTAATAAATAAAGCTGTTTTTGCTATAATTTCTCGTTTAAATTCTATCTTAAAATCATGTACCTGTGAATTATAATCACCAAGCTGAACTTCATGAAACACACTTTCATTTATATAATCCTCAATGATTTTGGATATTTTTATTATATATTCTATTTTTGAATCATCATTTAAATCATTCCACTTTTCTTTATATTTTATATTATCAAGTATAAATTTACCTAAATCTATATAACAACTATCCGTGTCAATATAACAAACATAATCCTTAGACATTTACAAACTCCCTTATATTTTTAATACATTTTTCTTTATTTTTTATCCATTCATAATCCCATATTACTAATAAATTGATATTATTTTTAATACATTCATTTATTTTAATTTCATCTATATCCTTTCTGTTTAAATGCCAGTATTCGCCATTAAATTCAATTGCCTTATTTAATTCAGGAATCCATATATCTAATTCTAGATTCTTTCCAGTTTTAGGATTTATAATTTGTGTCCTATCATTAGGAATAATTTTTTTATCAGGTAAAAGGTTTTCAACAATTTTTAATATTTCTTTTTCTTGATTAGAGTGATTTTTACCATCATAACATTTTTTACATCTTCTTCCTTTTGAAAAATTACTATATGATATTTTACATACATGGTCTTTAGGACACAATAACTTTAATTTAGTTACGTTATTTTTATATTCTTTAGATAAAAGTTCATAACCTTCAACATTTTCAATTTGTTCCTTAACATAAGAATATTTTAATTTATGATTACCTGAACAAATATAACATCTACTTTTTCTCATAAATTGAGAGAATGTGGAGTTATATATATGTCCTTTATTACATTTAATTTTAATACTATCTCTTGTTTTTCTATACGGCGATACTAAAATATAGTTATATTTTAGTAATTCTTCTTTAACAAAAGATTCGGTATATTTTATGTTTGAGCATTTTTTACAATCCATATTTCTATTAATTTTCCATATAGATGATTTAAAAATGTTACCACATTTTATACATTTCACACTTAATAATTGTTGTCTGTTTATATATACATCATCTAATAATATTAAACCCTTTCTATAAAAACTATCTTTAACTTCGACTAATGTTTTTTTAGAATTTCCATAACATATAGAACATCTTGATTTATTATACCAATTATTATATCTTACTTCATATTCATGGTCTTTAGGACACTTAACTTTTAATTTAGTGTTACTATTTTTATATTCTTTAGATAAAAGTTCATAACCTTCCTTCTCAATTTGTTCTTTTACATATTCGTATGTTAATTTTTTCATAATATAATATAGGTAACTTCTTAATTATTTTCTATCTCCTTGATAATATTTTTTAACTCACCAACCTTATTTATATCATTAAGTAAATGATTTATAAAATATTCTCCTTGTTTAATGGTATGCTTACCACATGATGTAATAGCCTCTGCTATATTAACATTAAAATACCGTGAATAAGGTACAGCAAGGATTCCGAACATAGCATTTAATAGAATTTTGATTGCCCATTGTAAGGAGAATAATTCATCTGCTCTATCCTTTCTACTTTGCCATTCTGGAGAATCTTTCGTTAGATTAGGAAGTTCATTAATCCTAATATCTTTCATCATACCTTTCACTTCTTTTCTCTTAGAGAAAATTTGTTTTTCAACTGCGGCCAATACACCTGGTTCTTTAGTTGAGAAAACAGAACCACAAGGAGCAATTGCTATTAAACCTCTATCTAATGCCATGTTGAAACTTTTCAATTTTCTATCTCTAAACTTTGCAAGTCCATCTTCCTTGTACATATCAAATTTTGGAAATTCTCTATTTTTTGTATGATATATAATCTCTGAATCTTTCAGGCCCATTATACGACCAATATATGTTTCTACAGACATATTCAGTGTTATAATATGGAATGGATAAGAAGATGTAATATCAACCTCTGAAACCCACTCATGCATACCCTTTTGAGGTTCTTTTACAAATGCTGCTGGAAATCCTTCTTGAACACCGCCTGCCATATAAGGAGCACATAATTTATTTCGTCTATAGTGGGTTAACATGGCACCCTCAATAAGGTGTGTCATACCATCATAGAACTTCATAGACACTTTTGTTAAAAGTGATAGTGATTGAATAAGGCGAATATAACCAAGTTTCTCCTCAAGTTCATCAACTCTATGGACATCATCTACATTATAATCAACATACTTATCCCAATCTTTAATATACAACTCTCTAAGGTCTTCATATTCAGAGTAATCAAGTTTGCCTTTATTCAACTCAACCTTTGATACAAAACCTAAACCATATGACTCAAGATTTCTCGGTGTATACCATTTATATATTTTCATATAGTCGAGTACCGTTACTCCTCCTATATCAACATTCATCACTTTCTCTTTCTTGGACATCCATGTCCTTACAACTCTAATAGGGGAAAGAAAATTATAAGCTTGTGTTTTTTCACCAAACAATACTTTTACACGGTTAATTATATAAGGCATATCAAAACCTTGAACATTCCAACCAGTTATTATATCTGGTGGATTCCTGTGCATGAATGTAAGAAATCGTTTTATCATTTCTATTTCATTTGGATAATGATTATAGTCGGTTTTGTTACCACTATATTCCTTTTCTCCAAATGTTACAACCTTTTTTGTTATATAATCTTTTATAGATATAAGACATATAGGTTCCTCTGCCAATAGAGGATCAGGAAACTTATCCTTATAGTTAATCTCAATATCTATCGTATATATTTTAAGTTGAGGTACTTCCATATCCGCATCTGGTATTCCATGATACCTCTCAGCAAGAAATTGAATCTCAGGCTTGACCTTATTTTCAAGCATATGGTTATTGAACTTACAGAACTCATAATAGTCCCTATAATCAATGAATTCCCTTTTTATAACTGGAACTCCATCAATTGTATGTATATCAGATTCGGGTGCTTTTATAAACACATATGGAACCCAATCAATAACGGTATAATCATTAACACCGTTGATCGTTTCCCATAAATGAATCTGACTTCTTTTCGTATGGTAAAACACATTTCTAAAAATTTTAATACACCTCTATTTTTTCTTTTTATAATCACAGTTATTTGGACAAAAGAATGCAAATTTATAAGGTCCTTCATATGATGAAAATTTAAGATTTTCTTTCTTCATTATTGAACCACATTTTTTACATTTTGTTATAACTTTCATAATATATATTATAACATAGTTAATGGGTCATGTAAATATTAACTCTTTACTTTAGCTAGATACATTTCCCGTGTTTCTTCCCAGCTCTTACCTATCAAAGTATCATAGAATAAAGAATCAGTATTATATCTATCAGTCTTTAACAAGTTCTCAACCCGTTTTTTAGCATACTTTGTTTTCCACAAATCAACCAATGTTTGGAGTTTGTTATCAAATAAACTCTCACCCATATCATCACTGTCTTTCCTTAAAAACTCGTTTCCTTTCGTATTGAGGTTACAATAATATACACCTCTTGGGGCGTTATTCACAGGCGGTTTTATTTGTAGTTTTGTATAAGCAAATGATAACATCTTTGCCTTTGGTCTTGATAGTATTTTACCATTCTTATTTTGTGTGAGTTTCAAAAAATCTTTTGGATGTGTTTTTTTCACCCACTCTCTGATTGCTAAGTAGCTATCCTCTGATGGTTCCATTGGTATCTTACCTGTAGTAGTACCACATTTCTTCCAATGTTTCAATCTATTATATTGTGAGAATCCACCATAAAGACTTGTGGTTGTAATACCAGCCAAGTTCTCTTTATATTTTTCATTCCATGGATCAACAACTTTATCAGAACTAACAATTAATGATATCAATTTACCACCTACAAAGTTGTAACCTAATGGTTGTGTGGGAACTATTGAAGAACCCATTGCTGTATAAGCTAACATCTTTTGTTTTATTCTGTTAGTATAATCCCATCCTATTTCAGAGTCCCTGGGGCCTAATGATATAAAATCAGATGCAAGAGAAATTACACCAAGATATGTCATGGTTTTTTTATCCATAATAGTATATCTTATAATTCTTCCAACATTTTGATTCCATTTCATGGTTGAAATGAATGTTCTCAATAGTGTCCAAGTCTGTGAGTCCTCTTTAGTTTTAACCACAATCACTTTTGGTTGAACTTTCAAATAGTCCTCTGGTTTATTTGGATACCATAAACTATTCTTTATTTCCCAAAGTCTAGATTGTTCAGTTGATGTGTATTTCTTTTTGTTTATTTCCACCCATTTTGCATATAGTGTATACTCCGGTATGGTCATTTTTTGTAGAAAATCAAAGTCTCCAATGATCTTCTTTTTTAATGCTTTCATATTATCTCCCTACATCTTTAAGATATTTTTCTTTAGCTTCTTCCCATGATACTCCTATCAAATCATCATAGAATAAAGAAGTTGTATTATATTTCTCATCTTTCACAAGTTTTTCAACTCGTTTTTTAGCATATCTATTTTTCCACAGATCAACAAGAGTATGAGTAGAATTATCGAATCGTCTTACAAGTTTACCTACTTCTATCTCTTTCCGTAAGAAATCACAAGAATTATTAAACAATGGACAAAAGTAAATACCTCTTGTATGTGATGCCTGGTATAATTCTTTTGGAATATCCAATTGTCTGTATATAAATGATAGAGACCTTTGTTTATGATCTCTTTTGAGTGGCATATTTTGATCGTTTTGGGCATGATACCATTCCCAATATCGTAATGTATGATTATTTTTTAACCATTCTCTCATTCTCATTACAATCTTTTTTGATGGTTCAAATTTAATACTACCGGCTGAATGACCTCTTTTATTCCAGAACTTTAATCCGTTATACTGAGAAAATGATCCATATAAAGATGTTGTGGTCATTGCCACTAATTTATCTTTATATCTACTATCCCATGCATTTTCAATAGTCCTTGATAATGTGAGTAATGCTAATAATTTACCACCTACAAAGTTGTAACCTAGTGGTTGTGTTGGAACTATTGATGATCCAATAGATGTATGATTTATCATCTTTTTAGTGGTCTTTACTTCTCTTGTCCAACCAATGTACTTATCACGGGGTGTTAAGTCCATAAAATCAGATGATGCACATATCACACCAAGATATTTACCAGTAACATTATCATGTATTATAAATCTAAGATTTCTACCTATATTTGAATTGTTCAACATTGTAGATGTAAATGTTCTCAACATTGACCAAGTTTTTGTTTTCTGTTGTACTTCCTTTTTTGTACCAACCATTGTCCATAGAACAACTGGTTCAAGTTTAAGATAATCCTCTGGTGACTCTGGCATCCAAAGGTTATTTTTTATTTCATCAAGTTTTGGATAACCAGAACTCTTTTGTCCTACATTAAAAAATGGATTTTTCTTCTTTGAAACTTTTGGTGGGTATTTTAATTGTATCTCCTGCCACTTACGATACAGAGTGTATTCCTCTGCACTCATTTTATGGAGAAATGTTAGTTCTTTAGTTAGGTCTCTTTCTAACTCGTCTGTTCCCATACCTTCTGGATCAAATGTTTCTGTGTCTAACCACTCCTCATACTCCTTTTTTAATCTAGCATCCCTTTCAGGATTTACCTTTTTTTTCACTATTTCTTTTCCTCCATTATTGATATACCTTCATCAATTGCATCACGGAGGGCCATCATATTATTATTTTTTAATACAAGACAACTTTCAAGTTCAATACGACCTGTAAATAACATTCTTAATGTACATTTTATTCGTCTCCAAAATCTTGTAAATCTATTATCATTATTATAGTATTCATCCCATACTAAGTCCTTATATAGATTTAAATATATCATTTTATCATCTTCATCAAGTTCTAGTTCCATGGTTAACTCACATCTTTTATCCATACAATCACAACCAACTCTATAATATATAGAATCTCCAAACTCTTTAAGTTTCATAACATTATCACTTATCATATATATTCTCCTCCACAACTATTACATTTCCATACAAGTTTGTCAAATTGTATGTCAAAAAATTCCGCATGTAATCTTCCTTTACATTTAGGACATTTAATAGTAAATAATTTTTTAAAAATTTTCATAATATTATCTCCCTGTTGATCCTATACCTCCAGCACCTCTTTCAGTATCTACAGGCACTTTACCGGCAATCAATTCAACATTTTCTGTTTTCTTTATAACTATTTGAGCAATTTTATCTCCTCGTTTAAAAGACATTATATCTCTACCATAATTAAACAATATAACTTTAAATTCACCTCTGTAGTCTTCATCAACTGTTCCGATACCATTAGGTATCATACAGTTATATTTGTAAGGAATACTTGATCTACTTCTGATCTGAACTTCATAACCAGGATCTATTTTCATCTTAAATTGCATAGGTATCATTCGTTGCTCTGCTGGTCTTATTTCAAAATCATAAGGACTTCTTATATCAAATCCTGATGATGCTAGAGTTCCTTTTATTGGTAAGTAGGCTGAAGGATTCATCCGTTCAACATTAAAAACTACATCAGATCTACTAAAGTTTCGTTTTTTCAATTCACCAATAAACCTTTCTATTTGTTCATTACTTGTAAATTCAAATTCCTCGGATATTACCTCATCTTCACCAATAAATATATGAAAACATTTTATAAGTCTTTTGAACCACCCTCCTACTATAGGAATTTGTAATTCCATCCTTCCTTTATTTTTACCACCATTTCCAATGGCTATTCTACATTTGTCTTTTAAAGACATAAACACTTTTACTTCATCCATATTATAACTCCTCTAATAAATTATCAAACATATTTTCTATTTCAGCTATAGGTCTTTCTGGTCTGGTACGACACCATAAACAATCCACAGCACTACAGGTGGTTTGTAACTATGTATTACACTTTCTGCAGAACATAGAGTCATATTCTTTACTATATGCTCCTTGTTTTCCACACTTTCTACATACCATATCTTTTTGTCTACTCATTATAATTTCTCCAATAAACCATCAATCATAATTTCTATTTCATCTATAGGCCTTTCTGGTCTGGTATTACATAAATCACAATAGTTGGATCCACAACTCTTTTGTAACCATATATTACAATTTTTACAGAACATAGCGTCATGTTTTTTACTATATACTCCTGCCTTTCCACACTTTTCACATAATATATGTTTTTCTCCCCTTCTCATTATCTTCTGCCGCCTCTTCTATTATCATTATCATTTCTCTCTCTTGGTTCAGCGGCATCTCTACTATCACCTGTGATTTGAGAATCAGCTAACCATAAATCCATTTCAGTTGAGTCATACATGGCTAATGTTCTTGCATCATAGTATAGTTTATCTATCGCACCTACTTGTCCACCAAGTCTGTTCTTTACAATCTTGTAATGAACTTCATTTTGATAAACCATTGCATCTTCATCTACACCATATATACCCATAAAATCAGATGTTGCTGGTAGACCCATACTCTCTGCGATGTATGTGAAATCAAGTTGTTCAAAACCAACAAATGATCCTTCACGATTTAATTGGCTAACAGACACAACAGGAACTTCAAACTCAAATGATAAAGCTCTTAATTCTTCTGCTATCATTTTTACTGATTGATACATGTTACCGCCATTGACATCAGAGGCGGCCTTCATAAGATTAATATAATCAACATAAATTATACTTATCTTTGTACCTCTAATTATCAATTCCCTCAGATAAGTTCTAAAATCCCTTACTGATGCTCCACCAGTTGGGAATTGTTTTATGAATAATTCACCTCGACCTTCTTGTTCTTTAACAACTTTCAATTTGGTCATCAAATTTCTTTTGTTAGTATCTCCAAAATACATTCTATTTATATCCATCTTTGAGTACATGGAATCAAATCTTTGTGCAAATGCATCTTGTGCCATTTCAAGAGATAAAAGGGCAACATTATGACCATTTAATACCTGTCTCATTGCCATGTTAGCCATTGTATTACTTTTCATCCCATGTATCCTGGCAACGATTACAGAAAGTGTGAATGGTGGAAAACCGCCATTTATATATTCATCAAATTTTGGGAAGTATGTAGGCACACGATAATCAGATGCGGTAAAAATTCTCGTTAGTCTTGTTCCTAGGTCTTCAAAATAACTAAGTCCAAGATCGACCTTTATATCCTTACATAATGCTGACTCAATTTTTTCTCTTATCTGTTCTCGTTGATCACGATTATCAACAATATCAACAGATTCTACAATAGCCTTTTTTATTGCCTGTTCTTTTAAATATTCATTGGTTTCCTTTAAGAGATAATCATAATTTGAAGATATATTAAACTCTATAGAATCAATATCTACAAATAAATCCTCAACATCTTTTTGTATAGATTCGTCTTGTATGGAATGTACTATTGCGTCTCGTGGAGGTATAGTTTTATATTCCTCCATATGGTTTTTAGAAAAATCAAATATGGTACTTACCGCCGTATCATTAAAATATTCCTTTTCAAATACGCCTGATATAAGAACCAGAAAATTCTTATCACAAAGCATAGCTTTGGTGATTAATTTTTCAACATACTCGCTGTCAAGCCTCTCCATTAATATCCTCTACAGTTATCTCCTCTAAATAGGATACAAAACTAATAACTATTTCCTCAATTGATTTACCAACTAAATTTGATCCACATTTTCTTAAAAAGGTATCTATAAGTGCATAGTCAATTTCTTTTCTAAATTTTTTCATGGTTACTTTGCCTTAAACTGATTACAATAATACACCTCTGTCTTTGAACTTTGTTTGCATTTCATTACACATTTTTTACATTTCCTATTGTGACCCTTCCACCAATATTGTTCAAACTCTGCGGCTGTGGGATTGATAGGTTTTGAAAGTATGTAAATTTTACTAAGTTCTGTTTCCTTGAGTATCGTTTTCTCAAGTGTCATTGGCATATCTTCTCTTTTGAGATATTGTGAGAGGCTTATATAATCCACCACATGTTTTACATCTTTTAATCTCTTTATTCGACCCGATTCAACAAATGTGTTTTTATTTATACTACCAACAAGCCACTCTTTACCTCTTCGGACGACTACGGATTCATTTAACGCCATTCTTGTTCTCCCTTCATTTTTTTTTATCCATACATTTATTATACATCATTAAAGTAAAAAAGTAAATGTAGTTTACAAAAATTTTAAATATGTTATAATTAATAATGGGAGAATATTAAGTTATTATGAATAAACAAGATGAAAATAAAATACTTGATGACCTGCTTGTGAAGTATCCGATTGAGGAAGAAGTGAAATTTTCGGATTTGGATATGGCCGAAAAGCAAAAGGACAATACTTTTATGGTTGTCAAATATAGGGACTTATTGATTAGAGAACAGATGGAATATCAAAGATTGGAAACTTTGATGGAAAAATTGACAGGTCAACAATATAAATATTACCGATTCAATGCTCCAGAAGAATGGACAAAAGTTGAAATTGAAAAATATTGTCTACCGGCTGATAAAAAAGTTTTGAAAATGAAAAGGATATTACGAAGACAGGATATCAGAGTGAAATTTTTTGAAATGTGTGTAAAAGGAATGGAGAGTCAAGGATGGCGTATGAAGGGGTTTTACGAAAGTATGAGGATGTAATGATAAATTTAATACATGGCGACTGCTTAGAGAAAATGAAAGATATTCCTGATAAATCTATTGATTTAGTTTTAACAGATCCACCATATGGAAAAACGGCTCATAAGTGGGATAGTGTTATACCAATTGAACCAATGTGGGAGCAATTGGAAAGGATTATAAAAGATAATGGCGCTATTGCTTTGTTTGGAGTTGAGCCATTTAGTAGTTTTTTAAGAATTTCAAATATAAAAAATTATAAATATGATTGGATCTGGGAGAAGGATAAACCTTCTAATCCTCAATTATCAAATAAGCAACCTATGCGTTATTCTGAAAATATTTCAATTTTTTATAAAAAACAATGCCGTTATAACAAGATTATGGAACCGAGAGAGGGTAGCGGAAAAAAAAGATTTAAATATATAGTTGATAATTCTAATAGAAAATCTGATAATGTTAAGATTGTTGATAATCCAAAATTTTTTGATAAAGATTTAAAAAATCCCAAGAATATACAAAAAGTTTCAACAGGAAGAAGACAAGACAGCGTTCACCCTACTCAAAAACCAGTAGCTTTAATGGAGTATTTTATAAAAACATATACTAATGAAGGTGAAATAGTTTTAGATTTTTGTGCTGGTAGTGGAACAACAGGCGTTGCATGCCAAAATTTAAATAGAAAATTTATTTTAATTGAAAAGATTGAGAAATATTTTAAAATGTCTGAGAAACGAATAAAGGAAAAACTTAAAAAGGAAGAAAAAATAGAATATTTCTTTTAAAGGTATAAAAAATATGGAAAAAGATACCTGGTTGTGGGTATTACGAAGTGAGGGTGTTATAATTGAAAAGTTCAAAATATTATCAAAGAATTTTACAAGTAACAGGTAGAGGTGGTGATATATTACTTTTTCTTTGTGGTTTGTTTCTTGGGAAGAGTGAAATATTTACAGCCTTAATATTTTTAGTTTTAAGACTTGTACTTGGATACATAAGTTCGGAGCTTGTTTATAGAAGATTAAAAGCAGTTATGAATGAAAAAGGAGGTTATGATGAGAAAGTATAGTGATGAGACTGAGGTAGTACACGGAGTTAAATATGATTATCCTACTAAAGATCATGTTGCTCCATGTCATATGACAAGTATATATAGATTTGATACAGCCGATGATGGTTCTAAGTTGTTTAAAGGAGAGCCAGTAGGAGAGTCATTCTTATATACTAGGGCTAATAATCCCACGATAGATCAATTACAAAGGAAAATGGCAGACCTTGAAAGAGGTGATGATGCTATTGCTACAAGTTCAGGTATGTCAGCAATTTCATCTGTAGTAATGACATTAGCAAATCCAGATGATAATTTTATTGCATGTTCAACAGTATATGGAGGAACATATGCTTACTTTACAAATGAAGTAAAAAGATTTAATATACATGCTAAATTTTTGAGTGCTGAAAAGTGTAATGATAGAAAGATTGTAGAAAAAAATATTGATGATAAAACAAAATTTATATATGTTGAAACACCTGCTAATCCTATATTATCAATACTTGATATAAAAATGTTAGCAGATATTGCACAGTTTAATAATATACCATTAGTAGTTGATAATACATTTGCGACACCATATTTACAAAAACCTTTAGAATTAGGAGCAAGTGTAGTTGTTCACTCTGCAACTAAATATTTAAATGGTCATGGTGATTTGATCGCAGGTATTATAGCTGGTAAAAATCCATATATAAAAAAAATAAAAGAATTTTGTTTTCATATGGGTCCTATAATGAGTCCATATAATGCTTGGTTAATATTAAGAGGTTTAAAAACATTAGCCGTTAGAATGGATAGACAGTGTGGGTCCGCAGAATATATTTCAAAAATGCTTGATGGAGATGATAGAATAAAAAAAGTTTATTATCCAGGACTTGAAAATCAAATAGGCATAGAGAAATTTAATCGTCAAATGAAAAAACCTGGAGCTATGGTAGCATTTGAAGTTAACGGTGGTATCAAAGGCGGTAAAAGATTTCTTGATGGTTTGAACTTAATAACAAGAACTATAAGTCTCGGTGATGTTGAGTCGTTAGCACAACACCCAGCAAGTATGACACATAGTACATATACACCCGAAGAAAGAAAAAAAGCAGGAATAAATGATGGCCTTGTTAGATTATCTGTAGGTATTGAAAATATAGGTGATTTAACTAAAGATATAAATAATGCTTTAAAGGATATACCAAGAAAGTAAAGTGGGAAGGTAAAATGGGAAACGATGTAACAATAAAATTATACTCTCCAATGAGTATACAGATAGTAACAGAGGATGAAGATTATGTAAAACTTATGAAGGATGAGTTTACTGCATATGTGGATGGGTTTAGATTTATGCCAGCATATAAATCAGGTGGTTGGAACGGACAAATATGTATGATGCATAAAACTAATTATACCTTACCTTATGGATTACTATTCGATCTTATAAAAATTCATAAGAGAAAGTGTCCAAGAACAAAACTATCAATAGACCCCGAAGTAAAGAAGATGTTTAATAATAAAGGTTTAAAACCTGTATATAATTTAAAACATTATCCTTATCCATATCAGGAAGATTGTATAAAAGCGGCATTGAAAACTTCTAAAGGGATAATAAGATCGGCTACCGCATCTGGTAAAAGTCTTGTTATATCATATATTGTAAAAACTTTGATTGAAGATAGTACAAATAAAGTAATTATAATAGTTCCAAGTGTTCAATTAGTATCACAGTTTTATGACGATATGATGGAATATGGTATGGATAAACTATTCATAGGCCGTGTGTATTCAAAAAAGAAAGAATGGGATAAACAAGTTGTTATTTCAACATGGCAAACATTAGCAAAAAACCTCAAAAAGGTGCCTGAATATAATGCTATAATAGTTGATGAAGTCCACGGCGCCAAAGCACATGAGTTAAAGAAAATCCTTTCTAAATCAGATACGGCAGAATATAGATTAGGATTTACAGGTACAATGCCAGGTGGTAAATTAGATGATTGGAATGTTAAGTCCTATCTTGGTCCTATAATGAGAGAATATTCGAGTGGATTTTTAGCTGAACAAGGCTATATCTCTAAGTGTAATGTGAAAATGTTAAATGTTGAATATGGTCAGGAGGAATGGGAAGGCACTTACGATGAAGTCAAAGATGATATGTTCAAGAAAGATTACAGGTTAAAACTTATAGGAAGTTTAGTTGAAAATCTAGATCATAATATTCTTGTTTTGACCGGTAAAGTTGAAAAAGAAGGAGAGTATCTTGAGGATTATCTAAATGAATATATAGCGGGGAAAGATATAGGATTCATATCTGGACGGGATGATGTGGAAGTAAGAGAGGGTTGGAGAAAAAAATGTACTAAGAAGAAAAATATTATACTCATAGCCACTTACGGAATCTTTCAACAAGGAATTAATATTCCTAATTTAAAGTATATCTTATTGGCATCACCTTTCAAAAGTAAAGTAAGAGTATTACAATCAGTGGGTAGAGCATTGAGAAAACATACTGATAAGATGAATGGAGCCGTTATATTTGATATACACGACCATATAAGATTTTTCCATAAACATGGAAATTTAAGATTGAGACATTATGATGCTGAGAAATTTAGAGTTGATGAGTATCTTTTTGAAGAAGGATCTAAAATAGAAAACAATCCACTTTTTTCGGATATAAATTAGGAGAGAAGATTTGTAGAATAAAGGGGCTTAACCCCTTTCATCTAAACTGGAATTACCCGAAATTTTATTTCATTACCTTTAATTTTTGTTTCAAATTCAAATTCATCTAAAGAATCCACAAGATTAATTAATTCCATTGTCAAATTATATTCAGCTGTATCATATGTAAAAATCGTAACACCTTTTGATGATCGTATATCCATTGGACCAAAGTTTTTGAAGTAAAAGGTGGCCTTTTTTGGTTTACTCTTAAAAATTTCAATTAACTTTTTCCTTTCTGATCCTGCTATCTTGGATTCTATTAAGTATTTTTTTAATTTCATAAATTCTCCTATGTTGCTATGGCACTAGAGCCTATTTGAAATGGGAAACCTGCGGATGCTGGTGTCATTGTTAATGTATCCCTTTGTAAATCTCCAGATGCATCAATATATGTTACATAAGTATCTCTGCCGCTTACGCTTATATCAACTATTGTTACATTACCTGACACTCCTTTACTATTAGTATATGTAGTTGTTACTGTATTCATTATTTCTCCTATTAAACCAATTTCTTCATATATTTATCAATTTCTTCTTGTTTTTCTATATCTTGATCTATTATCCAAGTTGTAGTTTTCCTTATAATATCACCAAGTTTTTTACCAGATTTCAATCCAGTTATTGTCATTGCGTGATGACCATCCACTAATTTTAATTTCTTTTCAACATCCCTAATACCATATTTTTCTTTGATTTTAATACACTTATCAATAATTTTTTCAAATTGACCAGCATGCATGAATGTCTCACCTCTTGAATACTCATCTGCATGAGCAACGGCAACTAATACATCCCAATTTTCATCGTTTACTAATTTTGCGATCTTACTTGGTTTCATCTTTAAAACATCGTGCATTTTCATATGATTACTAATTGCAAATGTAAGCGCCAGTCTATCTTTCTTTGAAAATTTAAGTCTATCAGCAATTGCATTGACCATACTGATACCAGCATGAGCATGACCAAGATATTTTGGCAATCCGTCTTTGTATGTTAAAGATATACCCTTACCTATATCATGTAAAATTATTGCCAAATTTTTTATAGGATCTTTTGTTTGACTAACCTCAAGTGCAGCCATTACATGATCCCATACGGTGGGTCCCTCCGGGTGATGTTTTAATTGGTGTTTCATATATTTAAGTTGTATAAGTTCTGGTAATACATATTTTAGAATTTTGAAATTATCAAGTATTCTGATATATGTGGCAAATCTATCTCCACTTTGAGCCGCAGACTTCATTAGTTCGTCACGCAATCTTTCTGGTGACAATTTTTGTATATTACTTGAAAGTTTTTGTGCTGCTTTTTCTGTAGCCTTATCTACTTTGAGGTCTAACTTAGATGAGAACCTTGCAGCTCTCATCATTCTTAAATGATCTTCTTTAAAGCGTTTCGTAGGATCACCCACAGTTTTGAGTGTTTTATTCTTAATATCTTTTCTACCATTAAAGAAATCCAAGATGTTACCTTTTGAGTCAATCGCCATAGCATTAATAGTAAAATCGCGGCGAGAAGCATCATCCTCAAATGAAACGGCGATTCGCACTTTATCAGGTCTCCTACCATCTTTATATAATCCATCGGTCCTAAACTGCGCAATTTCATAATTAAATCCTCCTTGTTTTATGGTAACTATTCCAAAATCTTTAGATTTACCTATATCATGAACTCTATATAATTTCTCTAGTTCTTTTATTGGCATGTTTGTAGCTATATCAACATCATGTGGATTTACACCAAGTATAATATCACGCACTGATCCGCCGACCACATACGCAGAATATCCTTTCTTGTTTATATTATCAAGAATCTTAACCGCGTTAAATAGCATTTTGTTACGCACTATATATTGTTTCCATTGTTTAAGCATTTCTTTTTCTTCATTTATATATTGAGTTAGTCTCATATCAATTTACCTAATTCCTGTAAAATTGCACCCATATTAATATGTTCAACTAAATAATATGATCCTACTTTTAATGTTATTTCATTTCCTGATTCTATTCCTTTTTCTAAATTTTTATCTATAAATGAATTTACAATATCCTTTAAAATTTTTTCATGAGTTGTGAGTCCTATTGTATAAAGACTTTGCTTTTTACCTCCTGACTCACCAGCAGTAAGATTATATGTATATCTTAATGTGTCCCACATATCATATACTTTAGGACTCCATACAAATTTGTATTTTCCTATAGGAAATACAATATATCCACCATCATCACCACCATAACAACCAGCGACAAATTTACTTCCAGTTGTAAATACACCTTCACTTCTAACTTTCCATCCAAACTTTTCTTTAAATAACACATCAAGTCTTTTATGTATATCTACTGTAATATCCACAGGTATTCTATTACTACGAGGTGTTATCTTTTTAAATACATCAACTTTACCCTTACATCCTCTATAAAGTGTTCCGTTACTTTTAAAAATATATCCTACGGAAGTTTTTACAATAGTATTCTCTTTAAGATAAGGCTTACAATCTCTTGCAATCATTTTTGCAGCTTCTTCTATTTTTTCAAGTGTGGCCTCATTTAAAAACTTTTTGAATTTCATTATTTAAGGTCCTCTAATTGTATCATGGACATATTTGAATATAAAACATAATCATCACTATCATAATTAAGAACATGTTTTCCTTTATGATAGCCTTCCCATATATCTCCAATCTTTTTTATTTTTACGACTTTACTCATTTTGTTTTCAATCCAAGCAGGTCCTACCTTCTTAAAATTTCTTTTGAAAAGAGTGCTCTTTTCTACTAAGAGGTTATTAATTTTCTTTAATATGTCCATATAAAATCTCCAGTGTTTTTCTTGTATTGGTATGATGTATTCCTATACCACCTTTTTCTTCCCACTGATTAATATTTCTTATAACATCATCAATAAGTATTTTGTTTTTACCAGAATATCTTTGTTTAAATATAGCACCATTAACAATGATCGCTGTAGTGGCAAAATTCTCACCAACATTTTTTCGTAACCATTGTCTTTTACCTTCATCAGGAATTGTTGTGGGAAAATTCTTAGCTCCAGCAGAAAGTATTCTTGGGTTATATTTAACAATATAACTCCAAAGTTCTTTACCACCTGGATTCCATTCTAAATCTCTCCAGAATTTTACACCTTTTGTTAAAAGTAATATCCATGCATCACTATGACTCTGTTCATAAATCTCATTTATATTAGGATGTATTTTGACAGCACCTTTACATAAATCACATAACACTCCGTCCATATCACAAAAAATCTCAAACATTTTATCTCCTTTACATTCTATACCATGCACTCATCATATTCTGTATTTCTTTTATATCCTTTATATTAGGACTTAAATATTTCCACTTATTTTCTTTCATCTTTTGTATAATCTCTTTACCAACAGGATTTACCATTGGAGAATTATAGAATGATGTCATATGTTTAAAAGCATCAATAATTACCTTTTCTGTAAGTTCTCCTTTATCATTTTGTATCTCCTGCCAATCACTAAATTTACTACGATAGAATTGTTTTGCATCTTGTATTCTTTTATATACTCTTTTGATAAAGTCTGGATCTACAGGTCTATCTCTTTTTCCAGCCCTTTCAAGTGCGGTTTCAAGAGAAGTGTTAATAAATACCATTCCAACATCATATCCAAATGATTCAAGTATACCAACTCTTCTTAATATAACACTTGGTTCTGTGCCTGTACCATCAACAGCCAATGGTAACATAGAATTTATATAATTTGCTAACTGATTTTTATTAATTGTTTTTACTTTGGTTTTTATATCTACCCATTTATCCCATTCATCTTTAGAGTATAAAGGAAAAACCTTATCCGTATTTACAACTCTTGGTTCTATTTGTCCTGATTTAATTTTTGATAACACATAACTCTTGCCACTACCAGGATGGCCTACTATAAATACAGCCTTTAGTATTCCTTTATCTTCTATACCTTCATTTATATATTGTTTAAGTCTCATTATTATCCTATATTAGGTAATTTGTTTTTATATACAGCGTCTTCAAGTAAAAATCTCCATGTAGCAGGTACAAGATAGTAGGATGCACATGAAAACATTACTTCATATTGTGTTGTTATGGCTTTTTTCATATTATCGGTAATATAAAAATGCATCAATTTTTCTATATCATCTTTTATCTCATTCATTTCATCATTCTTTGCCGTTTTTACCCATTCTTTAAATTTTTTCTCTGGTTTCCACTTCATCAAATCTTCATCAAATTTACTTTCATCACCTTTTAATATATCTTCAATTACAAGATCCCTGGCATGATCAAAAAAGTTAGAGTAATGTAGTATTTTACCATCATATACCCATGTACCGCCATCTTTGGCATTATTTGGTCCATATAAATCATCCCAAACTTCTCTATTATCAGAATCTAAAGAAAATCCTATTTCATCCCTAACTTTGGTATATAAATCTTCAACTCTTGGTGACCATACATATTTGTATTTTCCTATAGGAAAGAAGACATATGCGCGTCCATATGAACTTGCGTCCATATAATCAGAAACAGCAAATACACCATTACTTCTTGCACGCCATCCAAACTTTTTATTAAAGGCATCATCAAGTATTTTGTGTATCTCTATTGGGGTATCTTTAGGTTTTCTACCTTTTCTAGGAACTACTTTTTTAATGTGAGCAACACTTGTCTGTGATCCTCTATAAAATAAAGATCCTTTTTTAAGTCCTAAACTCTTTAACTCTTTGAGAAACGGACCACAATCTTTTTTTATTTTAGACCATGAATTCAAAAAAGGATTTTCTGTATCCTTTTCAACTATGTAATCACTAAATTTCATTTACTAGTCCTGCTCCTCTTTCTTCCTCTTCCTCTTCCGGTTTACCATCATCTTTTGGTTTATCTTCTTTATCTTTTGGTTTTTCTTCGGGTTTATCCTTTGGTTCTTCACCAGGAATAGGTTGTTCTGGTTTAGGTTCTTCGTCAGGTTCTTTAACTGGTTCAGGTGGAGGAGCCACTAATGATTCCTCCCATTTCTTTAAGGATACTTGAAGATCATCAAGAATTGCCTCAGCGGCTTCAACATTATCTTCCGAGAATCGTTTCATTTCCCAAGACTTAATATCTTTCTTTTGAAATCTTATAGCTTTCCTTAATTCTCTTAGATTCTTTTCAGCCTCTTTTTTATTATCTTCATCCTCAATATAATCCTTATTAATAGGATCATCTATTGTTAAAACATCCATTATGAATTCTTTACTACTTTCACAGATGTTCATATATTTTCCAAATTTCATATTATACCTCTGATTTATTATTTAGGAAAGAACTTATCAAAATTTTTACTATTTAAGAACGATAAAGCATATCCTATTCTTAATATTTTACCATTAATATGTAGTTCTAAAAATGAACTCTTATTACTACTTTCTAATCTTTTTAGTAATCTTTTTTTATCTATCGGCATTTCACCATTTCCATTAAACATTCCAAAACCAGCGGCATATGCAATAAATTTCCCTTTATGTGATTTAACCTTTTTAATAATATCCTTTATTGATACCATCTTAGAAGGACTTTCTTCACTTATATATTTTCTAAATTTCATCTTTATTCCCTCTGTATAGTTCCTTTTTAAGATTTTTTACTTTCCATGTTAGAATTTTCCATCTTGCTATAGGAACTAACATTTCATCACCATTTTCAGTATCTATATGAATAAAATTCCAATCATAATCTGTTATAATTCCTATATCTCCATTTACTTGTACTTTAACACCAGGACTTAATTTCTTATTACTCTTGAACATAAACCATGCTGTGCCATTAGTTAGAATATCATTTAATATTTTTACTAAAAAGAACGCCACAACAACTTTGGCGAACATCCAATACATAGCAGGTGTTACAGCGGTAAGAATTGTCATTATTTGTTGTTCCATATTTCTCCTATAAAGCTATTACAACTACATAAACAAGTCCGGCACCCATTATACAACTTGATATTCTATTAACCCAGTTATCAATTTTATGCCACCATTTTTCTTGTCTATATGCTTCTTCTGATTGTATCCATAATTCACGATACTTAATAAGTTTTTGATTTTCAAGTTTTGTATATTCTCTTTCGGAGTTTGCGATCTTTATATAATTGTTTATAAGAACCACATGTTCACCAACTTGATCCTTATAGTATTTAGCAATTTTTTGTAGATGTTTGATCTTGCTAAACTCTTTACCATCAAAAGCTAAATATCTTGCTTCATTCGCAGTACATTCTTCAAAATTAGCATCTAAGAAAATTGGTATAAGTTTTTGAGGTTTCTCATCTTTTGAGAAGTCATAAACATACTCTGTTAGAGCCTTTGGATTATATACATCTACTCCTGCTGGTTTGAATGCTTTACCAGAATAGCAACCTGTTAACATTATCAACATCATCATAAACATTATTACATATTTTTTCATCTTACCAGTCCTCCATACCATCGTTAAAATCGTTCAGTGTATCAGCAACCGCTTTATCTTCACTCAACACTTCTTTTATATCCTCAGCGGCCTTATTTTGAATCTTTTTGATTCTGGTTTTTGTTTCTTCGGCCACCTTTTCACCCTTCTTTATTTCTACCTTCACTACGTTTTGTTTCTTATTAATCTCATTGATTTCATTTAGTGTGTTCTTTTGATTGACTTTATGTACAGCAGACATTATATCTGACTTTTTTCCTTTACCCATAAATTTGGTAAATAGAAAAGCAAGACCAGCCAAGCCTCCACAACTAAGAAATATCATTACTCCTGTATTCATCATAACATCCACCTCCTTATGGCATCATATTTTCGGTATCATCTTCTGATCTTACCTTAGCAACTTTAAATCCTTCTCTTAGTGCAAACACGGTTGAAATAACACCGCCGTTTAGACCAGCCCATACATCTCCTGCTAACATTCCATGAAACAATGCTAATGTTGATATGATTAGTAAAATAAAAATTACCCATACCTTAACACTAAGTATATTCTCTATAAACTTTTTCTTTGCCGCATCTTTAAATTTCTTATCCATTACGTCCTCCCTTATATTATCCGTATATTTTTCTTATATACTCCAAGTTAACCCTCTTATAATGATGGTTATTATCTTTCAATTTCAAAATTCTACTATTGTCTCCTTCTCTATAGGCACAATGTATCCACCCTGAGGGTAGGAATTCCGCTATAAGCTCCCTATATTTCAAGTTATTGTGAATCCATTCTAATATATCAAACAGTTTTATTTTAGGGTTTACAGGCTCAAAATCTATTGCTTGGCCTCTGGTGTGGTTTGATGTGCGGGAACTACCTATTTCAATACATAATTGAACACTTCTAAATCCAGATGTTATCTTGATACCTCCGAATTTCTCTCTAACAGGTTGGACTATAAGTTTAGCGGTCTTTTCTATACACTGCCATTGCTTCTCGTTGGGAATATTTTCAATACCAAGTCTCAAGGCCGTATCTGATTTTACAACTTCTTTATACCTAAAATTTGGAGCTCCTGGTATTTTAGAATCCAGGTCTCTTAAATTTTCATCAACTATAGGAATTATAGTTGGTATTTCTATTGTAAATTCGTTTTCCTTTTCTGTGACTTTATTGAAACTATTAAGTATATCTTTTAATGAAAAGTTCATCAATCCTCCTATACATTCACTCCTATTATACATTATTATTTATGCTTTGTAAATAGTTTAAGTAGTGATTTTTTGTATAAATATCAATAGTAAAATATAAAAGGGATTAATAATGAGTAGACTTGAAACATATGTTATAACTGAAATAACAGGATCACCACTTAAACATGTAAAGAATATGTTGAGCCAGAAAAAAGGTAAAATGTCCAAAGCTATAAGACAAGCAAAGGATATGGATCAAGTAACAAAAGCTTTGTATAATATATTTAAAAATGATAAAATAGGATTCACACATACCGGAAAAGATAAGGAATGCGTTGTGCCGTATTCAACATATGTATGCTTTGGACAATCACTTCAAGATGAAATTGAAATAGTATTAACATCAAAGATGTTGGATAAGAAGTTTAGTATAAGAGTTTTTATTAAAGATTTGACTGATATAATCTCTCATGAGTTGATACATAGAAAACAATGGGAAAAATTTCCTGATGATGATGATAAAAAAGAGAAAGGAACAGAAGACGACCCAGATGCTCCAGACTGGTTATTAAATATTAGATATTTCTCCGATCCAAACGAAACAGAGGCTTGGGCTCATACTATATATCTAGATTTAAAGAATGGTAAGTATAATAGATTAAGGGAAGTCCTTAAAATATTGAAAGGCAATCAAAAAATGAGAAAGGTCTTCATAAAAAAACTTTACCAATACTCAAGCCATGATAGAGTTGTTAAGAAAAGAATATCTAATTTTTTCAAATATGCTAAAAAGGATTAATAATGAGGTTTAAACAATATATAAATGAGATAACAAAACCAACTGTTAGTAAAACTAAGAAGATGATAGAAAGTCATATGGCTGAAATGTTTCGTATACTTAATAAAAATAATTGGATAATGAATGATAATGCTATAGTATCTATGTTGACCAGTATGTTCAAGAAAGATGGTATACTGTTCATTTTGGGTAAAGGTAAAGATAGGCATAGTAAATATATTGAAGGTGGTAATATAGCCGCTGAAGGTTTATTAATAATGATTATAGTATCTCCTGGTGTAGGTAAAGCATTTAAACAATTTGCTAAGCCTAAAAGACAACAAATATTTTATGATATAGATAAAAATGAGTTTTTCAGAAATCTTTTGGATGCCATATCACATGAATTATTACACAAAAGACAATTTAAAGCATCTAAAGGTAAATCATTTGAAATGTCACCAGAATCATCTAAGTATGAATTTATAAACTATCTTAAAGATCCAGTAGAAATGGAAGCATTTGCACAAATGGCAGCCGTAGAAATGAAAAGATTTGGAGTATCAAAAACATTTGATAATCTTTTAAATGCGTTCACCTTAGTTAAAGATATGAAAGCAAAGAATAGATTTATAAAGAAAGTAATAAAGTATGTGGAGAAATTGAAATGAGATTTAAACAATATATAAACGAGATAACAAAACCAACTATAAAAAACGCAATAAGAATGGTGAATAAACGCCTTGGTGAGATAGGTAGAGTGTTTGAAAAAAATGGTTGGCAGATTTCCGATACAGCATTAATAAAGACACTCAATGCGGCTTTCAAAAATGATAATTTATATTTTTCATTTGATAAAAGAGGAGCGTTATCATTAGGAAGACATATAACATCAGCATTTACATTTGATAATCCTCATCTTCCAATAGTTATAAAAGTTAAACAAGGATCAAGTTCTTATTTCAGACGATTTACTAAACCTGGTAAAAGAGAAAATTTTTTTAAAATACAAAATAATGAATTCTTTAAAGAATTAACAACTATATTGGCACATGAATTAATACATGTTACTCAAAATATAGTTTCCAGAGGAAAATCTTTTGGTCCAGATGAATTTGATCCTAATGCTGATAAGGACATTTACCTTTCGGATCCTATGGAACTGGACGCTTTTGCTCAAGGTGCTGCTATAGAGTTATTAGATCGTGGAGAATCAAACATAATGAAAGATTATCAAGATTCTTTTGAAACAAACCATCCAACATATAAAAAATTCATTAAAAAATTATACAAATACATTAGAGCAATATAAAAGCCGGACATTTCTGCCCGGCTCTTGTTAAGGCTACGCTTTAGCCGTTGTTTTTTGAGAAAGGGTTTTCGGTTAATGGATATAAATTTTTAATAAATCATAACATACCTTATTGTCAATAACAATCTTTTACATTAAGGCGCCTAAAAGATAACTTAATGATTCATGTATATATCATCTATTCTTTAATTTCCCAAACCTTAGGTCATTTACACCCCGAGACCTTGAAATTATATATAAAGTTGTGGACTTTCATCTAGAATTTTCCTATCCTTCCTTGGTATCGCAAAAGCGTTCCGACCTGGACGATGGCCCTAAGGAAATATACGGATTTAAAATACTCCAAACTACGATCCACAACATTATTCCTATTATACTTCTATTATTTATACGGTCATTTACAATCGGTCAATTTTTCTTATTTTGTAATATCCTTTGTCTTTACAGGATCTCGTAATACAAATTCTCTACAGTTGGAAACATTTGACACTGTATCTGAAAGTATCTTATTATTTGAACATTTTCCTTCAACATAAGATGTTGGTTCAAACGAATTACAGTTTTTACAAAAAACAATCTGTCCTTTGTTTACAACTATATTTTGTTCTCTCTTTACAGGCTCAACAGCTTTTTCCTTATGTTGTTCACATTTTTGTCCGTAACCAACGATTCCAAAATGTGTATTCTCATTACCACATTTTCCCACATTATGATTTGTTGGTACGAAATGGTGACAATTAAAACAACATTTTTCAATATCAACTTCCTTCTCAACTTCCTTCTCAACTTCCTTCTCAACTTCCTTCTCAACTTCCTTCTCAACTTCCTTAAAATTTATACAAACAGCTTCGTCAAATGTAACATCATCAAAACTTACATCGGGGTCTGTACATTTACCTGTATCAGGTGTTGGTGTATCAGCATTATATGCTTTACATAATCCACATGTAGGCACTACATCACCAGGATCAAACTCATCACAAATAGTTCCATGTAATGTAACATTTTGCCAACTTCTTTGACATTGATCAGAGGTTTCAAGGAAATATATACAATCTCCACATTCTTCAACTGTATTACCATCAAGTTCGGACAACTCATCAATTAAGGTTTTTTCATTTGTTTCTCCTGCATGTTTTGATAAACATGATCCAGGGAATGGGTCCTTATCAGTACCTTTACTTTGCTGACCAGGATGATTAAAATTATAACCATAACCATTATATGCATTAGGAGTAACTTGTACTACTTTTCTTTTAATGTTATGTTCAGACATTTTTAAGAACTCACCCTTGTCAAATTTAACATCAAGTTTAAGTTGTACTGTACATTCAATTATCTTCATTGATCCACAAGGTGTACTCCATCTTACTTGTCCTGCTATACCGTTTTTTGCTATACAAAGAGATATATTATGGTTTTGGTTTATCCATTCATGATCTGTACCTGAGAACCCGTTTCCCATGCCATGATGTGAATGTATAACACCTATTGTATTAAGATCGTTGAATTCAGGACATACAATATTATCAACGCTTGTTGCTGTTATTTCCTGTCCAGGAATCCATATATCTGTAATAGTTTGATTCTCTCCAAGTAAATATGCAAGCCACTCAATATTTGGATATTTTTCCATCAAAGCGTCAACCTTTACTTTTGCTTCAGGTAATATCCACACTACTAATTTTTTCGGAGCTTTATCACATTCTTTTACCATGTCCAATTCAACTTCCCATTCATCGGCTACATTACTATTAAATATATTACTATCTGCATGTACTACCATATTCTGACCCTTTCTATTAAATCGTTGTTTATTTTTCCTGTTTTTCTTTCTCTTTTTTCTACTCGCTTTACTCATATTATTTAATCTCTTCCAATTTAAGAATGTCTTTGTGCATCAAAGAGTCCTCTTATATTTGATATTACCTCAAGTTTTTTATACTTCATGATTTTTGCAACGGTAAGTGCTGCAATTATAGATGCTGGAACAACCCACGATGGAGTTTTTGTATAACCATCAGGTGCTTCACCCCATTCTGCAACAGAGTTATGTATGGAGAAATCCTCCCCATTATATCCAGCCTTCAAATAGGTCATTCCTTTTTTACGAGCAATTTTTTGATTGTCTATTTGAGATTGGATTTCATCCGTACAATCAACCAGAAATGAACCATCTATCATATGGTTTTCAGTAAGACGATAAGGAAAAGCATAAACAGTACATTCAGGACGAAGTGTGTTTATAACAATCTTCACCACATCTGCCTTGTTTTTACCTACAAATTTATCCGGCACATCAAGCCTGTTAAGATTACCTTCTTCAAGTATATCATCGTCAAAGATATACATCTTTTCAATTCCACTCATTGCTGCCAACTTTGCTACCCAGTATCCAATACCACCACAACCAACTACAGTTATGGTTTGCTTTTTATCTATACCTTCAATTAAATCTTGTCTTTCATAAACGATTGACATTGTTATTTCCTTTCTTTTTTAAGTAGACCATGAATCTTCTTCAACTCTTAAATCACCTGATATACCAGCTCGCCTTGCATTTTGATTAAGGATGCCTATATCAAGTTTCTTTTTATCTTTAATTTCATCAACCTTCAATACATGCCTTTTGACCGTTGTTAATCTTGGTAGACCTCGTGGATTATGATCGGCTATAGAGCCTAAGTTAATGTTTTCCAGAACCGCTTCTGATGCTCTGGCAATATTAATTATATCTTCCGGGGTTTCAAAATTTTTGGCGGGTTTATAATTACCCCAACAATCAGGTTGGCTTTGATGGTAATGACTGAAATATGTAAAATCTACTGGTTTTCTTGTAGAAACTCGTATTACTCTATTCCCTTTAGTTTCAATACAGAAAATGATTTGAGTAAGCATTTTCTTAGAAAACTTGCCTTCAAGAGGTTTACTATCAACAAATTTAGGCCAATAAATACCTTGTACAAGCCATACTAATTCATCTTTATATCTACCTTTTACAAGAGACAATCCTTTTTCTGCATGAGTCATAAACACATCAGGCATTGGCTGTGACTTAGAGAGTCTGTCTTTTAATTCCCTTTCTTTACTTTCATACTCTCTTTTTAGTCCTGAAACGAAATTTGAGGTTTCAGTTATTTTTGTATTGATTTTCTCCTTGATCTTCTGGAGCTGTTCTGTTAATTTTGCTCTGAATTCCTCACGAATTTCATCAACTTCTGGAATAGGACTTTCACTTATAACTTTAAGTTTGAGAACTTTATCGCCTGTACGAATAGTTAACCCTTCCGTTTTGATGTTATCCACATCAATAGTGTCCAGATAACCAAACATTTCATCAATATCTTTTTTTGCTCTTTCTTTTATTCCCATTTTATTTACAATTTCCTTATTCACATTTTGAAGTTACTACATGTTACACATTTTACACCTTCTACATCATAAATAACTATGATGTAGAAGATAATAAAACTTTAAAACTTTGTCACCTATGCGCCGGCTACATCGTAAGGTCTGAGCTCTAGGTGAGATCCACTAGCAATAGTATCAGGTGCTTCGGAAGGACGAATTTCTTCGCCGTTCATGAAAACACGAAATTTGCCGAGACCAGCGTCACGGGCTTGTGACTTTACAGTTTCGATAAGGTTTGCTCCGGCTTCAAGAGCTACATTACTTCCGTTTACACGAATGTAAGTGTCTGCGCTTGCTTCGTCTGCGAATACCTCAGTTGTTTCTGGACTGTTGTCCCAATATGTATCTGTCATTGTTGTTCCTCCTTTTAAATTTTCATCACACTATTTAGTGCGACAATTTTATACTACTCACAATTTATACTTATTATACTATAGTTTGGTCGTTTTGTAAACTAGATTTCTTTACTCATAAGGTAATATTTCTCATTACCATCATTTTTACCTGCATATACCATTCCCATTTCCTGTTCCTCAACATAGGAAAATTCAAGTGTAAAATTTTCTGAATCACCATTGATTACGGCCATAAGATTTATAAAATTCTTATAATCAAAACAAATTGAAAGATCAGGTACATCACTCATTCTTGTTAATTCAAACTTTAATCCATTTGAAAATCTATTTGTTTTATCGGCTGTTTCAATAGAGAACACACCATCCTCAACATTGAAATATACATTACCGTATCTTGATCCTATCTTTTTAATCTTTGCGAATGCATCATTGAAACCATCATCTATATCTAATGTTAAGAAAGATTCAATACCTTCCCTTGCAGCATCCGTTCCAAAAACACTTACTATTTGACCAGAACAAAAATGTATATTTGATCTTTGTCTACCGTTTTTTACAACAATTTTTTCACTATGAACATCAATATCAGCTTCATCATCATCAATCAAATTAAGAAACGGCATTAACTGTTGGTTTGGCTCAGAGAAGTTAAACTCATGTTCATCACTTACAGCCATGACATCATTATCAACATCAAGTATTACAATACAATCTCTGTTTTCAGATATCATTCTTGAACTTATTTTTAGTTGGTTCAGTTGTAATTGAACCGAACTTATTGAAAAATTTAGTGTCGCCTTTCTCAATATGTTTTTAAAATTTTCTACATTTACTTTCACAAATTTTCTCCTTATTTTTTAACTTATAATTATTTTAACATATTTGAATGTAAAAGTAAACTCTTTGCTTCATTTGTAGATATGTTATATTTTTCCTTCAAAGCGTCTAATTTTACTTTTGTCTTTTTGTCCACTGCTTCCTTTTTAGTCCATCGTATGAAACGCTTTCCTTTAGGAACTCTATCATAGTAGTATTTATATATCAAATCATCAGGAAACCTAAATTGGAAACCGTTCATTTCATTTACAATTCCTATTAAATCCTTTTCATGAGATAACCATAAAGATAACATATAGGCATTAACAGCTTTCCTATCATATTCATATTTTTTTGTCTTAAAGGTTATTTGGTTTAAAAAATCAAATATATTTGGACCTTTTTTTACTGGGGTCTTTTTAGGCATTATTCAACAGGTTTCCCGTCTTGAGAAGGATATCTACCCTGCAGGTATATTTTTGTAACCAATTTTTCCGCCTTTCTACGAATCTTATAAACCTCAAAATCTTCTCCATCAACTCTTTTAGAACCTTTAAAATCATCAAAAGTTTTTATATTTTCTGTAATATATAATTCAACTGGATCAACGGGTTCAATTTTTTCTATTTCTACTTCCATAATAACTCTCCTTTAAATAATATTTCTATTGGCCATTTCTACGACCATATGCATGAAATTTATTTCCTTTATAGCAACTGTTGAATCCCATACTAAATGTTGGCCGATTGATAATAGGGCAAGTCCTGGTTCCTTAAATTTCTCACAATTTTCATATACATACTTGTAAAGGTCGGTATATTCTATATAGTTACTTCTTAGGGCCTTTCTTACACCATCCACATCAATAGCCTTAATCATATTAAATATGCTTTCCCATACACCTTCGGAAGACGATCTGTGATCACTTATCAATTTACCACTTATAGTATTTTCACGCAAGCATCTAATAGTAGACCTTATATCAGGATAACATTTCTTAACAATGCTAAGAACTGTTTGCTTTTTATAGGCAACTTTTTCTGCTGTTAGGATTTTACTACAGAATTTAAATATTTCGGATCCTGGTGGACTGTCTATCTTGATTACATCACATCTTGATTGAAGTTCGTCCATCATTAGGGTAAGATTATTAGTGAGGAATATAAATCTACAATTCTTTTCAACATCTTCCATTAACTGCTTCAACATCTTTTGGGAGCCCTGTGGTCCTTGTGATAGTGAATCAGCTTCATTCAATACAACAATTTTCATCTTGGTAAAACCAAGAGAAGTAGCAAATGGTTTGATCTTTGATCTAACCATATCAATACCGGTCTCATCAGAAGCGTTAATCCACATACTTCCGTCTTTTCGGAGACCTGTTTCGTTGAGCAAAATATTTGCAAATGTTCCTTTACCTACACCTGCTGTACCATATAGTACAAGATTAGGTAATTGTTCAAGTGCTAGTTTCAATTTTGGTTTGATACTTGGATTGAGTATCATTTCTTCAAACTTCTTAGGAGTATATTTAAACTCCCACATTTCATTTGACATATTAACTTCCTTTACATTTTATTCGTCGGATTCACTATTGAAATCTTTTTCTGTTTCCCACATTTCCTCTGCATTATCAAAGAAAACTTCAATTGCTTCACTGAATTCTTCTGAATGAATTTCAATTAATTGTTTAACTTCATCCATCACATCGTCAATATATGTATCAATTCCTGGAGTACTAGTATCATCACAGAATACAATTATATCGGCATTATCTCTTTTTTCTTTTGCCTTATCAAGCATAATTTTTCTAACATTAGCTCTTATGGCTTCAATAAATTTCTTTTTCATTATCTCTCCATTATACAACAATTTATAATTATTGTAAATAACTATTTCATTTATTTTATTTATGATTTTTTTATTGAGGTTTTCATTTATCAACTAAATTTTATTTTCATATTAAAGTATAACATAAAAATTAGGAGTTGTAAATAAAAAATTGGAGCCCTTGATAGGAATTGAACCCATATCTTCAACTTACGAGGCTGTTATTCTACCAATTGAACTACAAGGGCGAAGATGTGTGGAGCCCCCAAACAGAGTCGAACTGTTGTTTCCTACTTACCACGCAGGTGTTCTGCCATTAAACTATGAGGGCAATATATGGGCAGGACCTATACAAGATTCGCTTTCCATTCCCTCTTGTCGCCTAATACCAGTGGGTTTGTGGTTGCCCATACGATTAGCAAAAGGCACAACCAGTACCTTCGCACCCAAGGTCGAAACCGTTGGGGAAATATGTACATGCTCCCGGGAGCAAGCACACTATCCGTCTATACCGACTAAAGGGATACAGACAGACGCCTACACTATACCGCTAAAGGGGTATATGTGCAGGGATGACCCACACCAAAGAGTGTGGGAATTTTGGAGCCCCCGCCCGGAATCAAACCGAGATCGCCTGGGTACAAACCAGGAATTTTACCATTAATACCACAGAGGCATATGTTTTAATTCTTTAATTTTAAAATTCTTTTTCTTATTGTAGTATCACTACAACCAACTTTTTTTGCTACAGCGGTATATGTACCGTATTCTTTATACATTTTTAATAGATCAAACAATTCCCAATCTATATTATATCTCATTTTAGCTCCACAAATTTTGGAACATGTTATTTGATATATTAGTTTTCGTCCTTTACAAACAGGACATTCATCTGTATCTTCCTTCTTAACTCTATATTCTGCAAAATCTTCATTGAATCGTTGTGCGTTATCTGGTATATTAATATGACCACCATGCACTCCTTTATGACAATTGGAACATATCATTATACATTTTCTTGCTTCTTCAATTATTTTAGACCAGTTATTAGCTATCTCAATTACTTTCCCTTGTTTTATAGTAGGGTCTAAGTGATGAAATTCAAAAGCTTCTATCCATGAATCAAAACCACATATACAACATTTTCCACCGAAAGCTTCAACCAATCTTTTTTTTGTACGATGTCTCCATCGTGTAACTTTTTTTGATGTTTGACTCATAATATCTTTATCTTTCTTTTTGGCTCCGGAGGTAGGATTCGAACCTACAGGATCCTTTTGGGATTACTGGTTAACAGCCAGCTACAATGCCAGTTCTGTACACTCCGGAATATTTTTGGTGGATCCAGGAGGATTCGAACCTCCGATGAACGACTTATGAGGTCGCTGCCTTTCCACTTGGCTATAGATCCTTATTTTCTTTTATCCTGCTACTTTCATGAGGTATACTTTTGCAACCTCTTTATTATCTACAAGTTCATCATCAAGTATATTCTGACAGAAGCTCGTCATTTCAGTAACTTTATCACCGGTAAGTTCAACTAAACCTTCTTCATCGGTAATTCTTTCAATTATAATACCTATAATGCCGTCATTACCACCATAGTAATATGACAAGAATTCCATCTCTAAAACTTCTGCAAGGTCCTCTGAACAACTACACTCCGTTATTTCAGTATCTCCTAACTTTAGAGATTTTTGTATATGCTCTTTCATTACAGGTTCACCTGTTTTTTCATTATATCTTTTAATTTGAATTGGTTTTTCAACTCCTTTAACAGGTATTCCAACTATCACATAACAACTATAACTTACACTCATTTATTTTTTCCTTTCTTTATTTGGTGGCGCCGGTAGGAATTGAACCCACGCGGACAGAAGACTTCACCTTCCCGCTCTACCTGACTGAGCTACAGCGCCTTATATTTTTTATACTAACAGTTACCTTTTTTACCGCCTTTTTTTGGGCCAACACCTACATCATTACCCCTACCTTTACCTTTACCTCTACCACGACCTTTACCGTCTCTTGGTCCGGTTGAATCCTTTGAAGGACCTGTTCCATCACCTTTTGGCATGTATATCACCTCTTTTTTATATAAATTTTTAAATCTTTCTGGTGGAGCATCCAGGAATCGAACCCGGCTGATTTCCTCGGTGCAAGCGAGGTGACCACCCCATGCAGTCCCATACCCCATTATTCTTTGGCACCCCCGGCAGGACTCGAACCTGCGACCCCAAGATTAGAAATCTTGTGCTCTAATCCACTGAGCTACGGGGGCTTATTTTGGTAGCGCCAATAGGGATTGAACCTATATTTCTCGCTCATCAGGCGAGCGTTCTGCCATTGAACTACGGCGCTATATTCCGTCACTGTTAAGGTCGTCAAAGTATAACTTTTCAATGACCTCAACTAGTTGTTTGTCTTCCATGTAATATAAAGTAGGCCCTTCAACACAATTTCCTATGAGTTGGCCTAATCTCATATCTGGGTATGTTTTCCAAACAACCTTTAGTCTGTTTAATATTTCATCTATTCTTTTTGGATCTCTCATTGTTTTATCCCTTTATATTTATAAGTGGTTTAACTCTATGAATTATTTCAACGAGTTCTCTTTGAAGATCCATTACAACACTAATGTCCTTATAAGCTCCTTTTGATTCATCCAATGTGCCTTTAGTGACTTTTGCCACTATATTATTATCTTTCATATCTCTTTCGAATTCATCAAATGATAAATCTCTCTTAGCCTGTTTTCTTGAAAATAAACGACCTCCACCGTGACTTGAAGAATTCATTGACTCTTTATTACCACGGCCTTTTACTATGTAGGAACCGTCTAACATGTTACCAGGAATCACACCAAGCATACCTAATTCAGCGTGTGTTGCTCCTTTTCTATGAATTACAGTTCCATCTTCTTTTATATCGACATGGTTATGAGTTCTGTTTATTAACTTGTTCCATAACAATCCACCTTCAATGTCCAAAGAATCCATAAGACTTTCAATTCTTTTCAACATTATAATTCTATTTTCTAAAGCGAACTTTAAACAAAAATTCATATCCATTATATAATCTTTTCCATCTTTTGTCAATATACCAAATGCATAATTTCCTTCTTTTGCTTTATCAGTTCCACTTGCTTTTTTCATGTAGTGAGTAGCAACGCTATGTCCCACATTTCTTGAACCTGAATGAATTATTATCCATATCTGTCCAGATTCATCGTAACCTATTTCAATGAAGTGATTACCTCCACCAAGTGTACCTAACTGTCTGGCTCCGCCTTTGTCTCTGAACATTTCATAAAGAAAAGGAGTTTTCAACATATTATCAAAATCCCATCTTACTGATCTTTTGTTATGTTTAAATCCAACAGGTACTACTTTATAGATGCCTTCAAATATTTCATTTGCATGTTCCTTGATCTGGTTAATATTAAAAGTTGTAGGAATTGCACATACACCACAACCTATATCATATCCAACCCACGCTGGAACTACCATACCTTTTGTAGAAACAACACCACCTATTGGTAATGAATATCCAAGATGGGAATCAGGCATTAAAGCTCCCTGTATTACCCAATCTTCTTCCAAAGCATTATAAAACTGGTTTATAGCTTTTGGGTCTATTATTTCTTCACCGAATATTTTTACATCTTTCATTTTCTTTTATCCTTTTGATAGTCCCTGGTGGAATTGAACCACCTTTTTCTGCGTGTAAAACAGATGTTCTACCAGTCTACTAAGGGACTATATATTTTTGGTACTCCGACAGGGAATCGAACCCTGATCATCAGGTTGAAGGCCTAATATCCTGAGCCATTAGAAGACCGGAGCTTATTTAAAGTTGGTGGGTTGAGGGGGATTTGAACCCACCACTCTACGGTTTAAAAGACCGTTACATTCCCAACTATGTTATCAACCCATTAATCTATTAATTTAAAATACTTTAATCGCTTTCTATTTCCATTACCATAGTTCAATGCTTTATATGTAGATGTCAATGAATGACAATTTGGACATATAAGGTCTAAATTTTCTTCATCATTATTTGTGGAATCACCGTCTATATGTTCTATTTCAAGTATACATTTCTTTATATATGGATTTGGTGTATCCCATCCACACCTTGAACACTTACCTTCATATTTTTCCCATAAATATCTTCTTATATAACTTGAAACTACTATACCATGTGTTTTTGATCCATCCCATTCACCTGATTTCCATTCTTTTATACGGGTCTCATATTGGTGTTGATGCTTACAAGCATGGTTACAATATTTTTGTTTTATCTTTAAAATTTTACCACAGTATTGACATTCACTGAAATTATAACGCTTTGTTCTATGTTCATCACATTTAGCCTGTTTCAATGATGTTCTTTTATCCACTAATGTTTCAATACCACATACTATACATATAGCCTTTTTTGTACCTATAACATGACTGCTTGAAAACCTACTTGCACACTTTTGATTACAAAAGCGTCCTGATCCAAACGATCCATCATGTTCTTTATCACAACTTTCACATTTCATATTTTACCTTTATTATTTATTAATTGGTGCCCTTGAGAGGATTCGAACCTCCACGTCCGAAGACACAGCTACTCGGGCTGCTGACTATACCATTCGCCTACAAGGGCTTAGTTTTGGTCAGGGGAGCCGGAATTAAACCGACCTATCGCATGGATCCAAACCACACTTGTCATCTTGATCGTCCCCCGTAATTTTTGGGGTGAGATACGGGTTATGATCCCGTTCATAAGGGGGCCACAACCCCTCGCGTTCCCATTTCGCCAATCCCACCATAATTTTTATTCTTTTATTTCAAACATTTCCTTTGGTAAAGGTTCTCTTACATTTCCTATCTCTACCTGCAATCTCTTAATTGCGTGACTATCAACCTTATGACCAGCTTCTTTATGTTCATATAAGTGGACAAGAGCGTCTCCTGGACTGTCAAAGTGTATAGAGGTTGTTCCTTCTGGTTGTAATTCACAACCCTGACAACATATACCATCTACACCACCCGGACTTCTTGTTGGATACATGTAAACATCACTATCATCACTCCATCTACAATACGACATATTTAATCTCTCCTTTTTAATTTGGAAACGGGAATCGGAATCGAACCGACGTGGTCAAGGCTTATGAAACCTGATGGGTAACCAGCAACCTTCCCGCTATATTTTTTTGTGGAGGGCAACCCGGGACTCGAACCCGGATCTCGGAAGTTAACAGCTTCCCGCTCGACCAATTAAGCTAATCACCCTATATTATTTCGTAACCGCTTTCTATATGTTCCCATATCCACTCGTTTACATATTCTTCTATGAGTTGATGTGTTTGAATTTTTGTTAATCCTTCAAAGTCTTTATCAGGAATATCAATAACCTTTTCACACATACTACCTACAACATTTGTTCCTACATACATTTTTACTTTCATTTTCTTTACTCCATTGTAAATAATGATTTTATCCAATCTGCTGGTTTCTGTCTTGCAAATATAACATAACCAACAATATTTTTCTGTTCCTGCCAACCTCTCTTTGCATCTTCCATTGAACCGCCAGTTGTTAAAACATCATCTACCATCAAGATTGTTTTACTTTCGGGGTCCGTATATTTTTTTAATTCATTAGCCAGTTTGGTACCACCTCTTGGTATACCAACGACTTTATTAAATGTTATTCTTTCTGATATCATGAAGGCTAATGCCATCCAATCACTATTTGTTAGAGCGTCACATTCAATCTTCCATTTAAGTTTCTTACCTGAATGTCCTATCATATCCACTTTTTTAAATAAACTCATAAACTCATATTCTCCAATAAAAAAGGGCGTTGATCTCATGACCAACGCCCTATTAATTTTTTTACCTTTAGGCGTTAATCATCCAGTTCCATATGTTCAACTGTATTTTTAAGTGTATTACTTGCTTTAAAAGTGGGAACCACTTTCTTTGGCACGGCAATAGGCTCACCAGTTTGTGGGTTCCTAGCCGTTCTAGCATTTCTCTTTACTAGAGAAAAGGTACCAAAACCTACAAGACCAACTTTTCCGTCACTTGTAAGGCCATGTTTAATTCCTTCTATAACAGAATTAAGCAATGTGTTTGCATCCTTTTTTGTTAGTTCCGTGTTAGCGGCAACATAATTTACCAACTCTTTTTTATTCATCTAAACTTTTTTCCTCCTACATTATTTTATATAATAATTATACTATAAATTATATATAATGTAAACTAATTATTTTTCTTAAAAATCTCTTTACGAAATTATTTATACATCTTGATCTGTTTTTCCGACTATTAAATGGAAAAAAGCACCCAGACATAAAATCTAAGTACATTCAGGTAAATATATTCGTCTGTTATTCTATGAATTATTCTTGAAATCGTGTCCATGTCTTACCCCCCACATATTTATTAACATTGTTTTTTGTTTTGGATTTAGGACATCTAATGCCCATATATCCGCTTCTTCCTCGTCTATTATACCCGTTGTATGTGCTGATTCATGTGCTAATACTATATGCTGTTCATCATCGTCTAAATCAGACCATGTGTCACCGTTTACTGCTATCCATGATTTATTTTCTAATAAAACTGTAACAGCAATTTCCTCATTAACCACATTTATACCTTGGCCAGCTAAGGTTTTTTTCATATGTTTAAATTCATCCTTACTTAATACTATAAGTTGTGGATTATTAATCATTTATATTCTCCTTAATATGGATTAACTAAATCTGCTATTTGTTCATAATACCATCGTTTCGTGTCTGCCCAGTCAAATAACTTATGTTCTGTTATATAAATTGCTTCCTCAGGGTCATTTGTATCAAGCCAGAAGGCCTTTCCACCGAATCCCCAATTATAACCAGAAGCGGTAAATTGACCGTAACTATAAGGATGTGAATAAACACACAATTTACTATCACCAACATAAGCCACAATTTTTATATATTTTGGCAATCCTTTTGGATTTGGATGTTCCTCAAAATATGACTCTGTTATTGTCCATATGAGTTTAGGTTCAAACGACTCAGGAATAAACGGTCCTTTATTATAATCATCACATTTAATCTTACATATTCTATTATGATTCATGTAGAGTCCTCACTTTCATTGCTTCCTTGTAGTCTGGTGTTTGTACAAACACCAGACTTAAAAACATTATAGCATCCTTTTCAGATTTAAAAAGTCGCATATTTCCATTAGATTTTGTGCTATATTGAACACTTATAAAATTCTGTCCATATATTCTTACTTTACCATAAACACTACCTTTACCGAATTCAACATATTTATATGTACCCTTACCTTTACTCATCTTCGCAGTTCCCGAATCATGTAAATCACTACTCAGGTCATTATCTATGGTAAATTTTTGGATTCGTTTCATTATGTTCTTTGTAGGAATCAGTTTTATAGTCATTTTATTTTCCTTTACTATTTAAGAAAGTGTCCACTTCATATATTAAAGCATCAATTTCATCCTCATAGTCAGTATAAACATCCATTAGTTTATTAAATCTTTTCCTTTGTGTCATAGAAAGGGAATCGTAAAACTCCTCAGCATTTTTCATCATAGATTTGTATACATCTGATTCCTTCATACACTTATCGGAACAAAAGCCATTATCACAACACCTTTCAGAACCACATGATTCATGATGATAGAACACTTTATTACATTGTTTACATTGTTTATATCCCATTTTAGTATCCCCATTTCTCAAGTTCAACCCATCCATCCTCAGATGTCATTTGGGTCATATATTTAGTATCAATAACATCAAGAATTCCGGATTCAACTGCATTCCTTTCACTATCGGTTATTGTATCTGTTTTGTAAATGGAACTGTCCTCTGCCACTATAATATATCTCATGTTTCTCCTTTTCCTATAAAATCTTTCAAATTGAACTTCTCCTTTAAATTATATTTTCTCCAGATATCTGTGATTTTTATATGTTTTAACGGCCCATTCAATAGGATAACATCCTACATAGATCAGTTCTTTAAATTTAGAAAAAGATAATTTAAAATTTGCACATTTATTTTTTTTCAAACAAACTTCTGATATTGAACATTTACCTTCTATTATTTTTGTTGGTACCATATAAAAATAACGAGTTTTAAAACTTACACATACAAGGAATTTATTTTTACTATAGTCCCTTATTCTATTAGCATATGTACCACTTCTTCTAAGTTCAAAGGTGCCATTATGTGATGTCTTAAATTCAACAGGTCCTATAAGTTCATCTTTTAAATCATATAAAAATGAGTCAAATTTATCATTTACTTTATCAACACATTTCCATATATATTCATACTGCTCATTATTTAATATATGAATAATACCTCTTGTTAGTTTATTTCTATATTTCGTAGGAACTTTTGTTGTATATTTCATTTTATATAAACTTTCTTATTTTAAGGTTAAGGTTTCTTATCTAATGATTGTCAATGTTTCTTTAATTTTACACCAAGCCTTTCTTGTGTTTAATGGTTCTGTTATAGTGTTTCTTGTCTTTAAAAAAGTGACCAGGTTTCGCAATAGGAATGCGTCCTTGTGCTTTCTTTACCGTTGACGCTGTAATAATTATTGTAAATTTTATCTTAGCCATGACACACTCCTTTCGTTTATTTTAATCTTCCCAGTGACTTCTCCAATATGCCTTTGTTTCCTCATCAACTTCACTATATTGACAGATATAAAGAGAATCATTAGGATAATTTTTATTCTTGTAATCAATTACCTCCTGGTATGTGTCAAATTTTTTCCCTTTTGCCACATAACCATATCCTAAATCACTAATAAAAAACATATTTAATTTCCTTTCGTTTATTTTATACCTCCATTATACCATAGATATCAAGTACTGTAAACCTAAAAAAGGGAATAGATTTGTTGTCTATTACCCTTTTCTTTTTTCAAAAGCTTATTGAGATATACACACAAACTTGTGCCTCATTCACAATTTTTCCGCGTTTTGTTCTTATGACTAATCAATAGAGTGGTGACAGCATAATCACTAAAGGTAGCCTCCTTCTATAGTACAAATAGAATTGTTATCTCGCATAAAGTTAACTGGACGACGGACAAAACCTTGTATACTCATTATTTGAGTATATACCTCAATAAACTTTTGAAACAGTGAAGTGGGGAGATTGTTGTCTCCCCACTTCATAAAATCTAGTCAGTTACTTCATCAACTACGACATCTGCTTTGAGAGCGTCGAGGTCAAGATCGGCAACGGCCTCTTTGAGAGCTTTAGAAGCTTTGAACTTCGGAACTACCTTGGCTGGAACGTCAATTGCTTCACCCGTCTTAGGGTTACGAGCCTTACGAGCCTTACGAGCTACTGCGGAAAAGGTACCGAAACCAACGAGTGTTACTTTACCGTCTGTGGAAAGACCGTCAGTCATTCCCTCAAGTACTGCATTGATAATCGTGCGGGCATCTTTCTTGGTTACGCCGGTGTCGCCTGCTACGAAGTTGATAAGATCAGCTTTATTCATAATATTTTTTCCTTTATATTTGGCTATTTTAGTTGACTACTCTGATTCGTCCCCCATGGACTACTCTGATTCGTCAGTTTAAAGTTATTTTCGACTTAGGTCATTATACTAAATCCCTACTTTTTTGTAAATGAAAAATTAAAATTTTTATTTCATGTTTCGTTTCACAATTTACACCATTCTAACACACTGCCAGAAGAATGTAAATTGAAAAAAGAATTTATTTGAAGATAAAGTTTTTCATCATTTCCTTTGTTTCTTTTTCACGCTTCAAAGTCTCTATAATTCTTTGTTTTTCAGAATATATGAGATATTGTTTACCATTGTCTTTTTTTATGATTAAAACATCCATTTCAAAATCTCCCTATCATATTTTCTTACACGATAAGCCAAGCCTTTTTTGTTACGGTACTTGGATGCCTGATTTTCAGTAGGTTTTACACCATTCTTTACTCTACCGTCTGTTTTCACTTCAATTTTTTTACTTGCCAACTCACATGACTTTCTAAACACTACATCCGTGTTGGCAAATTCTAAATCTGTGATATCTTTATTTTCTCTGCTTATTACAAACATTTTTCATTTCCTTTAAATATCGTTAATTTTTGAATTTATCTCTATAATCCTTTTTTGAGAATTGTAAAGTCGATTTCCTTTACAGTATTGACATGAACCGTTATTTCTACAAGTTCTGTCATATTTTTTTGATCCTCTATAAGATTTTCGCCAATCTTTATAATCATTATCAAAAGCCATATTAATCTCCTTTTATGTAATTAAGAAACCTAATAAATATCCAAACATTAGACCAATTATAATATAATACCAAATCTTCCGATCTAATAAGATATATTTCAGTACTTTAATAAATGTGTTTTTCATTATATTTTCTCCTTTTTAATTTAACTCTATCTTAACACATGGCCAGGATAAAGTAAACTAAAAAACTATTATTCTTTTTCACTTGCCAAGTGGGCACTTGCCTCTACTTTGAAAAGAAAGGCAGAACCTTTTTTGTTACGGTATTTGGAAGCTTGACGCTGGGTAGGTTTTATTCTATCTCTTACCTTACCGCCTGTTTTCTCTTCCAAATCAGCGCTTGCCAACTCACATGCCTTCTTAAATACGACATCCGTAGCTGCAAATTCTGTGTTTAAAACAACAACAGGTTTCTTCAATTTTTCTCTTATCTCTTTACTCATTTTTAGACTCCTTTATAAGGGTTTCTGTTATTATTACAAGGAACGGGACGCACCCAACTGGGGCAGTCTGGCCATTACAACTATATTTCAAGTATTCCCGTTATAGACTGCATTACCTTGTAAATCGTGGTAGCGGAGATGGGATTCGAACCCATGACTCTAAGGTTATGAGCCTTAGCTGCTGACCTCTGCATTACTCCGCAACAATTATTATGGTTTGAGTATAACATGTATAACATGATATGTCAAACAAAATTTTTACCGAGTTCCCTATTGACTATAAAGTATATATTCGGATCAAAATATAGTCAATTTGAACAAATGAATAAAAATATTGGGGGGTTGTGCGCCCGAAACGAACACCTGCCACTCACTCTTATCCACTGTGCACGGATTTCATGCACTTTGATATTTTAAAATTGAAGGTAACGGTGACTATAACAGCTCGCTGCTATAGATTTCTACCATAATTTTCACATGGTTTCACATCTCGGGCCCGGTTTGGCTGTTTTTCCCGCTGATTTCATAGTTCAAGCAGGTAATAGGAGCGCTTTGGGGGCAAGACGCTTAACGTGTGTCAATTTTAAAATACCCATGTATGTTAAGTTAACATACATATGATATGTCAACTCATTTTTAAGAAAATAATATAAATTAAATGGGTCAGGCCCGGTTCCGACAGCTCCGACCCCAAATTGGGCCGGTGTTTTATCCGCTTTAAACTACCATTAGTTATCAATATGTTCAGGCCTCTATCCTGATATCTCCCGCCCTTACCGGCAGGCGCTTTCTCATTAAGCTATCACATTAATTTATACTATTTTCAAAAATCGACCAGGGTTTACAACCTGGAATCTTCTATGTGTTTACTGGTTTCTGGTCGCTCTGATTTCGGTATCTATCTTGAAATCCACATAAATTCATGTTTTTTTACATAGAGATAGTCGTCCATCGTTTGACCATGTTATCCATCCTCACAGTGACAGTGCGATTTGTTTTTTGTAAACTGTTATTCAGGAAGAGAATTAGCCGGAAGACCGTTCATAACCTCTGATATACGAGGCATAAGACCAGCCAAAGCAACAGCCTCTTTAAGAGACATTCTGCCAGCTTTTCCGTAACCCTTGGATCCGTCCCTTTTATCAAAAACTCTGGGGCCGATCTGGAGTTTGGCTTCGCCGCCGTTATAAGAAAAAACCGAAATGCGAAGACCACTTTCTAACTCTTTCGACATTAATTCTTTATCTTTTGTTTTGTCAAAGCCCATCGTAATTTCCTTTATTTTTTAAATGTTAAATTCAAACTCAACTTCATTATACACAAAAACGAAATGTTTGTAAACAAAAAAAATATACTGGTGGGGGTCGAACCCACGTTTGACTCCAGTTTATTAATTGTAAGGAATCGAACCTTACCAACTCTGCTTCTCAACAGGACGTGTACCATTTTCGCCTCAGTATAAAATAATTCATAAACATTTCAAACTGTTAAGTAAATAACTTTAAAATGTTGATAATAGGAATTGATATAATCAAAAGATATTTATTGCCTTACCGAACTCGCCAAAGTAACTGATACTTTGGACAAAAGCTGATACGATGCGCAATACCTCGTTATACTTTCGACATTTCCATGTTTGGTTGCGAACCAGTTATTCCGTCAAGATAACCCACATTAAATTATCAACATATTGAAACCATTTACTTTTAACTCAAAAAATTATAAAAATTATAAAATGACTGTTTGATTGTTTTCTCCTCAGTTACTTTTCAAGATCACAAAATCCGCAATGTAGAGCTATCAGTGACTACTCGTGGTGTATGATAGGTACAAAGGTGATAATTATGTCTGAATTTACAATGGTATACTAAAAACAGGTACATTATCAACATATTAACTCTATCGTTAAGCCTGAATTAAACATTTTATAATCTTTATAATTTTTTCAATTATTTGTTTTTTTGTTTTATCGTGATTGACACGCTAGCGTTTTAAAAGTTATTGTTGAATTCCATTTATGGTCTGCAGTCCATTAATGAAATTGGTGATAGTCAATTCTATTCTTATACTCATTATAACAAACTTCATTTTACTTGTAAATCAAAAATCTTAATTACAACTTTTATTGTGTAACAACTTTTACTGTACAACTTTTGTTGTTACAACTTTTGTTGTATTACTTTCTCAATCTGTTTCCATTATATCAAATCTCAACTCAAATGTAAATCAAAAAATTTCCTGAACAATTTCAACACTTTATAACTTTGTAACTCTTTGAATTCACTCAGTGTGTTACCCGATCAATGTATACATTATAACAAACGGCCACTGGTATGTAAACAAAGAATTATTCTCAATGATTTCAAGGGCTTGGACGATCTGGTATCTAACAGCTCAGGTAACTATCTGAAATCATTATCAGTCTGACGGATTTTGCGCAGACTGATCTTGGTATCTAAGGTTGATGTCAGTACCTTCAGATCAGATTTCCGCCCAGTCCTCGCACTCTCCGTTGGTCCTATACGGTAATCCGCACCAGAGCATCATCATATCACGGACTTATGAGTGTTTATATCCCAACACCATGTGGTATCAACACCATCATATCTCGATAGTGATATATCAACACCTTGAAGGGTCATGGCCATTATATAAAATTATCTTTACTTTTGGGATTTTGCGCAGGCTGCCTTACCCCTTACTGAGACCTTCAGAAGATTTTTCCGTCGATCCTCCGCAATCTCCGTGGCTCCAGGGGCGGTTTTTGAGCCACACACCATATCGGTTCTGCGCTGGAGATTCACACCCTTCGAGTAAACCACTGAAACCATTACAGGTTATTTTTCTCTTTACAAAATGTTTTCAGTATGTTATAATCTTTCCAGTGATCGAGATTGAGTTTGAAAAATCAGTAAGTTACAAAGTGTTGAATTCGTTAGTTATTATTTTTCATTTACAACGGCTTTCGGATTTGATATAATGAATACAGATCAAAGAGGTAACAGACACAATGTAAGTTGTACTTACATGTATTGTGAAACATCATCGGCCGAGGTGAATTAACAATATTATCAGGGTCTTAACAATAACACTTAAAACGCTAGCGTGTCAATCAAGACAAAACAGAGTAAAAACAAATAGTTAAAACTGCAAAGTTTAAAGTATTTCTAAAGGTTTATGGATCAAAGTTGGATCCGTATGTCTTTAAAAAGATTTTAAATAAAAGATTTACAAGAATGTTCGGATTTGATAGTATGTACACATAAACAAACAAACAAACAAAAAATAAAGGAGATAAGAATATGAAGGCTCAAAAGTGTGCAGTAACAAAAAAAGGACGTCTGTTAATGGCTAATTCTGAGGGTACAAAATGTCGTGTTTTCAAGAGCCTTGGTAAAGCAAGAAATTTTGTCCGTAACATAATCAAAGTGTCCAATGGTCTCACTATTAAAGATTTTGAAATGATCCGTCTGTAGGATTTATCTCCAACAAATACAGGGCGTCCCTATACAATAGGACGCCCTTGAGTTGGTAGAAAAGATAGTCACCTGTATGATAGATAAGGGATTAGTTGAGTTATTCATAACCTTTATCAATGCCAGAATAACTTCTTGGATGTAAATCCGAGAGCGCTATATAAGGCACTATCTTTTTTGATTTACAAGAATGTTAGAATTTGTTATTATTGATACATAAACAAATTAAACAATAAAGGAGACAATAAAATGAAGAAATTCAGATGCACATGTAAAAGTGATTTTCAAGATAAAAGATACGGTAAAAAAATTCGTTTACACACTGTAGGCGGTGAAAAAGGAAGATACAAGTATACTTGTACCGTATGTGGTAAAGACCATAAAGATGACTAATAACTCTCCCAAAAGGGTGTACCTATATAATAGTACGTCCTTGAGTTGGTAGAAAATTAAACTATAAAGGAGATAATAAAATGACTAATTTAACCTACGCTTGTTTAAAATGTGAAAAAGTTGACTGGGAAACTGAAAAATGTACCGTTTATCCAGATCCAGCCATACAGACCAGGTTTGTTGATAATCCAAAAATAGGAACTGGTTGTCATTTTGCATGGGAAATAATCGAAAGAACAAAAGTTCCAGTAAAAATCAAAAGACGTGTCGGTCAGCAGAAACAAAAAAAAGGTGGCAGACGTTAGATTTTAGACTCACAGGGCGTACCTATTCAATAGGACGTCCTAGAGTTGGTAGAAAAGGAGATTGAAATGGAAACACAATGTACTTGTGATAATGTTATTTATGGATTTAATTGTTCATGTAAATGGGTAAAAGATCATCCAGGAAACATAGAATATACCTGTGAATTTTGTGGCATTTATCAAGCCGGTAAACCTAAATGTTCAAAATGTGAAGGAGATTGAAATGGAAACTATTTGTTTACACCAGTTTATAAGACCATGTTCGGATGTTTCAATGAACGACGGAAGTGGTAATTGTTGTACTTGTGTTAAGGATGAAAACAACAAAAAATGTTCAAAATTTTATCCTATAAAGATTTCCACTGTTGATGTTGAGATTAAAGAATAAAAGTAATTTACAACGGTTTTGAAATTTGTTATACTAATTATAGATTGAAAAATAAAACGAAAGGAGATTGATTATTATGAGTACAAAAATATTTGTAATTGAAAAAGATGGTAATCCCATCATGGCAGGAGCCAAGAAAATTCGTGAATTCAAAAGCTTCAAAAATGTTAGAGCTTTTATCACCAACTTGATCAAGGTTTCCAATAGACTCACTCGTAAAAACTTTAATGTTATTGATCTTAGTATGTAGTCTCAAAGTCTAAGGGCGTACCTATACAATAGGACGCCCTTGAGTTGGTAGAAAAGGAGATTAAAAAATGTATATAACTGTAATAACTGGTATGGCGTGTTTAGGCACATGGATATTGTTACACGGTAAAATTAATGTTAATAGAAAAATGAAGATGTTAAAATTAGAATTAGTAAGGTCTGTTGATTCTGATTTATGGAATGGTAATAAATTCACACATGAAATGAATAGTGGTTGTAACACTATATACAAATGTAAAGATTGTGGTGAGTTAATTACAGAAATGAATGCAAGTTCAAGACTACGAAGAGAACATATCTGTCCAAAATAAAAAGGGTGTACCTATACAATAGATATACCCTTGAGTTGGTATAATGTATTTAATGATTGAAAATAAAACGAAAGGAGATTTTGAAGATGAGTTTATATACAGATATAGCAAAACAAGTTCATCCCGATGTCTCCAATGTTCCTAATGCAACAAATATGATGAAAAAAGTTAATCAATGGAAAAATGATCCTGATATGCTTTTAAGTTTAGCCCGTAGATGGGGTCTTTCTGTTGACGGTAAAACTTTTGATGAAGATAAATTTAAAAGGGCTGCCGGCAGTTTTAATGAAAAAGTTTATAACGCTGTGGTTGGTGCCATTGTTACATGGGCATCAAGAAAAGGTAATATTCGTGGAGTTATTATAAAAGTTCGTCCTATAACTCGCGGTAGATTATCAGGAGCCACAGAATACAGTGTTTTTGACTTCAAAAGTCAAGGAATCTGGAAAATCCAGTGTTATAGACATACTTTTGGTATTGTAGGAATGGCTGATAGTGACGACCTTAAAATCGGACTTGAAGTTCAGGATAAAATCACTGAAAATAAAAAAGTTGTAAAAAATATGAAACAACAGATAGCGAATGCAAAATTCGTGTCTCTTGGACTTAAAAAGAATTTTGATTATAGTAGAAATCATTATAATTACAGGGTACAGATAAATTACAAGGGTGGTAAGCAGTGGAGAGACCTTATTAGAACCACTCCAAAATCTGTTTTTATCTGGGAAAGTGATTTCCACAAGGATATCGGAAAACAGAGGAGAATTGATGTGAGACATATTATCGCAGTTAAAGGTGATGGTATGTATAATGGGAGGAGATAATAATGAAAAAACGAATTGACTTTGTACATCATTGTAAAGAATGTGGAAGTTATTTTACAGGATTTAAAAACCAGCATACATGTTGGAGATGTATAAATTATTTTATCAGATACATAAGGGGTTAGAATCATCTAACCCCTTGTTTTGTTTTGAAAACAAATCACGCATTTTTTAATTTACATCGCGTGCAATTTTTGATATAATGATTTTAGTGATTGAAAAATATAATTATGAGTTTAAAACCCCAAATTAAGGAGATAATAATGAGGGTTAATATTGAATATGTAGAATGTCTCAATGAGGAAAGAGCAAAGATCAATAGAGAAGTTATATCAGAAATTGACTTCTATAAAGCCGGTAAGAAATTGAAAAGAAAAACATTTAAGGTAGTTACCTTTGGACAGGTAATTATTAAAAATACAGATATAATGAATGTTATGAATGAGTGGTTAGAAAAGGAATGTATACCTGTTGAAAACATCATTAATGTAAGTGAAATGTTTTTACCAAATAATGATAAAAGATTTATAATTTGGTATAAAGGAGTATAGTGAAAACAAAAAACGAAGTAAAACTAATTTTTAAAAATTCAGCACAAGCTAAGTATTTTGTTGAATGGTTATGTAATAGTGGTGAACAGGATTATTTTGATTGTGTGGATATTAATGGTTCTGAAGGAGTTAAATCTTTTGACTATGATTATGATGAAAAAATAATAGTTGGAAAAACTTAAAAGAAAGGAAATGTAATTATGGGATATATTGAAGAAAGAAATCCATTTTTCAGTGTTAGACGGGAAACATTAAAAACTGATTCCGGTATAATTCTTGATAAGGAAGCACTTATCAATGATGATACAGATGATGTTCTTGGTATTGTTTCTCCTGGTTATGAACTTGTTACCAATTCTGATATTGATGAAATGTTCAATGAGGCGATGACAGCGTTTGAGGTTAAAGAAGTTCAGGATCATATGGACGCAGAGACAAAACGATGGAAACGCCGTGTAATATTCGGTGATGATCGTCTTACTTCCGAAGTTTTACCTGGTGACGCAACAGGTGTTATGTTAGAAATACATAACGGTTATAACGGTAAAACTGCTTTCGGTTATGAGTTAATGGGATATCGTTGGGCATGTACCAATGGTATGGTTATGGGGAAATCTTCTCTTTTTAAAGAGTCGTTTGCCCATTTTGTCAATAATCCTGAAAGATTGCGTAATTCTTTTGAAATGAAGTTTGATGCATTTCATAAAAATACAGAAATCTGGAAAGACTGGTCAAAAATACCCATGGACAAAAGACTTTTTGAGAATTTTGTAAATGGTCATACAAAGTCTGATGATGGTACCAAGGCTAAAAAACACCAGTATCTTGGTGTAAAGGTTGCCAAGTCAATAATTGATAGTTATGAGCCTCTTTTAATAGAGCAGAAACTTGATAACACTATGTGGGGAGCATTCAATGTCCTTACTTATTTATCAACACATGTTGCCAAGGCTCGTAAGGGTTCCAATGTTTTTTCACAGAGACATAAGACCCTGAATCGTTTGGCTACGGATCTTTACGGAATAAACACTGGCGCTCTTGTAGTTGTATAGAAATGTTAAAATACAAAGGAGATAATGTGATATGGAAAGATATAAAAGATGTCCTAAGTGTGTAAAACCAGGAACATATAATGAAAAATATGACTCCGTATTCTGTAAAGAATGTAATATATGGATAGAGGATACTTGTACAGATCATAACTGCACTATATGTATGAGTAGACCAAAAAAACCAGAAAATAAGGAAAATAATGAAAAAATTTAAAATATATGCAGGACTCGGAGGCGGCTTCGGTGGAGCAACATATTCATATACCGATGAATTTGAGTCGGAAGATGAAGCAAGTAAAGCAGCTTGGGAATCAGCCATAGAATCTTATGAAGGTTATTGTGGACTTCACGGTCTCAGGGAAGTTGGTGATATCATGGAGGAAGATAAAGTTGATGAAGATGAAGCAATAGAGATATATAATGAAGAGCGTGAAACATGGCTTGATTATTATGTTGTAGAGGCAAGAGAGGGTGTCCATAAAACTCATTGTTGTGTTAAACATGGGTGTAAATATAATGAGGATGACTGTCCTGTTGTAAATGATAGAATAAAACAAACATATAATTGTCCTGAATGTAAATCTTTTGAGTTTGAATAGGAGATATAATGATATTGAAATATTCTGAGGGAAGTAATAGTCCCTTCATACAGATAGATGAAAACAATAAGTTAATTTTCAGCACACTGACTGAGGATAAAAGGAAAGGATTCAGATGGTTTGCCTTCAATGGTATAACCAGACAGAAAGTTAAGTATGGTAAAACTGGTAGATTCACCATGGTTACAAATCATGAAAGTTGTATGCCTACTGTATTACTTGAAAAACTTCCAAAAAGAGTAAAGGCGAAAGACGGTCCTTTATCTCCTATAGTTCTTAAAAAACTCAAAAGTATCATGAGGGACTTATGTGTTGATGGTTGGTTTCCAAGGGAAAATCTTGAAAATCTTGGAAGAGCTTTGAGTGGAGATGAACAAATTTTTGAGGCTGAGGACTTCGTAGATGATGATCCTACAGCAACAAAGTCGTATGATGATATAGGAAATAAAGCCAAATCAGTAACCTTGAATAAAGGATTTAAAAGAGGCAAGGCCTTAAAACGAAAACCAAAATGTAAAATAACCAGTAAGATAAGAAAGGTGTAACAAAATGGATAAAAATTTTGATGAAATACACAAGGATTATAAAGATGCAAAGAATAGACTTAAAGAAATTCCTGAAGAAATTGATAACGCGGTTTTTCGTATGGACATAGGAATTGATGCAAGTGAGTATATCATAGAACTTGCTGCAGAAACGGCAGCTAAATTAGATATCATATATGAAACGGTTGACGATATGTTAGAAATTCTTTCAGATGAAGCCGGTATAATAATCTTAAATGATACTTCTTTACCTGTAGGACTTTTAAACGAATTGAGTCATATAACAGAACCTATAATAGTAGGATAGAATTTATAGGTTGATGTACGGTAAGTACAAATAATATAGGCAAGGGAAAGCCAAACCTGAAACCTTGAATAAAGGTTTCAAATGAGGTAAGTCTTTGAAACGTAAACCAAAAAGTAACATAACCAGTAAGATTAAAAAGGTGTGATAAAATGAGACAAATTGAAAAATTAGTTGAGGAATGTTCAAAATCAATAAAAATACTTAGGGATATTCCTGAAGAACTTGGGGCTGCAACTGACGGTCTGAAAGATGGTTATATGGAATTTGATGAATGCATCGAAATGATAGAGTATTCTACTAAGGAAATGGAAGAACATGTAAATAATATCATGGTAAATGTTGAAGATTCGTTAAATGATTTCATGGAATTGTCGTTATTATTTGATTAGACTTAACTATGATGTAGTTGTATAGTTATTATGAATTTATAGGTTGATGTGCAGTAAAGAGACATACCGTCCGTTAAAATGCAGAAAAGGGTTATAGTACCTAGCACGGACTTAAACGAAAGCACTTTTGGGGGTCGTCTTACCTATTGACTTTTTAAATATGAACGGATTAAAATAAAAATATATATTTACAAAATCAACCAAATATGTTATAAATAGGATAAAGTAAAATAAATTATGATTTTTAAGGATGGAGAGTAATGAAAATAGTATCAGCATATCGCAGTTTAGATAATTATTCCAGCGATTTACTAGGCTCAGATTGGCAAGGAGAAAACTCCATATAGGTAAAATCATATTAAAAATAGTTAGATTTAGAAAGGGATTTTACCAATAATGAGTGTAGAATCCCTTTTTTGTTTATATGAGCATCGTGATCTGGGATCAAATGAGGCTCCAAACTTCGTTGTGCCGGGTTCGATTCCTGGACGGTGTGCCAATTAAAAATACTTCCCCCTGTAGCTCAGCGGAATCAGAGTGTTTGATTACGAATCAAAAAGTCGCAGGTTCGAATCCTGCCAGGGGGACCATATGATAAATAGAATAGAAAGGATAAGATTATGAATATAAAAATAATAGATGTACTCATTAATATAATACCACATCCAGGATTAGAAGAGAATATTGGTAAATATTGTATAAGTGAAGATATAGAATTAAAAGGATATGTTTATGATGTTTCATTAGGAAGATTAGTGATGATATTATATGGAAATAATAATAGGAAAATAGATATGGTAGTAAATAATATATATAATATTATAAAAGGATGTTGATAGTAGGAAATGTAATGTATGATTGGAGTATAGTATATATCTATTATAATAATAGGTGGTATAGGTATATATTATTGGTAATGGTATATCGCGGCTGGCTACAGGAGATAGGATAACATATTGGAGGAAAAAGTAAACTAATTATTTTAGATTATTAAATAAAAGATTAAAAATGCCTAAGAAATTAACATATGATTATGTAAAGGAACAAATTGAGAATGTTGAAGGTTATAAACTTTTGAGTAAGGAGTATAAAAATGCTCATGTTAAATTAAAACTAATGTGTCCTAAAGGTCATAGATTTGAAATGAATTGGAGTCATTTGAAACAAGGTGATAGATGTTCTATATGTAGTATAGAAAAACAAAGATTGTCTTATTCATATGTAAAAGATCAAATAGAGCAAGAAGATTATAAACTTTTAAGTAAAACATATAAAAATAGTAAAACTAAATTGGAATTTCAATGTCCTAAAGGTCATAAATTTGAAATGATATGGAGTCATTTCAAACAAGGACGAAGATGTTCTAAATGTATAAGAAATGAATATGTAAGAAAGAATATAGAAAAAGAGGGTTATAAACTTTTGAGTAAGGAGTATAAAAATGCTCATGTTAAATTGAGAATGAAGTGTCCTAAAGGCCATGAGTTTGAAATGGTATGGAATAATTTTCAACAAGGTAGCAGATGTCCAGAATGTTGGAAAGAAGCATCAACTTCTAAAACAGAGAAGGAAGTATTAGAAGTTGTTAAATTATTAACACCTGAATATATTGTGGAGAATGATAGAACGCAAATTATAAATCCTAAAACAGGATGGAATTTAGAATTAGACATTTTCATACCTTCCATTAATAAAGCCATTGAGTTTAACGGCGAATATTGGCACAATGATATTGAAACAAAATACAGAGACCATCAGAAGGTTGTCCAATGTAAAGAAAAAAATATTGACCTGTTAGTGATAAAAGAAAATGACTGGATGAATAACAAAAACACATGTATAGATTTTATAAAAAAATTCGTAAAATAAATAAAAGAACAAATGTTCAGGAGGTGATTCAAAGTTAGTTCCTGGAATGAAAAGAAAGTATTTGGAGTAAAACGATTTATTTCTAATAAAGGTAAAAAAGTGGAAGAAAACTGTATATTTAATGGAGAAACGATTTACGATATATTTTTGATATCAGATTTACATCTATATCATAGAAATATAGCAGAATATGCTAATAGATCACATGGTTGGCAGGAAAAAATTATTACCAATTGGAATCAGGTAGTAAAAAAGAATGATACGGTTCTTCATCTTGGAGACTTATCATTTGGTAGTAAAGAAATGACTAAAAAAGTAATAGATCAGTTACCAGGTAAGATTTTTAATCTCAAAGGTAACCACGATAGAAAAGGTATAAAATGGTTTGACGATGTTGGAGTAACATTGATAAAAAATCCTTTTATAGTTGATTGTCCAAATGAGGATATAAGATTTTATTTCTCACATAGACCACAACTTGATGTTCCACCACGAACAATATCAATAGCAGGACATGTACATGATAAGGGTGATTTTATATATAAATCAAAGAAAGTGATACATGTAAATGTGTCTGTGGAACAAATAGATTACAGACCTATTAGATTATCAAGCCTTATGTTAAAGATTGATAATTTACATTTATAAGAAAAAATGATATAATATAATAAGGAATAAAGATGTTAAAGAAAAATGATAGTTTTGGATGAAAGAAAAAATCATGAAGGAAAACGGTAAAATAATTAAATGTCCTAAGTGTAATAGCACTGATATAGAAGCGGTTATGCCGTTTGATTATGTAAAGGTGTGTAAAAATGATAATTGTAAATATTTTTTACAACATCCTGAAAAATTTAGGTATCAGTTTTCAACTGGATGTCATAATTAAAAATTTAATGAAAGGATAATACAATGGATTTTGATTTTTATAAAAAAGGAAGAGACCCAGATTTTATCAATGATATTGGTACTAAATGGTGGAGACAGGAAACCCATTTTAATAAAGAAAAATCTGAAAATTTAGAATCTAAAGGTTACTCATGTTGGTATGTAGAAACAATTGATGATGATAGAAATCATGTTGTTATTAAGAATGAGGAGATTGTGTTCTCTACAAAACAATTAGAAGCTGTGGCTGTATGGATAGATTGTGCATGGCTGTCTGAAAAGGAATATTAATGTCAAAAACAATAGGTATAGTCGGCTCAAGGAAAAGAGACGGTAAAGATGATCTTAAACTTGTAATGGAATTGTTCAGAAAATATTATGAACCAGGTGATAAGATTTGTTCAGGAGGTTGCCCAAAAGGTGGTGATAGATTCGCAGAGAAGATAGCGGATTGGACAAGATTGACCGAAGATAATGGACAACTCATTATACATAGACCGAAACCTGTTCCTAAAGATTCACCTAAATATGTATATGCAAAGGCGTTCTATGAGAGAAATACAACAGTAGCAAAAGATTCAGATATCTTAATAGCTGTTGTTGATCCTTCAAGGAAGGGCGGTACCGAGGACACAATTAAAAAATGGAAGAAATTTCATCCAGATAATATATGTAACTTGGTAATTGTATGAAAAAATTTCTATATAAAACAACAATGACCGTTTTTAAATGGATATTATTGAGGTTACAACCTTCTGAGGAAGTAATCCAAGTGTATGAAACTAATGATGATATAGATCGGGAAATGACACCTTGTCCAAATTGTGATTATCCAGCATTGAAAAGGGTTGTTGGATATGATCCACAAGAGATTTACTTTTCATGTGGAAGTGTTATACTATTAAGTGAAGATAAAAAAATTGATAAATTTATCGGTGGTGAGGAGTGTTTAATCATGGGTGATAAATTAATAGACATAACAAGAGGAATAGAGCAATAAAATATTAGCGGGTATACGTCAATGAAAAATAAAATAAGAAAAATAGAACCAGTGATATAAATAAAGATAGAAGTTAGAAATAAGGAGTATATCATGGATCTATCAAGGAAAAATATAAAAAAAGTAGCAGTTGATATGTTAGGAAATAAGTGTTTTTATTGTGGTGAATCATATCCATTATGTGTATATGATTTTCATCATGTACAAAAAAAGGTTGTAGAAATAAGTAGAATTATGTCCACTTTGAATAGAATGACATTAAATAGTTTCATTAATCTTATTGATGAAATGAAAAAATGTGTTCTTTTATGTTCTAATTGTCATAGACAGGTTGAAAGTGGACTTATTGAAATAAACGAATCACCTGTCTATGATCTTTCCATATTAAAAAGAACATTCTGTAACGATTGTCCTATATGTGGTAATATAAAATTAGTAAATTATGTGACATGTTCTGTTAAATGTTCTCATATGAATTTGAGAAGGGTAAAGTGGCCTTTAAAAGAGGAGTTAAAAGAATTGATTGAACATAATACATATACTTCTATAGGTTTGTTATTTGGAGTATCCGATAGTACAGTAAAGAAATGGGCCAAAAATTATGGTATATTTGTACCAAAATATAAAAGAAAGAAATAATTAAGCGGGTATAGTGTTTAATGGCAGCACGAAAGATTTCCAATCTTTCAGTTCCGATTCGAATTCGGATATCCGCTCCAAAATTATATGTAGCGACTCAGGTGAGAGCCTCCATACATTTAGGGAAAGGTTATTTTTAATAACCGATGGATAGGTTGGCTGACGGGCCATGTGGGTTCGATACCCACACAGCTGCACACATTAAAAAAGAAAGGATAAAATATGTTAAGTAAAACACAATTATTTGGAATGATGTTATTAACATTTGTTGTTGTATTTGTAGGATGTTTGGTATTTTCCATGGTGTATCATGGAATACTACCGTTTCTACTCAAATCAGTTGTAGAATTGAAGGTTTGGCACATTCTTATAGTATTTATATTGTATAAATTAGTAAATTTTACCATAGGTCTTATACTTTATATTATAAAAAGGATAATCGAAAAATGAGTTCTATAACAAGAATGTTTGATGAACTAATATGTTCGGTAAATCCGGATATTAATTTGAAAGAGGATTTAAATCTTGGTAAATTCGGTTACACATACAAGTGTTTATCTGTTCGTCAACCTTGGGCTGATTTAATAGTAAAAGGTGTAAAATCTATAGAAAATAGAAATTGGTTTACAAATCATAGAGGACCTTTACTGATACAGGCACCATTGAAGTTCAATAAAGATGATTGGAAAAGTTTACAAGATGAAGGTTTTCATGATCATTTGATGCGACCAGAGGACTATCATTTAGGTTATATAGTCGGCGCTGTGGAAATATCTGAGGTATTTAGATCGTGTAATTCCACTTTAGGTGTTTATGATAGCGTGTGGGCCAAAACAAATGTAAATTTTTGGTGGAAACTATATAACGGTATTGAGTTTGAAAACCCCATACAATGGAAGGGGCAATTAAGTATTTTTAATGTACATGATGAAAAAAATGAAATAACAAAACAAATGGCGGGATGGCGTAATCAGGTATCGCAGTAGATTGCTAATCTATCCAGGGTCAAACCTGTCTCGGTTCAAATCCGGGTCTCGCCGCCATATTATATATTCAGGGAGAAGTTAATGGAAACTATTTGTTTATATCAGTTTATAAGACCTAAACATGATGTTGATTTAAATGATGGAAGTGGAAATTGTCGTACTTGTGTTAAAGATGAAAAAAACAAAAATTGTTCAAGATATTATCCTATAGAAATAGGAACTTTCGATGTTGAAGGAGATAAAAATGAATGTTAATGATTTAATGAAGAAGTTTGATAAGAGATCAGATACAGCAAAAGAACTTCATAATTTCAGTATAATTGTATCAGATTTATATGTATTATCCTTCGGTATCGAAACGCTATATAAGGAGAAGAAAGATGCCGAAATGGATAAAAAGAATCATACAATGGAACAGAAAACGTAAACTTAGAAACGCTGTTCGAGAACTCCGTGGAGAAGCGGAGCAGTTTGGTATAAATATAGATGTAGTACAAAATGGAGAAGTAGAAAAAAATGATATAGTTCTATATGGACCTGATGGATCACGAATAATCGTGTCCGGTCTTGAAGGTACAAATATAAAAGAAGCAATGAGAGAGAGAGAGAAATAAATTATAATCTTGACACAAGTGATAAAATGTGTTAGAATTATATAGATAAAAGAAATATATGGGGGATGTTCCGGGTAACGGCCTGTAAAGTCGTGGTCATAAAAAATCTCGGAGGGCGACGAGTGGTTCAATTCCATCATCCCTCACCATATAAAGAACATGGAGGGTACCGTCAAGGGACAAATCCGGTTTGAACCCGGTGGCATGGTGAAACATGGGTGTTCAATTCATCTATCCTCCGCCATAATTATGAAAAGAAAATGTATAATATGTAAAACAGAGATCAAGGAGTGTATGGGTTTTGTTCTGGCAAGAGACATCATTGTAGATGTTGAAATCCCAAGGGAAGTTTGTCAGGGCTGTTCATGGGCTGTTGATCCTAAAACAATCAATGGGGGCGAAAAGGTTTCGATTGGGTAGTATGAGTATGTAATTGCGTCTGGTAGAATGTAGTAGGCTACCTTAAAATGACTACAAAACGATAAATGCTAAAACATTTATAAAAAACGCGGTAACTAAGATAAGCGACTTCTTCAAGTCACTTGTTCCAACTCCCGCATTTGCAGCTATATAGTTGCATGTTTCACTAAAGGGCATCCTACATCTTAGTGAGGCATAAATTAGTAGGATCGGAAAGTTTGGCTTGGATATTGACCGACTGACTTAAACAAACAATATCACAACTTTGTAGAACGGTATCCGTCCTTTTCTTCAAAGTACGTTGACGGAAATAGGCGTATGAATTATGTATGATTTTATTCAAGACGCGGGTTCGATTCCCGCCGTCCTCCACTTTTAAATAGAAGGATAGAGGAATGTTATATACGGTTTATAAAATTAAAAATTTGACCAATAGTAAGATTTATATAGGAGTTCATAAGACATCTAAATTAGATGATAATTATATGGGTTCTAGTGATATCTTACGAAATGCTATAAAAAAGTATGGAATAGAAAACTTTGAGAAAGAATATATTGAAATATTTGATAATTCAGAAGATATGTTTAAAATGGAAAGTCAAATAGTTAATAAAGAGTTTATTAGAAGAAAAGACACTTATAATATCAAAGAAGGTGGTTATGGTGGATGGGATCATACCAATTATAATGTATTGACCTTTGAGCATCGTTCAAAAGGTGGTAAGAAAGGTGTTATTAAAACTAATAAGATAATAAAGAATAAAAGAGAAAATGATCCTGAATATGATAAAAGATTTAGAGAGATATGTGGTAATACATTTAGAGGAAAAAAACATACAGATGAAACGAAAAGAATAATCGGTGAAAAAAATAGTAAACACCAATCTGGAGAGGGAAACAGTCAGTATGGTACTATGTGGATTTATAATTTCAAAAGAAAATTATGTAAGAAAATTAAAAAGGAAGAATTTCCTAAGTATGAAATTAAAGGATGGCTTAAAGGAAGAAGATTAAAGTTTTTAAACAAATAAAATAAACGGAGGAGGAGCACGCTACTGAAAGTATTTCTGTAACGGCCAACTCCCCTCACACATTAAAAGCATCTGGTAATCACAGTTATCAGAGACTTTAATAAAAGGGAACCATAGATAATAACTCCGTGTAGGTTAATGGAATGGAGATTCCGGTTATTGAGGAACCGACGGTCAGAAATGACAAGAGACTTTGGGTCCAACATTCTGGACGGTTAAAGTGCTGTTACCGGCGCGAAGATGAAAAAGGTTAGTGTATATAGGTATACTAATAGCAATGACAAGTACAAATAGATTGTCATTACATAAGAAAGGTAGTAAGGCGTAGGCAAAGCCTATAACTAAATAACAATTTGCCAATAATAGATGAAGTATAATTAATAGATTAGTAGTAAATTAGATTGGGTTAAAAGAAAAAGAGTGTGAATTTGTTTTGTTCCGGACGAAGCATTTGCGCACGAAGAAACCGAGTGGGCTGTGGAACTAAAAGGTCCGTCCTTTAAAAAAGAAGATAGGGTGGACTGAAAAAGAGTGTGGAAGCAGCCTTTCTCATTTTAAAACAAAATTGCGCTTGGAGAGACCGTAACATATAGTAACGGTTTCTCCAAACATCATTTTATAAAATTAAACCCCTGTAGGCGAATGGTATAGTCGTCAGGTTTAAACCCTGTGTTTTCGGACGTGGGGGTTCGAGTCCCCCCAGGGGTACCAAACATAAATAGTAAAATCAAGCCCCTGTAGCAGAACTGGTATATGCTGCGGCCTTAGACGCCGTGTATTTTGATGGGTTCGACTCCCTCCGGGGGTACCAAATAGAAAGGAATAATATGTTAATAAAAGACTTATGTGAAATAGGTGTATTGAGTTATAAAGCTTTAAAGTTTTATGTTAAGGCCTATGTTAAAAAGGCTAAGAGTGTTTTTGATCGCGGAAGAAAAAGAGGAGCAAGTTACAACCACAAAAGTAATTTTATTAATTCCGGTACATTTTCCTGTGAACCTTCTTCTGTAGGTGTTATAAATTCGAAAAGACCTCCGACATATGATGAAATCGTTGAACATTATGATGTATATTGTGATAAATTTCATAGAGATGCAGAGAATGAATGGTCAACAGAAAAGATAATATCATGGGATGAATATAAGAAAAGGGTAAAAGGAAAGGATGGATGGAATTTTATGATGGACTCATGATTGTCACAGGAAATAATGAGAATATACATGTAAAAATATAGGGGTGGAGTGTGATGGTTGCACATGATCCTTTGAAGGTCAAAGACGGGGTTCAATTCCCTGTGCCCCTGCCAAATAGAAATACACTTACCAAAAAAATCTTTCAAAGAATTAGTTTACAACACAATCAAACAATGATATAATATAAGTATAATGAAAATATGGAGTATTGGTGTAGTGGCAGCACGGTAGATTGTCGATCTATTAGTAGGGGTTCGATTCCCCTATACTCCGCCAAACAATAGAAAGGGTAAAGAAAATGTTTATAAAATTTCCAGAAATAGACAACCATTATCAAAGTAAAACTGTGGATCAGTTCCTTTCAGAGTTTCCTGAATTAAAGGATACTTTGTTCATACTGAAGGAAAAACTTCATGGAACAAATATACAGTTGATATTCGAACCAAATAAACCTATGGAAGTAGGTTCTAGGAATCGTGTTATACCTATAGGTGAAAGTTTCTTTGGAATTCGTGACTTCCTGTATAATGATATTCATATGCAGGAACTCATGCTGCATATGCAGAAATATTCTGATAAAAGTGATTCTCTTGTAAACCTTTATGGAGAGTTTATAGGTCCTGGTATAAACAAGGGTGTTGATTATGGGGATAAAAAACATTTATTATTTTTTAACATGAGACTGGATAAACATATGCTTTCTGATAAAGGAATGGAATGTTTCTTTGGAGATAGAGGACTGTTATACCTGTTATGTCCTACGGTTGATATGGTAACGGGATTAAGAAAAGCTATAGAGTATGATGTGGTTCTTAAAAGTTGTATATATCCTATTGCAGAAGGTGATAATATAATGGAAGGTGTGGTTATTAAACCTTACTATGAATATTACATAAATTCTGGCGGACATACAGTATATTTGAAGAAAAAGAATGAAAAATTCATAGAAAAAATGAAAAGAAAGAAAAGAGTTAAGAGTCAAAAAGACCCTATATCTCAGGAACTCCTTGACCTACATGATGAATTTAGATCATATCTCACACCAATGCGGATACAGGGAATATTCTCTAAATATGGTGAGATGAAAGAAAATAAGCAACTGGGAGAATATATAAAATATATGCTTAAAGACGCTAAAAAAGATTTTCTTAAAGACAATAGCGGATATATGGAAAGTCTTGACAAAAAAGAAACCCAATATGTGTATAACCATGCCAAGTGGATAGTAAAAATGTTACAAGAAGCATTGTAATTTATGAGGGCGACGGTCCATATTCTAAAAATCGTCCTCTTTACTTTGTTTCTCTGTGCGCTCACGTTCACATCAAATGCTGATATCCTTGAAAAAGAACAATCAAATTATAATAGTCCTTATTATGCCTTGTCTTATGATGAGGAGTTTCTTGAAAATTCATATGGTAGAGAGGAACTTGAGGATATAAGAAGGGATGCCGCAATAGATTATACAACAAAATTTATAGGTAATAAATTTAAAAAGACTCCAATAGGTCAATATACATTACGAAAGTTTGATGTATTAACCTCATATGGTAGAATAGAATATAGTAAAAAACGAAATTCAGAGAATGCAAATTTATATTTACCAGGTGATATCAATAGAAAAATTGATGAATATGAATATGATTATAGATTATCTTTTGGTTTTTCGTTATATATTAAAGATTCAAAACCATGTCCCACAACAAAGGTTATATGGATTTATAAAAATATAGATTATACAATAGGCTATGATATACGGTTTTATGAAACATTCTTAATTATAAAAAAGAAGGTTAATAAATTGATTGATGTTGGTATAGCCTATGAAATGGAAAGAATAGAAGAAGGAAAAGAAGAAAAACTATATCTTTTCCTATTGAAAGTGTTTTAAAAGGAGTAAAGAGAATGCAGATTAGTAAACCAAATAAAGATAGAATAATGGTACTCGGTGACACACATGGAGTTTGGTATCCTGTTAATCAATTGATTAGTAGCAGGAAACCTCACATGATACTCCAGTGCGGTGACTTTGGGTATTTTCCTAAACTCCATCAAAATACAGAAATGAATATGAATGGCTGTGTTAAACGTAAGCCTTGGGATCAGTTTGGTCTAAAGAATAGAGACATAAATGGTAATGATATAAGATTTTACTGGTGTGATGGAAATCATGACGACCATGATTCACTAAAGGTTCTTATAGATAAACGTGAGCCTTTTCCTATGCCAAATTTCAGTGATGTGTGGCATTGTCCCAGAGGGTCCTATGTGACTCTACCTGATGGAAGGGTTGTACTTTTCATCGGCGGTGGACATAGTATTGACTTTGAATATAGAACTCAAGGTCTCGACTGGTGGAAAACTGAGGTCATAGATCAAGCGGATGTTGATGCGCTACCGGATATTGATGTGGATATCATTATATCCCATACATGCCCGAGATATTTCTTCGATGGAATGAAAATGGAGATGTACCTAGGGAAACATACAGACCCGAGTTGTGTAGCTTTAAATATCGCTTTTGACAAGTATAGACCGAAAAAATGGTATTTTGGACATTTTCATCATTATCGTAGAAACTCATACAAGGGTTGTGATTGGACAGCACTCTCAATGACTCATGAGGAAGGATGGTGGGATTGGCTCCCAGAGTAGGTTTACATTTTGAATAAAACCATGTATAATAATAGATAGAAAGGAATAATATGTCAGTTGATACAAATAGTATAATGTCAAAAGTGCTGGGTCAATATAGACTGAGAATTGAAGGTACACATGGTATGTCCCACTGGTCCAGAGTGTTAAGGATAGGTAGATACCTTGCACCTTTGACAGGAGCAGATCAAGATGTTTGTGATTTGTTCGCTTTACTCCATGATTCACAAAGAGTAACAGAAGGTCCTGACGATTTCCATGGTATAAGAGGTGCAAGATATGTTGCGTCTTTACTCAAATATGAACTTAAAGAATATACACATAAGCAAATTGATTGTTTAATGTATGCCATTAAACATCATAATATGGGTGGAACACGATCTCATGATGTCACTATTACGACATGCTGGGATATGGATAGACTTGACCTTGGCCGTGTTGGTTATAGACCAGATCCGAAAAAACTTTGTACCCATGAAGGTAAAAAGCAGAGTGTAATAGATTGGGCATACTCAGCAAGTGTTATCAATACTTTAGGTCCAGATGAAAATGTATTAATACCTGAAAAATCAACGGTTTATAGATTTTAATGATGAAGAATGTAAAATATAATAGTTGGTGTTGTCAATCATGTGGTGAACAAATAGGATGGATTGGAATTTTCCAATTATTTGGTAATTTTTTCCATAAATGTAAAGTAGAAGAAATGAAAAAGGAGAAGAAATAATATGTTTTGGGATATTGCGATAGTAATTTGTTTAAGTGTTGTATTTGGATTAATTATAGGTAGTATAGGGTGTAAAACGAGAGATAGAATAAAAGTCCTTGAAAAGGAAAATGAGGATTTCTTGAACCCAGAATATGCTGAAAGACACTCTTTTCGTAAAAACCATCGTATACCGATAGTTCAAAATGAAAGAGGAGTTTTTTATAGAACATTTATAAAGGATGAAGATAATTTTGTTGAAGTTCTATGGGATTACGAGAGGGAATTATTCGCCGTTCATTTCGGTAGTAGAACAAAAAGGCAGTTATATTCCTCAAATATAAAATTGGTAGAGAAAACTTCTATTGAAGATTTACCAAGAATTTCATAAATAAAGGTACAATGTGCAGGTATGGTATAATGGTATTACAATGGTCTACCCGACTAGAGATTTTAGGTTCGATTCCTAAGTACCCGCTCCAAACACCTTTTTATAAACAATCTAAGGAGATATATAAATGGGTAAAATAACTATGAAAAGTCGTACAAGTTTCCCTGTGAAACCGTCAAACAGTTGTACAAGTGCTTTAAGATTAAAGGAATGGAAGAAATATATGCCAACATTTAAAAATTATATCTTAAGTCCTCGTAAGGATGAAGCGTCTTATGAGGCTAATATAGGATTTCAGGAAATGGCCCAGTTTTATCAGAAGGCTACACATAAACAGATTGAAGAAATGGAAATGATAGTAAGAGCGGCGGACTGGGATAAATTCAAGAACATGATAAGAAAAATAACAGGCGTCAAACTTAAATAAGAAAAAACATAGAGCGATGACCAGCGGCCTGGGCAACGGATTGCAACCCCGTTAGTATATGGGATCGTCACCCATCATCGCTTCCAAGGCGAAGTAGAGAACTGGTATATCGGCTTGCCTCAAAAGTAAGCGTCTTTGTGGGTTCGACTCCCACCTTCGCTACCATATTCAACCGTGGATTACTACGGTTTTTTTGGTTTACAAGACAGGATCACTGTGATATAATAAAAGTAATAGGTATAGAAATTAAATGAAAAGGAGCAAACAAAATGCCAGACAAGGTAGATATTAAAAAATTTTTGGATTCAAAGTATCCCTTACTTGAAAAATTTAGAGAGGTAGCACCTGGTACCTTTAAACATTGTAAGAATGTTGCTAGTTTTTGTGAAAGTGTTGCTTTGAAACTAGGACTTGATGTTGATACTTTACTTGTTGCGGCACATTACCATGATATAGGTAAAATAAATTATCCTGAGGCTTTCAGTGAGAATCAGAATGGTGGGAAAAATATTCATGAAAACATTGATCCTATATTATCTTATCAGATACTTACAAGACATGTTGGTGATAGTGTTGTTATGCTTTTGGATATAAAAGATATGCCAATGGATGTGATGAATATAATCGCACAGCATCATGGTAGTACTGTACTACAATTTTTTTATAAAAAGGCAATAGATATAAACCCTGATATTCCAGAGGATTTATTCAGATATAAGTGTAGTCCTCCTCAAAGTATAGAGGCAGCCGTTTTGATGATATGTGACTCTGTGGAAGCCACGGTTCGTTCTCTTTCTGCAGTAGGTGAATTAGGTGAGTCAAAGGGTAGACAAGCAGTTGTAGACTCAACTATAAAAAGACTTATGTATGATGATCAACTGGATGATATGAAAGTAGGAGACTTAAAAAAAATAAAAAGGGTTCTTTGTAAAGAACTTGAAGATGTATATCATAAAAGAGAAGTATATGGTGATGAAAAGGATGGAAAAGATGGAAAAGATAGAAACTCTGATATAGATATAGTTTAATAGGAGAGATAAAAATATGGAAAAGATGGAAATACCTTATAATGTTTTTGAATTAAGAGCGGCTATTGTTACTCTTAATAACATGACAAATGAAGAATCGGATAGAATCGGTGAAAAATTTGGTGAAAAATTTAAAGGGTTGTCAAATAAGAAACAATTAAATAAAATGATCGCCGATGATAACGGTATAACAATATTAGAGTTAATAAATTCTCAGAATTATAAAATTTTGAAAGATGAATTTTTAAGGGATTTTCCATATAAAGCTGTTGAATGGTTTGTTAGTGAAGGTTTAACTGATATACAAGGTTGGTTGATTATTGCAAGTTCATTAGGACTTGTAGATGGGTTACACTAAGGAGATAAGATGTTTGATTTGATGATAAGAACCTTAAAGGAACACGATGATGCCTATTATAACGGTGATGTTGAAATAACAGACGCCGATTATGATGATTTGAAAGATAAGGCAAGGGCTATAAGACCTGACCATCCTTACTTTGATGATATTGGTGCTCCTATTTCTGGTAAAAAGGTAGACCTACCTTTTGTACTCGGCAGCCTTCATAAAAAAAAGACGGATACAATAGAAAAGTGGATTGAGAAACACCCAGGACCACATTGTATATCAGAAAAACTTGATGGTGTAAGTTTCATGGTTACATATGGATTTAAAGACGGTAAGGTTATTTCTGCTACAACCAGAGGTGATGGCTATCAGGGTAGTGATATAACAGATAAGGCAAAGATGTTCTGTCCTGTTATAAAAAATCTTAAACATAACTTTTCCTTCAGATGTGAAGCTATGTTGATAGGAGACACACATAAGAAACTTGGATTTAAAACTCGTAGAAATGGCACTGCAGGTATACTGAATAAAGATGGTATAAAGAATGCAAAATATATAGTTCCATACTTCTATGAGATACTTGATGGGGGTTCTGTTGAACATGATAGTGAAATAAGCAAATTCACATTGATGCAAAGTATGGGATTGAAAACTCCTAATATTATGCATATGTCAAATTCTCCAGATGTTATAGAATCTTTAACAGACTTCTTGACGATGTGTAAATCTCACCTGAAAGATATTGATGGTCTTGTTATTACACCTGACAATTATGTAAGAGAGGATGTTCTTTATCCTGAAAATAAAATAGCGTTCAAAGTAAATGAAAAAGGTGTTAAAACAGAGGTTATAGATGTTGAATGGAATACCTCACGAACTGGAAGAATAATTCCAACAGTTATTGTTAAAACTATTATAATAAACGGTGTTAGTATACAAAGGGCCACAGGTCATAATGCAAAATACATCCAAGAGAATAAAATATGTAAAGGATCAATGATTGATATCCAGAGATCTGGTGATGTAATACCTTTCATTTCAAAGGTTTATAAATGATAATATATAAATCAATAAACAAAATTACAGGAAAGTCTTACGTAGGACAAACAATAAGAACATTAAATGATAGAATAAAAGGCCATAAATGTAATGCTAATAATAAGGGATACATGTGTGAAAGGATATGAAAATGAATGGTTTTAATTATGTTCCGGAATTTTGTCCATCATGTGGAGGCCGTGCTGTTCCAAGAGGTGTTGATATGGTATGTAATAATGTAGATTGTCTTGCTAAAGCCTATAAAGAAGTTGAACACTTTTTGGTACGCCTTGGAGCAGAGTATATAACTGAAAAAACCCTCAAGAAATTAAATATTAACACTATACAGAAAGCGTATGAGATTGATGAGTTTGAAATTGCAACGATAGAAGGTTTCGGAATGAAACGAGGAGAACAGATCGTTAATGAGATTCAAGGAACATTACGAACTACTCCAAATAAACTGATATCAGCATTTGGAATGCCTAATGTTGGTAGATCGGTTGGTAAGTCAATATGTGATACATATTCTGATATATCACCTAAAGATATGATGTTACAATTTTTCTCAGATGATGAAGATTTCTTTGAGGATATAGATGGTATAGGTGAGGTTATAGCAGAATCCATTGTTATAAATCGTGGTAAATTTTATCCATTATATACATTTCTTCTTGAACAAGGTTTGAAGTTTGAGGTAGGACAGAAATTACAGGGTAAGAAATTCACTCTTACAGGTAAGGGAAACATGAGTAGACCTGCTATTAAAAAGAAAATAGAATCTCTTGGTGGAACCGTAAAGGGTATAAGTAAAGATGTTAATATGTTGGTAACTGATGATCCTGATAGTCAGAGTGGTAAGTCCAAAAAGGCGAGGAAATATGGTATTGATATTATATCATACGAACAACTTATGGTGATATTAGATACTTAATTTTATAGTATTTATAATTGGTAAAAAAGGATAAATATGGAAGATGGCAATGTAAAACAAGTTATAGTTGTAAGAAAGGACCTTAATATGAGGAAAGGTAAAATGTGTGCTCAAGTGGCACATGCCTCTATGAGGGTTATGCTTGATAGAATGCGATGTTCAAATTTTGAAGGCCAAATGCATTTGAAACTTACAATGGATTATGATGATCCAATGAGGTTATGGTTAAGAGATAGATATACAAAGATAGTTGTATATGTGAAAAGTGAGTTGGAATTACTCACACTTAGGGATGAATGTTTATTTCATGAAGTGCCGCATGCACTTATAAAAGATGCAGGACTTACAGAGTTTAAAGGTGTGCCTACCATTACATGCTTGGCTGTGGGACCAGGAAATAATAAAAAAATAGATGTTATAACAGGAGATTTAACTCTGTTATAAGGAGGAGTAATGTCACAATGTGTAAAATGTAAACACTTTTTTGTACCTGATTTCATGTGGGTAATACCAGGACAAATAGTATCACCAGGGAAAGAAGACGATAAAGAATGTGTTTTTTGTAAAATAGGACAAGATTATATCACAGTTGAAAAATTGGGTATAGAAACAAGATATACAAAAACAGAGGCATCAGAGGATTATAGAAAGTTCCTTAGAATGCTTGCAGATAAACCAACCATAGCAAAAAGGATTATGGATGCAGGAGTAATTGATTTAAAATCTGAAAGGAGATAGCATGACTAATTGTATAATTCTAAATTCTGATCATACATTTTTAAATGTTGTTAGTATCAAAAAGGCATTTAAGATGGTGGCTAAAGGTAAAGTAGAAGTATTGAAATATTCTAAAGATGTAATGAATACTATTACATCTGTTTATCAAATACCTTTAGTAATGAAACTTGTTAAACTTATTAGAACTCTTTATAGAAGCAAAGTACCGTTCAGTAAAAGAGCTGTTATAATAAGAGACGGACTTACTTGCGCATACTGTGGAGCAAAGCCTTCAAAGTTGACTATAGATCATATAATACCAAAAGCTAAGGGAGGTAAATCTACTTTTGAGAATTGTGTTGCTGCATGTAAACCATGTAACAATAAAAAAGAGGATAAAACCTGCCGAGAGATTGGTATGTATTTGAGAGTAAAACCAGTTGCTCCAACTGTAATGGAGTTTATCAGAAAGAAAATGGAAAAATTAGGTATAGAAAAAGTACTTGAGGAGTTATACAAGTAACTATTTAGGAGATAAGATGTCAGAAGTTAAAGAAAAATGTGTTGAAGTAAATATGAAGGATGGTAGTAGTGTTAAATTATACACCACCTTCAAGAAAACAGATGAATCAAAAATGTATAAACTTTTTGGTAAATCAATGGAGAAAGAAGTATTGTCAATGATATTCAATAATATTATAGATAATATATTAGAACAGGATATTAGTTTTGATGATATAATGTCCATACATTTTGTAGAGGAGAAACTGTGAAATATGAGTATAAAGAAATTAGAAGTAATTAAGACACCTACCAGATTATCATTCCTAGGTTACCTAGGAGATACTCAAGGATGTGGTACAATCCGTATGATTTACCCGTATTTATTATTAAATCATTATCGTGAGAATGGTGTTCAAGCGAGCACAGAAATGATTGGTCATTATGCATCTGATATAGGCTTTTATAAAAATATATCATATGTTCAATTCCAAAGAGCGTCAACATCCGAACATGTTAAAATCTTTGCACATTATAAAGAAAAAATCCAGAAAAAAATAAAAATACCTGTAATATATGAAATTGATGATCTATTACTTGGCATACCTTCATGGAATTTTGCCAGTGATTATTATGTTAAGAATGAAGAAAATGTTAAAAGAATGATGTCGTGGGCTGATGGTATGATATGTTCCACAGAGCCACTAAAGAAAATATATTCAGAATATAATAAAAGAATAGAGGTTATACCAAATCATCTTCCAAAATTTATTTGGGGTGATATATATCCTAAACATCATAATGAACCAAGAGAAAGAAGGCCTCGTATTTTTTGGGGAGGTTCACAGAATCATTTTGCTTTGAAAAAGATGGTAAAAAAAGGTATAAAAGGTGGAGACTTTAGTAACGGATTATTAAACTTCATAAGAAAAACAACGGATAAATATGATTGGGTGTTTATGGGTGCTATGCCTGAGGAACTCAATAATATAAAGAATAAAATAACATTCGTACCATGGGCATCAGTATTTAATTATCCACATGTTATGAAATCAATAGAGCCTGATATATGTATAGCTCCATTGGAAGATAGTGTATTCAATAGTTGTAAGAGTAATATTAAGATGTTAGAATTCTCTGCATGTGGAGCGCCAGGTGTATTCAGTGATGTATACCCTTATAAAAACACAAAGTTAAGAGCTAAAACTGATGAAGAAATGATAAGTCATATTGAACTTCTTGCAGGTGATATAGATCAAAGAGCTAAAACATATAAGAAAGATAGGGAGGCTGTAGGAACACAATTATGGTGGGAAGAAGGAAACAATTTGAAACGATATTTAAATACATACTTGAAACTTTTTGGAAAAAGATTACCAAAAAAGAACGGAAAATAATGATACAAAAAGAGTTTTGTGCTAATCCTTTATGTCAGTTTCATTCATATAAGATGAATGATGTTAAATTTTATATAAGTTCAAAAACCAATGGAGTAGTAGGTAATACAAAACTTAACAAAGTAGAAACTAATAAGTTTGTTACTAACAAAGGATTATTAATAATAAGTCGTATTTATTGTAAAAGACCTTATTCAGTTAGATATTTTTGTGATATCTGCACAGAAGCAATAAGAATAAAGGAGAAATTTTATGAATCTCAAAAGAAAGGTTTTTAAAAAAGTCGGAGATAAATGGGAAAGTACAAGCATGTCCTTTTTACGAAAAGGTGATATATTTAAAATGTTTGAACCTAATGATGACCCTGTGAAAAATGGACATTGTGAAACTATTTTTACATGTGACTCAAATGCTTATGAAAATAAAAATGGAGTTTGGTGTGTAGATGTAGAAAAAGGCGGATCAACTATACCTCCTGATGAAGTAGCATAGTAATAATATTACTATAACTGAATTTGTTTACAAATACTAAATTTTGGTGTATAATTATAATATGATAACTGAATATGATATATATTTTGGATTTAGACGGGCCCAGGCAGAGTCTAAGAATAGACCTTATAGAATGCCAAAGAACTGGGACGACCATTTTCAAAAGAAAATGTCAGATAAGAATAGAGAGGCGTTGACACTTGCTTCCAAATATTTCAACACAAAATGGAATAAAATAGATGTATATAGATTCATGCAATGTGGATTTGAAATACTTAAATCATTTACATATGTTCAATTTTTTGATCAAAGAATAATAAACTTATATATACAACACGATAAACATATAAAAAGAGATATACGAATGACTAAAGAAGGAATAATCAATTCCTTAAAGTTTGTAAAACTATACATGAAGGAGAAAACCATATCCTCTGTTAGTCGTTATTGTATGATAGAAAAAGATGAATTGAAACTTGTTGTTTATCATTATCTTAATAATAAAGTTGATAAGTATTTTATTGTCTGGTTGATACATATGAAAATGTTAAACTTAACGGATGATGAGAGAGTACAAGTGCCATATATTATTGAACAATATAGAGATATAATATTAAGTTTAAAAGGTTCAGAGAATTTTTTAAAAAAGTTAAAGGATAAACTATAGTGAAATTTAAAAATTATTTAGAATTAATATATAAACAAGATAATGAAATTGAAGAAAGAACATTATTAGAATCAGGAGCGTCTTTAAGCAGAATACTATCAAAACTTAAAGGTGATGATGATTTTGTGATGATTACTGCATTTAGAAAGAATAATACATATAAACAGAATCAACAAAATAATAATTCTCTAATAAAATCATTAAGACAGAAACTTGGAAATATAAAAGCATATGGCGCGTATAGATTAGTTGGTCATTGGAAAGAATGTAGTGTTGAATTACCTGATAATATAACAATTGATAAATGTTCTGAATATGATGGTAAGATACAAGACACACTTGAAGAATCATGGCTTATATTAAACGATCAAAAAAATCCAAAATTTTTTGATGTTACACTTGAAATGGCAAGAAAGTATAAACAAGATGCTATAGTCGCTAGAATAGGTAAAGATTTTGGATTATTTGGTAAAAATGGTAAGAAATGGGAAGATTTTGGAGCAATATCAGGTAAATCTATAGATTATGGATTTAATAGAATTATAGGGTTACAAGGTTTTACAGAGTTAAAGAAAACGAGAAATAAAGGAAGAATTATCAATATTATACTTGAAGGTATATCAATTCCTAACCCCTCCAACTCATCTAATAAACTCTATAAGGCGATGAATTTATTATATTAAGGGAGGCAATATGGCTGGATTTAGTCCTGCATATTTCATAAGTCCAAAAGGTAAGGTTGTTTATGTGTCTAACCACATAACAGCAATTATTAGAAATCCCAATAAGTTTGGTATTTCAAAAGAGTTTATAAAAGATCAATATGAGAAGTATAATGAAAGAATGGGTCAAGAAGGAAAAGCAAGAGAATCTATAATTTTAATGTTAGTTAATCGTGGTTGGATTAGAATAAGAAGATACGGTGATAATTTTTGGTCAATAAACACATATATTCTGAATCCAAAAAATAGAAAATTTATTATAAATTGGGCTAAAACATTATTAAAAGGAACACCTGACTTTAGAGAATATGATGGTGAAATACTTGTAGATATAAAGGCAGAAGTTGGTAGAGGTATGAAGATACCATTTAAAGAATTAGCTGGTGAAATATCCGAAGATTTTGATGATTTACCTGATATAGAATTTGTAAAATCATTTGATAATTTACCTGATATAATAAATAACGATTTAATAGATAAGATAGATGAAATGTTAACATCATAAAGGAGAATTTGTAATGGAAGAACAAAAAAATTTGTTTGATTTATTGGAAGAGGCTATAACAGGTGAAAAACCTGAGGCTGTAAATCATGTTGTATTCATTATGGACCATAGTGGTTCAATGTCAAATATCAGAAAAGAATCAATGGATAATTTCAATGATCAAATTAAAAAGATAAAGGAAGAGACAGAGGGTATCAAAACACTGATAACGGTTGTTGAGTTTGATAATGAAATAAAAACACGACATCTTGATACATATCTTGAAAATGTTGCCGAACTTAATGGTTATTGGACAGGCGGTCTGACAGCATTATACGATGCTATAGGATTGACAATATCTAAATTTGAAAAGAATGAGTATATAAAAGACCTATCAAAAGATCATTCAGTTCTTTTCATAATCATAACAGATGGTGGTGAGAATGCATCACAAGAGTTCAAAAGAGAACCAGGCCGTATTATGATAAAAGAGAAGATTGAGAAACTTGAGAAACAAGGTAACTGGACATTCACATTTCTGGGAGCTAATATTGATGTTGAGGCAACAGCTGTTACAGGTTTCAGTATGGGTGCTGGTAATACTATGTCATTTGACGCTACCTCTAAAGGTGTCAATGATGCAAAACACACTATGAATACTGCAATTAGTAATTATTACACATCAAGAAAAATGGGTGTTAAGTCTGTAAAGAGTTTCTATGAAGATGAGGGAGAAAAAGAATATGTTGTAGAAAAAACTCCTGAAGTTATTATGGCCGATCTTGCAGAGATACAAGATAAAGTAAAATCAGCAATGGAAAAAGATGAGGAAAAGTCTGTTTGGAGTGTTAAAGATACAGCACCTGCTCAAGATGAATTGGTTAAGCTATTGAAGATGATGAAAGAAACTGAAAAGAAAGGAAAATAAATGAAAGAACTATTTAAGATTAAGAACCCACGAACCGCAATGGAACATGCATGGAATGACCTTATGGATGATAAAGGGGTTACTAAGGAGAGATATGGCAAAAGTAATAAAAAGAAAAGACCTTATAAAGGAAAAAAGAATAGAGGGCGATCCACTATGGAAAGACCCAAAGAAGGATTATCTAAAAAACGAAAAGTTGAAGGGCGACCCCCTGTGGACAAAAAAGAAAAAGTTAAACGAGACAGACGGTAAACAAGAACCATTAAATGAATAATAAATTGTGAAAGGAAAGTAAAATGGAAGTTTTGGAAATTAAAGAAAATGATGATGGTAGTGCTGTTTTAACAATTGAAACAAATAAGGAAGAAAATGATCTTCTTGTTGAAAAGGCTGTTGTTGATATTTTAAGAGAAGACCTTTTGGAAGAACATTTGGTAAGTATTACAGACGCTCAGAACGAAATCTTCAAATTTTGTTATGCTCATCATAAAGGCTTAACCAGTATAAACGGCCTTGATAATGACGGAGATTTTGAGTATTGGAAAGATAATATCCGTGATATGATGTGGTGTGAATAGTTATTTTAAATAGTTTACATTTTATAATTTATATGTTATTATAAAATATGAAGAAATCTGCGGTACGATAAAAAAATAAATTATAAAAATTATATCACTTTACAACTAATCAACCGCAGTGGGTGATATAAGAGGAGAAAGATTGAGTAAATGGATAAACAAGGAAAAATTTAACAAATTCCAAAGTAAGAAAACGGATGAGAAAGACGAGCCAAAAAGCGGTGGTATAAGACGCTCAGAGTTCGTATGGAAAACCCCTGAAAAGGGAACAGATTCAAGAGCAAAAGTTTATGAGGGTAGATTTATACCTGATAAGGATGGTAACTTTTATAATAAATATTACTATCATATGTTCAAATCTGGTGAGCAATGGGCATTTATAGTATGTCCAAAAACACATAATTTTGATGCATTCTGTCCATTATGCACAGCAACTTCAAAGTTATACATGGGTGTTGCTGCAGATAAGGCAATGGCTAGTAATTTTAAAAGAAAGGAAAAGTTCGTTGGTAACTTTTATATTGTTGACGATCCACGGGATTCAGAACTTGAGGATGATAAGAAAGTTTCTGGAAATGTAAGATTATATGAGTTTCCTGGTAAAGTTGAAATGAAACTTAAAGAAGAAATTACAGATACAAAAAATGGCCTTGGTCATTCAATATTTGATCCAAGTGATGAAGGATATAATTTCATTCTTAAAGTACTTTCCACAAAAAAGGATGCAAGAGGCAACATATGGCCTGATTATAGTCAGTCAACATTTGCAAGACGCTCATCAGCAATCGGTACGGATGATGAGATAGATAAGATAATGAAAACAACTGTTGGACTTGATGAATATATTAAGAGTCTTGATAGGGGTGAAGAATTCGTAATCAAAGTTCTCAAAGACGAAATGGTTTATGAGATAGTTGAGGACGATATCAAAAAAAATAAAGCTAAAGAGGACAGAGTAGCTAAAATAACAGGCGGCCTCGGAAGTACAACCGAAGATGATATAGATGATTCCCAGTGGGATAGTCCAGATACATCTACAGATACTCCTTTAGAACAATCTGAAAAAGAAAAGGTTAGTTCTATGGATACTGATGATGGTGATATATTAGATTCGGACCTTTTAAAAGAATTAGAATCAATGTGATCGTAATAATAATAGGCGTTTACAATTTTTATATTATTTCCAGTTCGTTTAGTAGAAGGTATATAAATACTTTATAGAAATGGAGATATTTATATGATAATTTATAAAGTTAAAAATAAAATAAATTCAAAATGTTATATAGGACAAACAAAATTTGATTTAGATAATAGAATAAAGGAACATTATTGGAAATCTAAGAATACTAACTTTTATTTTCATAGGGCTCTTAAAAAATATAATGAAGATGTTTTTGAATGGACTATAGTTGAAGAATGTAATTCCAAAGAAGAATTGGATGAGATGGAGTTTCATTACATTAAACAATATCACAGTCATATATCGGAAAATGGATATAATATGACTTGGGGTGGTGAGGGACATTATGGTTGGAAGGCCAGTAAGGAACAGAGAAATAAATTATCAAATTCATTAATAGGTAGAAAATTTTCAAAAGAACATAGGAAAAATATTAGTAAAGCACGTAAGAAATTATTACAGGATGAAGATTTCCAGAAAAAAATGAAAGTTCTTTATGAGAGTGGTTCATATAGAAAAAAATTTAGTGGTAAAAATAATGGTATGTATGGGAAAAAACATTCTATTGAAACGAAAATAATTTTGAGTGAGAAAGGAAAAATACATAATAAAGGGAAAAGTAATCCTATGTATGGTAAGATTGGAGAGAATAATCCTAATTATAATAAAGGTTTGAAAAATATTAAGTGGAAAATTATTCATCCAGATGGTAAAGAAATTTTTACAAATTGTTTAACTAGTTTTTGTAGAGATTATGAAGAAAATACTGGTATAAAATTATATCAAAGTAATTTTCAACATATAGTTAGTGGAAGAATAAAACAGTATAAAGGTTTCAAGTGTGAACGACTTGAAAATATGTAATAGTTTTAAATCGGGACCTCCCATTGGGAGGTCCTTTTCATAAGGGAGGTAATTGTTATGAGTGATGGAGATGGATGCCAAGGATGTACTGGTGGATGCGATCAAGAAGTGTCAGAGACTACACAACCAGAACCAGATGAAGATAAATGGGGTGATGATTGTAAAGATTGTGACTGTGCTGGTGATTGCGATACATGTGATTCACATAAGTAGGAGAGTGTAATTTTTTTATGGTAAACATAATAAGAATTTTTTAAAATAAATGTCTGTATAGATATATTCTACAGACTTACAGTTGTGCGACAAAATATAAACGAGGTGATTAGTGTATGGGGAAAGGAGGAGATTTTGAAAGGGATGTAAGTAAGGAACTTACATCATGGTTAACAGGAAAACCAAAACCTTATAAATATTGGCGAATGCCAGGTAGTGGTGGTTTAGCCACTATACATGAGGAGAATGTTGATCTATCAGGTGATATAAGAGCTTTAGCACCTGATGCGGAGTTTTTAACAGATTATTTTAGCATTGAATGTAAAAATGGTTATCCAAAAACATCTTTCTGGCAACATTTTAAAAACATAAAAAATTTTAATATTAGAGATTTTTGGATACAATGTATGGACGATGCTAAAAAAGGTGATAAAGCAGGAATGCTTATATATAGGAAAAAGGGTCAAAAACATATAGTTGGTATAGAGGAAGAAGTATCATGGACACTTAGTTGTATAAATGAGAAACTTTGTGAACTTCCATCTATTGTTATGACATGGGAATGTGATTATTTACCATCTGTTGAGTTCTTTTCATTTGAGAATTTTTTCAATATTATAACACCTGAAAATATTAAAGAATTGGCGGAGATAAAATGAAGATAAATATAACACCCAATGAGTATGCAGATTTTACAGTGGCATTTTTATTTGACAAATTGGTAAACCCTAATGAGGTTATATCTAACAATAAAGATTTTAATAAATTGGCCACTACTATGGAAAAAAAAGGTATGAAACCTTTGTTATTGAGATACTATATTTCCATGAATTCGGAAATGAGAGTAAAATATAAAAGATTAAAAGATGCATTTAATGATGAGGAAATGGGAACGAATACTATAAATATAGTAAAATCTGATGATACTAAAAGAGTAGAGGAACCTGAGAAAAAAAGTAAACTTAAAAAATTGAAGAAAATTGTTAAAATGGCAGCAATGAAAATGTTAGGAAATAGTCATTCCATATCTGATGAAGGATTAGAAATGTTAGTGGAAGAAATATTAAATGAGGAGGAAGTTTAATGAGTGAAATAGGTGGTAATATAAGACCAGAAGATTTAGCAGCTAAAGATCATGCTGTAACAGGAGAACTCGGAAAAGTAAAAACATGTGTAGCTGATTGTTTTGCTGACGGTGAGAAGGGAGGTCTACCTGTATTTAATGTAAGTAAAGATGAGTTTCATCAAAATATGCGTCATGGACGTAAAAGGGTAAGATTTAAAAACGGCACATCTGCATCAAAATATATGGCAGGTTCTATGTATAAACAAGCATTTCATATAAGTCATGATGGATACACAAGGAAGATTAAATAATGTTTGATGATTTAATTTCACCTAAAAAGGAAGGAGCAATCTGTGTTTATGATGTTGTAGATAGAGTAAGAGAACAAACAGATTCATTGATATTTAAACTTGGTAGTTTAGCAGGAGTAATTAAACAACCAGATAGAAACACACAGATAGATGTATTGAAAAAGATATTAAGTAGTTCTGTTGAAATATTAGATGTTGTTATAACTAAGACATTTTTTGTATCACCTATTAATTATAGTTCAACTAAAGTAAGATCATTGTTTCCATATGGAGCATCAACCCTTACATGTAAAGAATATAAAAGTACAAGGTGTACTTTGCCTATTGGTAAAATAAAATCTTTATATCTTTATAGTTGGATGAAGTATTCAAATGGATTAAATATTTTAAGTTATGCTGAATGTTTTAATAAAGTATATGCGGCAGAAACGGCGTTGTATAAAGGTAAACCATAGGTTTACAATACTACCTTTATATGTTATAATATAGGTATTAAAATAATGAAAGGAAACATAATGAAAGAAATTGAACCTAATACAGCACAAGGGTATTTGGAGCAATATGAGCCTACGAATGAGGAAGTACTTAACATGCTTCCTATATTCATGTGTCATAAACAATCAAAAACCCAAATCAAGAAATTGATAGCGTTTGCTAAGTCATTTTTAATAGAGAAAAACAAGAAGAAAAACGATTAGTTTACAAAAACATCTTCATATGTTATACTATAAGTAGTGAAATATGAAAGGATGTAAAAATGAAAAAAACGATACTGATAGATTTTAATAATCTAGCCTTCCGCTATTTCTTCCTAAAAGAAGTGGCAGTGTACACGCCTAAACCGAATTTTGACATATGGAGATACATGGTATGTGAAGTAATCCATAAGTGGATGTATCTTGAGAAAGGTATCAACGAAGTTGTGATTGCTGTGGACGACAAGAACACCTGGAGAAAATCCTATTTCCCCAGATATAAAGAATCCAGAAAAAAGAAAAGAGATAAAACAGAGGTAGATTTTAACTTACTTTATGGTGCTATAGATAGACTTGCGGCTGACTTGAAGCATTTCATGCCCTATAAAGTATTAAAAGTTAGAGGTGCAGAAGCAGATGATATTATAGGCATACTCGCCATGGAAAATAGAGGTGAGAGTATAGTTATAAGCAATGATGAAGATTATTTACAACTATGTAGTGATAGTGTACGGGTATGGAATCCCAAGAATAAAAAATATTCTCAATGTGATGATACAGAACTTTTTGTTATAAGAAAAAGTTTAATGGGACAAGCAAAAGATGATATATTTAATGTAATAACACCAAATAATTGGGGCCAGACGCCCGAAACTGCAGGTAAAAGAAAGCCAGGTTTTGGTCCAAAATCTTGTGATAAAGTGATGAAAGAAGGTTATGAAGAATGGCTTGAAAAGAAAGATTTACAGGACAATTTTAAACGAAATAGAATTCTTATGGACTTTGGTTATATACCACAGTCAATGAGAGATAGAATCACAATATCATATAAACGATCAACTTTCCCACCACCTCAAAACATTCGTAAATTCTTTAAACAATATAATATGCGTGGATTTTTGGATGACTTTACAAATATTGAACGAAAGCTAATGAGTTTATACTAAGGAAAGGACACTAATGAAAGTATATAAAAGAATAAGTTTTGACTTTTCAAAAGAGGCAGTCAAAAGATTAAATGAGTTGACCAAGGAAATAGATTCTCCAAGCAAAGCGGAAACAATAAGACAGGCCCTTAAAAGATTTGAACATATTATTCATATGGAATCTAAAGACTATGAGCATATGATTGTTAAGGATGGAGAAAAAAATTGTGGTGCATGTGCATTTTGGTTACGAAAAGAGAGAGAAATTACACCAAGATATGGATACTGTGATAAGACTGACAGGGAGGATTGTTTGTTTACGATTGAAACCCATACAGCTCTTAACCCAGAATTTGTAACAAGAGAGGACTTTTGTTGTAGTCATTATGAAAAATAAAACGAAAGTAGTTCATTTAAAAAATGATACTTACGATGTTCTAATCGCAAACCCATCTAAGTGGAAAAATCCATTTACAAATGGAACTAGATGTGATAGGATTAAGAAGTATGAAAAGTGGATATTGACTCAAAAACATTTAATGTCGTCACTGGATGAGTTAGAAGGTAAGATATTAGGATGTTGGTGTAAACCGAAACCATGTCATGGTGATGTGTTAGTAAGTATAATTGAGAAACGTAGACAGGAAAAAAGAAATACAATCTTTTTTCATAAAAAGGAGCAGAAATGATTGAGAGATATGCTATTGTTGACCCGAAAGTTAGAGATTCTTTTGAAAAAGAACATCAAATTCCATATGGATATGGTTCGTTTAAAATCTTTACGGACAGAGAGGAAATAATAGCGGTATTTAAAAAAATACCTGAGAAATTTCGTGAGGATCTGAAAGTTGAAAGAATAACAGATGATGCAAGAGAATATCTCAGAATATAACGAGATATAAATATAAATATGAAAACCAGGAGCCCAAGGCTCCTGGTTTTGCTTGGTGATAATGTGGACGAGATTTTTGATGAAATAGGTGAAACACTAGATAAGTTTGGTAAAGAACTAGTGGATGATATTGTTGTTGAAACTGTAAAGGCAACTGCAAGAAATAATGCTGTATCATATGATGATATGGATAGAGGTATTAGCCGTTACAATCTAGAAAGAGATCGCCATGAGGACCGAGTAAGAAGAAGAATATGGGAAGGTGAGGACCAAATAAGAGAAAGACTATGGCAAACACAACAGACCTCTAAACCCTCACCTTATGATTGTGAATGCGGTGTATCATATGTTATTTGGATAGATTATACACGGGAAAGTCCTGCTGGAACTCTTGATTATGTAGGTTTATATCAGGATATAACTATTCACGCTGAAACATTGCATTGTGTTAAATGTGGTAAATTGGTAAGTGTAACAGGTAAAGTAACAAAAGTAGAAATAAACAAGTTTAACCTTTAAATATAAAGGAGAACGGGGAGACATGTAATATTTAATGAGGGACATTAGTAGTTTTTACAGTGAGTTCATTTATAAAAGAACTTACAGTAGATGGATATGGGATCAGCAGAGAAGAGAAACATGGGAAGAGACTGTTGATCGGTATTTTGATTTTTTTGGAGATAGGGTTCCCACTAACTTACAAAGGGCTTTTGACAAAGCAAAGGAATTTGTTCTTGAAAAGAAAATAATGCCTTCAATGAGGGCATTGTGGAGTGCAGGCCCAGCACTTGAGAATGATAACATAGCAGGGTACAACTGCTTTGGACGAGAAACAGAGTTTGTTACAAAATGTGGTGTAAAATCATTTAAAGATTTTAAAGATGGTGATTTTACAGTAGTATTAACACATAAAGGTAATTGGAAAAAAGCAAAAGTAAGAAATTATGGTAAAGATTTTCTTTATCCTGTAACATTTAAAAAAGGAAATTCAAAACCTTTTGTTGTTAATACAACAAAGGACCATAGATGGTTATTAAAGGATGGTAGTGAAACTACCGAATTAAAAGAAGGACATACATTATTAGGACAACCTAATATGTTTGAAGATTTTGTGTATGATGGAGCCCCTACAGATGAGAGGGTATATTGGGCTTACGGTCTTGTATATGCAGACGGAACAGTAACAAAGAATGATGATGGATCACCAAGACGATCAATGATAAGATTGTGTGGAGATGATATAAGATATAAACATAGATTTGAAGAATTAGGATTTAAAACATCTTCAAGTAATTCACTTGATGGAGATTTTATGGTATATACTGGTAAATATTTAAAAACCTTACCAGATCCTTCAGTGGATGATCCAAGATTATTAAGGGCTTTTATTAGAGGATTTTTAGACGGAGATGGTGGTAAAAACACAAATCTCAAAAGAAAAGATGATGATAATATAAAGATTTCCCGTTATAGAAATATAGTACAGGTATCTAAAGAAGCACAAGATTTTATTGAAAAGTGTTTTCCTATTGCCGGTGTTTATATAACATCAAAAGGTGATGTTAATCAAGAAACAAATCTTGGTAAATATAGTAATAAAGCATATAGGTATTTCATATCATCGTATCAGTTAGGTTTTGATGAAAATAAGCATAATTATGGTAGAACTGCTTGGAAGGTCAAAAATATAGGTAATACTTTTAAATCAGATGTATGGTGTCTTGAAGTGGAAGATGATAAATCATTTGTAATGCCTAATGGTATCGTAACAGGAAATTGTGCCTATACAATAATAGATAGAGTAAAAGCACTCTCCGAGATCATGTATATCATGATGAACGGTTGTGGTGTAGGTTTTTCAGTAGAGAGACAACATATTAATAAACTGCCAGAAATACCAGCAATGATAAACAGATGTGATGAAGTAATAATATTTGAAGATTCAAAGTTTGGTTGGGCAGAGGGCTATCGCCAATTCATAGAGGGATTATACATAGGTAAGGAAATTGACACTGATTTTACCCTTATAAGACCTAAAGGTTCCATACTGAAAACATTTGGTGGCAGGGCATCGGGTCCTGGTCCATTGAAAAGATTAATTGAATTTACAATACAAACATTTCATAATGCTAAAGGCAGGAAACTCAATTCACTTGAGGTTCATGATTTAGCTTGTTATATTGCGAGTATTGTAGTTGTAGGTGGTGTAAGAAGGAGCGCATCTATCAGTCTTTCAAATTTATCAGATCAAAGAATGATGAAGGCTAAAGAGGGACAATTTTGGATGTCAACGCCTTACAGACAGTTATCAAACAATTCTGTGGCTTATACTGAAAGACCTGAAATACCAATATTCATGGAAGAATGGGGAAGACTTATTAAGTCAGGTACAGGTGAAAGAGGTATTTTCAATAGAGAAGGTGCCAAGAGAATAGCAGCAATAAATGGTAGAAGGGATGCAAATTGGGATTTCGGTACAAATCCATGTAGTGAAATTATTCTAAGACCAAACCAGTTCTGTAACCTTTCAGAAGTAGTAGTTAGATATAGTGATAAACTGAATGATCTAACTGAAAAAGTTAAGTTTGCAACTATACTTGGTGTATTACAATCCACACTTACAGATTTCAAATTTCTTGATAAAAGTTGGAAGGTGAATTGTGATGAGGAACGATTACTTGGTGTATCACTTACAGGTATAATGGATCACCCAGTATTGAGTAATGAGAATAAATCTGAGAAAGTATCTGATTGGTTGGAGTCTATGAGAACCACTGCTATAAAAGTAGCAGAAAAGTGGAGTAAAAATTTAGGAATTAATATGCCTACAGCCATTACAGCTATCAAACCAAGTGGTACGGTATCTCAGTTAGTTAACACATCTTCTGGTATTCATCCACGATATTCAATGTATTATATCAGGAGAGTAAGAGTTTCAAGAACAGATCCAATATGTAAATTTTTAATAGACAAAGGAGTAAATCATACCCCTGAATTGGAACAAGGAACAGTTGATGAATGTTCAACAGTTGTCTTTGACTTTCCAATTAAATCACCCACAAAACGAGCAATATTCAGAAATGATAAAACTGCAATAGCACAACTTGAGCATTGGAGAATAATGCAAACTGCGTGGTGTGAGCATAAACCAAGTATTACTTGTTATGTAAGGGATGATGAATGGCTTGAAGTTGGTGCTTGGGTATACAAGAATTGGGATATAGTATCAGGTATTAGTTTTTTACCATATGATACAGGAATTTATCAGTTACCTCCTTATGAGGAGATTGATGAAGAAAAATATAAAGAACTGGTAAAAGATTTTCCTCGTAAGATAAACTTTGAAGATTTGAATATATACGAAAGTTCCGACTATACTATAGGAGCCACAGAGTTGGCATGTTCTGCAGGAGGATGTGAGTTAATATAATGCAAAAAGATACTAAATGGACATGTACGCATTGTGGAAAATTGTGTGAAAAGTTCGAGAATCATATATGTGATATAGCAATGGGACTTGATGCTGATGGTATACTGAGAGGTAGTGAAGATATAGGACCTGAAAGGTCAAATCACCCATCACATTATAATCATATACCAGTAGAATGTATAGATGTTGTAGAGCATATGGGTTTTAATCTTGGTAATTCTATGAAATATTTATGGCGAGCTGATTTTAAAGATGATTGCTATAATGATATGAAAAAGTCTGTCTGGTATATTATAAGAGAAATGTATAAACGTGATTTTATTGATAAGAAATTTTTGGATTTTATCCAAAAAGAATTTTCAAGTAAAGTATAAATACAATTAAAACATTACATATTGATAAGAATGTATATAAATTGAGGAGTGTTTATGTCAAATCTGAAAGATAAAACAGGACAAAGAAATGGAATTTTAAATATCATTAAAATGGTTGATAAAAAACCTACTAGATGGTTATGTAAATGTGATTGTGGAAGTGAAATAGTAGTAAAAACTTCTGATTTAAACCTAAAAAGAAAAACCCACTGTGGATGTCAGAAAAAAGAACGAAGTATAAAATATAATATAGCAGGAAAAAGATTTCATAAATTAACGGTTATTGAAAGAGTATTTGATGATAAAAAAGGTACTAGATGGTTATGTAAATGTGATTGTGGAAATATTACCATTGCTGAATCTGGTAATATAAGAAACAATAGACATAAATCTTGTGGATGTTTAGCTTGGGGAAATAAAAGTTTGACAGAGAGTGGATATATTTTAGTTAGAGAACCTAAACATCCTAATTCTAATAGTAATGGACAAGTTAGAGAACATATAAAAATAATGAGCGGTGTATTAGGAAGACCTTTAACTAAAAACGAAGAGGTACATCATAAAAATGGTATTAGAAATGATAATGATCCTGAAAATTTAGAACTTTGGGATAAATCTCACCCAGCAGGTCAGAGGGTAAACGATAAGACTAAATACTGTATAAATTTTTTAAGAAAATATAAACCAGAAGTTCTAAAAGAGTTTGAAACCGTATAAATAATATTAATAAACAACAAACTTTAGGAGATAAATAACATGGGTAGTTTAAGAGAACATATAGAAGATTGCGAAAGACAAGAAATGGTCTTTGAAGAAGAAGTTTTGGCAAAGACAGGTGCAGAGATAGCAAAAGAACTTGGTATTTCAAGACAAGCTGTTTCACAGACACTAAAGAGGGCTATGGCTAAGGTTTATGTCGAAACAAAAAAAGTAGAAAAAGGTTGGGGTCCTTTTGAAGTTGCCGCCGCAATGTCAATAATGTTCAATGTTGATGAAGTTGAAATGTCAAAGTTTTTTAAATTATTCCCACCAAAAATAAGGAAAGAGATTGAAGATGATGCCGTTAAAAGAATGCCAGGAATTAAAAAATAAATTATTACTTTGTGTAAATTGCCATCATTGCAAAACACGAAAAGGTAAAGTGTATTGTATAAAAGGTTATTTTGAAGATATGGATAAAAATAAGCCTATAATATATACACCATTGGATTTTGAATGTTACTTTTTTGAGTTAGCATAAAAATATAATTTATATTTACAATTACAATTAGTTAGTGTATAATGGACCCACATGGTTTTTACCGTGTGGGTTTTTTTATTAAGGAGATTAAATGTTAGACTTACAAGTTGTGGATGATTTTATGTATGAATTTTTTGCTTTAGTTACTGTATCAAAAAATGGTACACATTTTCATGCTCGATGTTTATTATGTGGTGATTCACAAAAAAGTCAAACCAAAAAAAGATTCCATCTTGATTTCAATAATGGTAATCCTATGTATCACTGCTTTAACTGTATGAAAAGTGGTTCATTCCTTGAATTATATACAATGATAAAAGGTGTTGATATAAATCAAGCCAAAAAGGATCTTTTCAAATATAATCCAGATTATCTTATTCAAAAACTTTCCAATAAAAAGAAAGAAAAGATTGTAAAAGAGATATCTACCGAGAATCATAATTATATATTAGATAGTTGTATAACGGATATGCTTCCTCAAGAAGGAGTTATGGCTAAGAAATATTTGAAACTCTTATGTGATTTTCGTGAAAGTAGGAAACTATCTAAGGAATATGAATTATTATATGCTTTTAAAGATGATTATAAAGGTAGAATAATTATTCCTATATACGATGAAAATAAAGATATTATTTATTTTCAGGCTCGTCGTCCTCCAGGGTCCGATATGGATCCAAAGTATAAAAATCCAACGATAGCAAAAGGTAGTATCATACATAACAAACATAAATTTGATAGAAAAAAACCTATCATAATTGTAGAGGGGTTATTAGATGCCATGACTATTGGTTCGCAGGGAACAACTTGTCTGGGTGCAGAAATATCAGACGATTTGATGAAAGAGATATTTAAATTAACAGATGAATATATAATTGTGGCGCCGGATAATGATAAAGCCGGAATTGATTTAATGACAAAATTTATGATTGGTAAAAAAAGAAAGGGTAGACGATTGGATATATCACCAAGTAAATATGCAAAAAAAGTTAAATACTTTTTATTCCCTCGTAAATATAAAGAGTGTAAAGATATAAATATGTATAGTGTAAAGTACGGATTTAGTGATGTTTTTTCTTTTATAGTTAATAACAGTTATGATTGGTCTGAAGCGTATGTAAAATTACACACAAATAAGTGGATAAAATAGGGAGGAAAATGTAAATGCGTATAACTAAAATTGGATCTGATTATATTACTGTTAATGAGGAAAATTTATACGATGAAAAACTTACTGGTCTACCAAGAGTACATTTGATAAAACTAGATTTTGATAATCCAAATGAAAACAAAATTAAGGATGTTCTATCACTATACCCATTGACTAATAGGTTTGTTATTGAGAAAGATGTAAGAACTTATAATTACATCCTAAGAAAGACTTCTAAGAAGTATTATATTATGAACACCACTGAAGATAGGTTGATTTCATTCTTCAGGAGAAATAACAAGGTATTAATAAATTTTTTAAACTTTGAAGGTGTTGAACTGTCATTGATTTTGGTTGATGGTATGTTTAGAGATGTGTTAAAAAATACGGAAGTTATTATGATTGATAAACAAACATTCGATGAGAAGGAAATGATTCTCAATGAATGGAATGGAAATGTGATAATAAAATAAAGGTGAAACGAAACTGTATGAAAAAAACTGTGTTAGCATTAGGACCATATATTGGTGATTTTAAGAATGAGATATTAAATTTTCAGCCTCATATTAAATGGATACATGAAGTTGTTGGAATAGATAATGTGTATGTTTGTACGCATAGGAATCGTTCCTTTCTTTATAACTTCCCACATAAATTTATACCTGTAGGTGAACATATATCAAGGGATGAAAATGGCCAACATGGATATACTTATGGTTCCTTAAATCAGAAAGATTTCAATACAATCATTAAGATGTTTAAAGAAGAAATAGTAGAGAAGGAAAAATGTAGTAAAAAGGATATTGATATACACTTTTTAAAATATATCAAATCAACACCTTCATATCCTATACATAAGAAGATATTTGAAAAGATACCTTTGGGTGATGTGGAAGATGAATATAAAGATAAGTTGATTTTTATACCGGATACGACTACAAATTTAGTTTTAACAGATCATATATTAGAATTCTTAAAAGATAAGGGATTCATGATAATTGGTGATATGAAAACTAATTTTCCTGATGAAAATAAAATACTTTCAGATATAAATTATTTTGAAAATGGATATTTGAAAATTTTGAAATATATTACAATGGCTAAAGCTGTTGTATGTCCATTAGGACATTGGACAGTAATAGCAAATATGCAGAAATCTCCTGTTTTTTCATGGGGAGAATCAGTAGGACAATATAGAGAAGGTGGAATACATTATTTAGGTAATGAAAAGTCTTTCGCTTTTCCTACATATAAAGATATAAAACCAAAAGGTGTGTTAAGAATGCTTTCACATTTTTTAAAAGAAGTTTAATAATAAAAATGAATATAATAAAAATATGTAAAGGAGATTAAGTAATGCCACTATACGAATTCGTGTGTTATGAATGTGAAGAAATAGTAGAAAAATTAATACCAGTAAAAGAGTGTGATTGGCCAAGGAAGTGTCAAAAGTGTAGAAATATAATGACTAAAATACCTTCTACATTTAGATTTGAGTTAAAATATAACAATAAAACAGATTGCTGTGATTGGGAAGGCAATTCGTCAATGTATTGGAATGATTATAAAAAACAAAAAGCTGAAGGAAAAAATGTTGTTGTGCCAGAAGGTTAATAACGGAGAATAACAATGAGTAGATTTAATGATTATATAAATGAGGTTGCTGGTGAAGCGTCTAATACTACAAGATTACAAGAAGGACTTCATTGTGTTGCGTTAGGTATAGCACAAAAGAAGAAAAATATTACAGTTGAAGACTTATTAAATGGTAAACTTTTTGGTCAATCATATGATAAGTATTGTAAAGTTGATGCAGGTCAAAGTGATTTATTTGAATTTGCACAAGAAAAACCTGATTGGGCCGAAAGTGTAGTAAAAGCTTCAAATGCTTTAAAATCTTCAAAGTTTTTAAAAAGAGGTGATTATACCTTTTATAGAGGTACAGGATTTATGAATCTTGTTTACTCAGAATTTAATAAACTTAAAAATGTTGATGGTATAAAATTAGCAAACGATAAATGGAACCCTGCTGATATATGGGCATCTGTTGATGAGGTGTTACCACAGTTTGGACATTTAGCGGAACTCAATATGTATATATCAAAGAGTTTGAAAAGAGGAATTGTTTTACCAATATCATTAAAAAAGGTTGGTAAATCAGCCAAGGTTACCCATGAAGGAACAGGTGGTGACTTTGAAATAGTGGGATACAAAATTATCAGAAAACCTAAAGCAATATATCCTACAGGTATGTTGGTTATAACTACTAAAGAAAGTATAGGTATAAATTTTAGAAGTTTTAGAATCAGTAAACAAGCAGATATCGGTGGTGAGGTAATCATGAAAGGCGGAGCAGCTAGACATGGTAAGGTTCCATCATCTGCCAAAAAAGAAATGGTTGATAAGTATAAGATACCTCAAATGCCAAAGTCCCGTATAAAACAGTATGTTGATGAAGGACCTCAAAAACTTACAAAATTAGTTTTAAACTTATGGAAACAAACCGGATATAAGTTTTCTTCATCTGATATTGAAAAGAATATGAAAATGAGAATTAAAGGTAAAAATGTAATAGATAAAAGTGGTATAGTGATAGATGCTGTAGGTTACTGGCAATCAATATTACATTCCCTTGAAATTGGTGCCTTTTTGAATACACATAAAAGTGTAGCTGACGATATAGTAAACACATGGTACCAAGGAGCTAAATCAACAGGAGGCAATTCGTCAGAATTTATTAAAGTATATTAATAGGAGATTAATTTGTATGAATGAAAAAACAATTGTATTGTGTGGTTGTAATGGTTACATAGGAAATGCCCTTACACAAACCCTTTTGAGTGAGGGTTATACGGTTATCGGACTTGATAATCTTATGAAGATTGACTTGATAAAGGAGATGAATTCATTTCCTGCAGGTCCAACTTTAACACAATTAGAAAAAACAAAGAAGTATAAAAAAATGGGGAAATATATCTTTGAAAGAATAGATATTGCAGAGGATTTTTCTCATTTGAACATAATAATCCAAAAATGGAAACCATCTACGATTATTAACTTAGCACACATCAACTCTGGTCCATATTCTATGATAGATCGGAGACACGCCGAAATTACCCTACAAAATAATACTATGGGAACCAATAACTTATTATGGGCTATAAAGAATAATGATCCTGAAATTCATTATATAACCATAGGAACTACTGGTGAATATGATCATCAATCAAATATAGATATTGAAGAAGGATATTTTAAATTTGAACATAAGGGTAGACAATCCACAGAACAGATATTTCCACGAAAACCTGGATCCATATATCATTCAAGTAAAACAGGATCAACATATCTTATAGATTTTTGTTCAAGATCATGGGGTTTAAGATGTACAGATCCTCAACAATCAATAGTATTTGGATTATATACAGATGTTATAGATAAATCAAAAATCTATTCAGATTTTAATTCAGATGAATGTTTTGGTACAGTGTTAAATAGATTTATAATTCAAGCCTTACTTGGTGTACCGTTAACAATATATGGAGATGGAGATCATAAAAGAGGATTTTTATCATTGAATGATTCAGTACAGGCTATGATGTTGGCTGTAAAGAATCCAGCAAAGAAATGTAGACCACAAGTATGGAATCAGTTATCAGAGTGGTTTTCAATGAATGATGTAGCAAATATGGTAATTAAAACAGCAGATAAATGTGGTATAAAGAATGTTGAACGAGTAAACATAACAACACCTCGTAATGAGCATACCGGAGACCATTACTATAAGTATATAACTAAAAATCTTACTGATTTAGGTTATAAACCTACAAGAACCGTTGAACAAGAAGTTGAATATGTTCTTAATCTTATACCTAAATGGAGCACAGAACAAAAAGAAATATTAAAAAAACTTGTAATTCCTAAGGTATTATGGGGGTAGTATGGATATTAGAGTCACAGATAATGATATGAAAAAAAATAATCATATGGATAATATGAAACAAAAAGCTATTGAGAATAGTATTAAACAAAAAGCAGCGGTGGAGGCTTTGAAACAAAAGGCCGTTGTTCATACTACTAGAAGACAACAAGCTATTGAGAATAGTATTAAACAAAAAGCAGCGGTGGAGGCTTTGAAACAAAAGGCCGTTGTTCATACTACTAGAAGACAACAAGCTATTGAGAATAATACGATATATAAATCTCCTGTGAATAATATGAAACAAAAAGCTATTGAGAATAATATCAAACAAAAAGCCGCTACAGAGGCTATATATAAAAACGCATATGTTAGTAAGAATAGAAGACAAAAAGTTATTGATGATAATATGTATAAAATCGTATCTGTGAATAATATGAAACAAAAAGCGACTGTGAAAGGTATGAGTAATATATATCAAAAAACATTTGTTAATATTAGTAGAAGACGAAACGATATTGATAGTGATATGCGTAAAGATTTAATAAAAATAACTGATACTGATAAAGTTATATTATCAGAAAATAGAAGTGTGTCGATAATTATACCTTATATGCATAATCCTGAAAGATTTGAATTATTTAAAAAATGCATAGAAAAATTGCCATATAAAAGAGATTACCCGAATTTAGAAATATGTATTCATGAAATTGGTCCAATCCGTGGATTAGATTCTGATTTTGTAAAGAATTTTAATTATAAATTCACTAAGTATGATGGATTATTTAATAGAGGCTGGGCATTTAATGTTGGTGTAAAGGAATTATCAACAGGCCAGTCATTAATATTGATGGATTCTGATTTGATAGTTAATAATGATTGGATTAATGAAGCGTTTACTTGTGATTATCCTATTGCTGCTGCTTGGGGTGTTTTACCATTTTTAAATGAGGACGCAACAAAAGAATATATGAAATCAGGAAAAATTGAAGAACATCGTGTTGTAAAAAAACGAGTACCTAATATATTTGGTGCCGCTGGCGGCGCCACATTTATAAAAAGAGATGTGTTTTATAAAATGCGTGGTATGTTTGAGGTAGAAGGGTGGGGTTTTGAAGATAATGTAACTCTTTCAAAATTCTATACTATGGGATATCCTCCTAAAAGGTTTCAGACAAAAATACATCATTTATTCCATTCTCATAGAACAAAAGACGCGAATGATTTAAGAGTTAGAAGTGGCCAAATTTTGAAATGGAATAAACCTGAATGGAAACAGCATATAAAAGAAATAGGTAATAATTGGGGAATATGTGACCGGTCTAATGATTACAAGACTGATGTATGTGATCCTTACATGAAGATCACGCCGTTTCATGTCCGTCCGAAAAAACCAGAAATAGATAGATTATGTAATATGTGGGATGGATTTGATAGAAAGGCATTAGAAGAAGTTTATTACACGAAAGAACCTTTGATAACTATAGTTATGCTTTCATATATACGCTATGATAAATTAAAAAAAACATTAAACCATTTTCTTGATACCATAGGAATTCCTATTAACATAGCATTGAGAGTTCAGGGTGCGAGAAGATTGGATGAAAAGGGTAGAAAAGAAATTTCAAATATTGTAGATAAATTTTATAATGGACATGTATCTTTTACAGAACATAATCACGGTTCAGGTAAACCTAGATGGGAGACATTACATAAAGCTTTGGAATTTAATACACCATTTATATTATTTGGTGATGATGATACAACACATCAACCAGGTGGTGTAGAGGCACTTGCGTCATTGTTAATATCTAAGAAGAATTTAGGTGCTGTTGCTTCTTGGTGTTCTCCAGGATATACATCATATAATGTGTCAGGAAATATGTTACGAGGTAGCCAACCTAAACCTCCTTTTGAATATGCGGACGCATCTGGTAGTGCAACAACAATGATGCGATCAGAAGTATTTGAAAAATGTGACTATGATTGGGAAAATTATTATGTGGGTTGGGGAGATACTGATCTGTCTATGCAAATTAAACAAGACGGATGGTTGTGGGCAATATTAGCACTAAATGAATTAAAAGCAGTTAATGATGTATCGCAAGATCCACCAGAATATAGAAAAGTAAGATATAATAACCAATATGCACAAAAAAGTGCTGATAATTTTTTTAATAAATGGGGTATTAATATATACGGTAATACAAATAAAAAGAACGGAGGATTTAAGAAATCCAATGTGAAATATGAAAGAAAATTGAATACCTTAATATCAAAATGCGATAAATTTGACAAAGATACGGTGTATGAGATTATTAAATCTAAAAAACCATTATATTCAACAGTTATGTTAAACTGGCTTAGATGGCCTATTTTTATGGAAACATTAGAACATATAAACAAACAACAAACAACGCCGATAAATATGTGTATTACTTCACAGGAAAATACTAGTAAAAAACATCAAAATCAATTAGAATCAAAGATGCGATATTTTTATGATAGTGATGTTGTATTCACTGATAAAAATGAAGGAAGTGGTCCACCACGAAATAAAACATTACATAGAGCATTAGAAAAATGGAATACTCCTTTTATACATTTCACTGACGATGATATGCGATTACCTAAATATGCGATAGAGTTAATGATATCATTATTGAAAGACCATTTAGAGTTAGGAGCTGTTTGCATACGAACCTTACCATATTCAAATGTTTGGGGTATTAATGAAAAAAATCAACTTTATTATTATAAACCTAAAAATGTATATAATGAATCAATTTCACTTGGATCAGCAACTTTAGTTGTTAGAAGACAAGTTTTTGATACATGTGATTATGATGCGGGATATAAAATTGGATGTGGTGATATAGATTTTGGTTTACAAATGAATAAAGCTGGATGGAAAATGATTATGCTTGACATTCCGGGGTTTCATGCTACAAATAAAAATAGTGGTAGTAATAATAAGATATATAACAAAGAACGGCATAATAAAAAAATTGTTAATGAAAGTATTAAAAGATTTAAAGATAAATGGGGATATATAATATGATAGTAAATGAAACACACTTGAATACATTAATATCAAAATGTGATAAATTTGACAAAGATACGGTATATGATGTTGTTAAATCTAAAGAGCCACTATATTCAACAGTTATGGTAAATTGGCTTAGATGGGGTATTTTTATGGAAAGTTTAGAACATATAAATAAACAACAAACAACACCAACAAATATGTGTATTACTTCACAGGAAAATACTAGAAAAAAACGTCAAGATGAACTGAAAATGAAAATGAAATATTTTTATGATAGCGATGTTGTATTTACTGATAAAAATGAAGGAAGTATACCACCACGGCATAAAACATTACATAGAGCATTGGAAAAATGGAATACTCCTTTTATACACTTCACTGACGATGATATGCGATTGCCTAAATATGCGATAGAGTTAATGATATCATTACTGAAAGACCGTTCAGAATTAGGAGCTGTTTGCATAAAAACTTTACCAAATTCAAATGTTTGGAGTATTAATAAAAAAAATCAAATTATTTATCGTTGGCCTAAAAAAGTATATAATGAATCAATTTCACTTGGAGCGGCAACTATAGTTGTTAGACGACAGGTTTTCGATACATGTGATTATGATGTTGGATATAGAGTTGGATTTGGTGATATAGATTTTGGTTTAACGAAAGCAATAAATGAATTTTTACTTGATAATTATTCGTGGGTTATAAAGGAAATATTTACAAATAATAATGGATTGACTATTTTAGAGAGAAATGAAGACATTAAAACACTTCTTAGAGTGGAAAAATAAATGCAGAAAAGTGACCCTCAAAAACTTATAAAGATAAATGGAGATATAAAACAATTTTTTGCTAAAGGAGATTTAATTTTATATAATCCACATTTAGAATTAAAAGGTGATCATGAAGATATAAAACAATTTTTTCCTAAAGGAAAATTAACTTTATCTAATAATTTAAAATTAAAAGGTAACTATGGGTCTTGTATCTGGTGGATTCCATTAAGTAAAGATATGGGAATAAAAATATATAATAATAGAAGATGTTCTTGTTATGATGTAGCTGAAATGGAAAAAAAATATAGAAATGAAAAATGGAAAAAATTTTTTAATAAAACAAATAATTGTAGAAAATATTTACCTGAAGTATATGATTGGCTTGTTATAAAACATACTGGAAAATATGTAAAAGGTGGATGGAAAACTAATACACATGGAAGTGATGTTGATATTTATTATCCTGCGTGTATACAAAGATTATATAAAAAACCTGAAATACTTTCAGCTAAAAATAAACAAGAAATAAGGAGAGTTTTTGAGAGTGATGGAATACATTTAAAACCTGACACTTTTTCTATAAGACAATTAGGATTATATAATGACAATTTTATTGTTCTTGATATAGAGATAGAAGGAGATAGAAAAGTAATATGAACTATAAAAAAATAGAGACAAAAGGAGATAGAAAAGTAGTATGAATTATCAAAAAATACATATAAATGATGTAAAAATAGATGGAACAGATAGAATGAAAGATTACAAATGGATGCTTTCTAATAAAGTAAAAGGAAAGACTATATTAGATATTGGATGTTATACTGGATTTTTTTCATTACAATCATTATATGAAGGCGCAAAATATTGTTTAGGTATTGATTTGAGTCCAACACCTTTGAGAATTGCAAATGATATAAAAAATAGATTAAAATTTAAAGATGTTGATTTTTTACAAAAAAATTTTTATAATTATAAGACTGACAAGAAATTTGATTTTGTGTTATGTTTAAATATACTACATCATATAGCAAATGAAAAAAACATAGAAACATTTTTAAATAAAATGGATTTATTATCTAATGAAAGAATGTTTTTTATGATATCTCCACCTACAAAACATCAAATGAATAATAACATATTATATGTAGAAGAAAAAAATCATAAAGGCGTTTTGAAATCAAGAATTTCTCCAAAGTATATAGAATCTTTTTTCAATAAATATAAAGTGAAATATAAAAATAGTATGACAGTAGGTAATGGAGATAGATATATAGTAGAGGTAAATAAAGTCAAAGAAGAACCAGTAGTTGATAATACTTGTCTTATATGTGGTAAAGTATTGAAATCAGCAAGAGGTGTTAAGACACATATGTCCAGAATGCATAAAGATCGGATGATTTAAATGTCTAAAATATTATGGTTAGCAATTGATAGATCAGCAAGAGTTGCACGGCATTTTGATACTCTAAGGGATGCCGTGGTCAAAGAAACAAAGGTGTTTACTCATTTTAAGAAATTGCCAATGACAGCAGGTCAATATAGTAAATTAACAACTTCTAATAAATTAGTAGAACCTATGGTCTTAGATTTTTTATTAAATATAAACCAATATGATATAATTGTATGTGATGCCTTATTTGCCTATATGAATGAGGACTGGTCTAATATTGATATACCTGTTTTTATGATATTAGAGGATCTTCATGGTCCTGTTATTGAAAAACAAGTTGAGTTAGCAAAGAAGCATAATTTTATAATATTACATCGTTATAATAACTCATTAGATGTGTTTCATCCAGGATTAAGAGAAACAAATAAGTGTATATGGTTACCACATGCGGTAGATTCCATATTTAAAAATTATAGTAAAAAGAACAAAGATGTCGTGTTTACTGGTGCAACAATTTCCACTCATTACCCATTAAGATGGAAGATTGTTCAAGAACTAAAAAGAAAGTCATATTTCCATTACTATAATAGATCCCAAGAAACCCTTGAGAAGATTTACAAATATCCACAAGGATTAGAATATGCTAAATTAATTAGTAGTGCTAAAATTTCCATAGCAACAGGTGCGACAGTTAATTATCCAGTAATGAAATTTATGGAAATACCTGCATGTGGGACATTGTTATTATCTAATTGGTTTAATGAATTGAGTGATTTAGGTTTTGAGCCAAATAAGAACATAGTTGTTCTTAATGAGAATAATATCTCTAAACAGATTGAGAGTCTTTTAAAAAATAATGATAAAATAGAACGAATATCAATAGAAGGTCAAAAATTAATTAAAGAAAGACATACAGTTGAGATACGTGCAAAGGAGTTTATAGAACATGTTAAAGAGATTTGTTAATAAAATAGAAAGAATTCAGGGAGATTTGTAATGGAATATGATAGTTATGGAGATTGGTATGATAATGGACCAGGCTCAGTAAGTTTTGGAATAAATATAAGACGAGAAATGCGTGAATATGAAAAGAAGGATTATTTTTCATTTAGTGTTAATGATAATATAGGAATAGGAACAGAACCGCCATCCATGAAGTTAGAAATTAGAGAGGAAGATCCTTTTCAGGAATTAAACCAATATTGTTTAAATTTCGCACTTTCAAATGATGAGTTGACTGATGTTTTAAAAGAACTTATTAAAGATAGATATATGAAGACACTTTTTGATTATGAGAAAATATATAAAAAATGGCCTCCTGATAGTGAAGGAACAGTAAGTGATGATCCAGAAATAGATCAGATGGAGGATGAATTATTTAAAGTATGAAAATTGTAATATTAGGTACTGTTAAATCACTTACGGGTAAAGGTATATATAGTTGGTTTTGTCTTACACATATTGAAGGTTGTAGAGCCAACGGTCATGAGGTCTTTGAAATAGATTATAAGACCACATCAATCCCACAGATATATAAAAAATGTGAAGAAATAAAACCTGATATCGTTTTTACCAACTTGAGTTTCTACGGTAAAGTAAACACGGTCGCTAAAGTATTAGATTTGTATGAAAAATTGAATAAGAAACTTGGAGTTAAAGTTATTCATACACTCGGTGACGCACAAATTGAATCAAACGGAATGCAAGATAGATATATGGGAGATATCTCCCACGCTATACATATGGCATTTATAAGTAATAGATGTGGTGTAGAAAATATGAGTAAAGCATGGAAGGTACCTGTTCATTATAGTCCATATTCATCATTATGTTATGATGAACTTGCTGTACATGATAATGTACTATCTTATGATATACCTGTATTTACAGGTGATGTAGATGAACATCCAGATAGAAAACAATTTATTGAATTGATGCAAAAACATCAAGATATAATGATATTTCCCACACAAAGTCGTCGTGATAAAAGACATCTAACTGCTAAACTATCTATATCTGCAAAGTGTATATTAGGACTATGCACAGGATATGATATAGATGGATTTATTGATGTTAGACCATTTCAGTATTTAGGTACAGGAGCTTTCTTTATAGCAAGAAAATTTAAGGGTATGGAATCAATAATACCAGATGATTTGTATGTACCTTTTTATGGTTATACACAATCTGATTTATTTTATGTACTTGATAAATGGAATAATTGGAAGGATAGAAACACTATGGAGAGGAGAGTCAAAGCTTTTACTTATATTCAGGAAAAACATAGTTGTAAAGTAAGAATGAAAAATATATTAGAATGTATAGGAGGCAAAGCCAACAAGGTTGTATGAATAAACGTAATAAGAAGTTCGTAATAACATCAATGCCAGGGGCAGGAATATCAAGGCTAACATCAGCATTAAGAAATTTAGGAGATTTTAATGTATATGAAAATAATAAAGACCTTATTAAATTAGAAAATTTGATTGATGTATCAAATTGTTTGAACGAAATGTTATCTAATAACAAATATGACGGTTTCAAATTATTTCATAAACATTTATCAAAAACACCACTTGTTAAAGATTATATAAAGAATAATGATATTTATGTAATACATCTTTACAGGGAAAATGTAATAAAACAAATAATATTAGAGGATGTAAAGGTTTCTCCTAAAATAGATATGACTAAAATACCTAGTAAAATTAACAAGATAAACAAGGCTAATAAAGAGCTTACAAAATATTTTAAAGGTAAAAGATATTTGAAAATATCATATGAAGAATTGACCGATAAAAATAGAGGTATGATGCATGTTGGTAAGATTTATAATTTATTGAGAATAAATAAAAACCCCATAATAGATGTGCCATTGAGTAAACATGGATACCCAAGTACTAAAGTTATTGTATCAAATTATGGTGAAGTTATAAGAGAAATGAGAAGATGTAAAATGGTTAAAAAAGAGTGGTTTAAAGGATTATAGGAGATTTATATTATGAAAAATTGTGTATTATTGTTATTTGTTTTATTTTTTATTTCATGTGCCAGTGGTATTTATGGTAGTGGGAATGTACTGAAATCAAGTAAATGGGACTGTATAATTGAAAATATAACTCTGATAGAAACAGTGTCAGAAATGCAAATAGGTGAAGAGGTTAAGATTTGTAATAAACATGGTCTTGCTATAAGTTTAGAAAATGGATATATAATAGCCTTAACACATGCGACAAAAGAAGATGAAGATCCGGTATTTGTTGAAACATCAAAAAATGTTCTTATAGAAATGAAGGTAAAAATGCTTAATGAAAAACATTATATAGGTGAGCACCAGATAATATTATTAGGAAGAGATAACGATATTAGCCTTTTTAAAACACACTTACCATTTGAAGGATTATATTTTGCTGATGTATCTGAAACTATAGTAGGTAGAGAAGTTATCACAAGAGGTTGGTCTTTAGGTGAAGGTCCTAATGTTAAACGAGGTATTATCTCAGCAACAGATTTAGTAAAAGGTAATTATAATAGTCAAAGTGGTTATATGCCACTTAGTTTTGTTACTACAATACCAACAAATCCTGGTGATAGTGGAGCACCAGTACTCATATATAATAACAGAAATGCCAGATATGAAATTATAGGTATTACTTGGGCTGTTATACCTGAGAGTAAGGGTATAAGTTTTGCATTTACAGTAGATGCAATTCAAGATGCAATTAATAAAATATTAGAGAAAGGTGTAGAATAATGAAATTTTTCAAAAAGTTGTGTTTATGGTTTATAAAACATGGAAAAATTGATTTAAAATATCGTAGAGTTGAGGGTGAAAAGTATAACGTGCATATTGATGTGTATCTTGATGATGTGTTCAGTCATACTGTAAATGTTTTAGCGATGCCGTCGAAGAAAACAGGACATATTGAGAAAGATATTAAAGAAATATAGACTTATTCAGATTACAGCTCCTCATTTTTGTGCTGGGATTGTAGTCAACAAGAATTGTGTTATAACCCAGGCAGCGCCGATACTTCATTGGACAACTGGTAAACATGTAAAAATTATTATGAATTATTGTAAAAATAAAAAATGGAGGTACAAATTAATATGAAAAGAGTTCTTATTACTGGTGGTCGTGGATATATTGGAAAAAATTTAAAAAACTTTTTAAAAAACTATAAAGTTAAAGTGGATATTGCTGATAAACTTGATGGTAATAATGTTGAATGTATTAAAGATAATAGAAAATTCAAAAGATATGACGGTATAGTACATTTAGCCGCTATATCAAGTATCAAGGATTGTATGGATGATATGAAACAAGCTGTAATAAGTAATATATCGGCTAGTTATCATTTATTCAATTTGGCTCACAAGTATCGTATACCCACAGTATTTACTTCATCACAGGCAGCAAAACAACCCGACGCAAATTTTTATGCTATGACAAAGTACATGGCAGAAGTTGAGGCGAAAAGACTCAACAGAAAAGATGCCAATATAAAAGTTTTGAGACTCTGTAATGTATACGGTGGTAATGATTATATAGAGACAAAAGATTCAGTAGTTTCAGAATTTGCCAAAGCTGTAAAGAATGGTGAACCAATGATAGTAAATGGAGATGGTTCTCAGGTAAGAGATTTTATAAATGTAGTGGATGTATGTAGGGCTATATACAAAGCACTTTGTAATAAAAGCACCATATTTTCTCCTATTGATATAGGTTCAGGAATTCCTGTCTCTGTGGCTACTTTGGCCTCTTACTTTAAAAGTTCGTTTACATCTAATCTAAAAAGTGATAGAATTGGTGTAGCGTGGAATTTAGCAAATATTAAAGATGCTAAGGAAATGTTGAATTTTGAAACCAGTATGAGTGTTAAATCCTACTGTGAATTATTTAAACCTTAACAAAGAAAGGAAGGAAAAAGATGGGAATATTTGACGATATATATGACAAGGATGATGTTAGTGATCCTATACCTAATCATGGTGAAATAAATGGTGATGCTGAAAAAAATGAAATAACAGAACCAGGAAGAGGATTCCTTGATGATATCATTGACGAAACTGTAAAACAAATGGGGGGTAGTTCACCTAAAAATGATGGCTGGAAAGATACCGGTAGTGATGAAAAGGATAAAATATGGGACACTGGTGAGGGTTGGAGTACAGGTGAAACCGAAGATGTTTGGCGTTCTAAGTAGAAAATATGTTAATTTATAAATCCAAAAATATTATAACTGGAAAGTCCTATATAGGCCAAACAACACAAAAATTTGAATATAGAAAGGCTACACATATAAGACTTTCTAAGACATCATCAACATATTTTCATAATTCTTTGAGAAAATATGGCAAGGAAAATTTTGAATGGGAAATTATAGAAGAATGTAATTCCAAAGAAGAATTAGATTTAGCAGAAGAATGGTACATTAGATATTATAATACATATTGTAAAAATGGTGGATATAATTTAACATTTGGTGGAGAAGGTGTGTTGGGATATAAAAGACCTGAAGGATTTATAAATCCTTCAACGAGACCGGAAGTTAGAAAGAAAATAAGTTTTACAGTATCAAATAACCACCATATGAAAGGTAAAACACATACAGATGATGCGAAAAGAAAAATAAGTAAAGCATCTAAGAAGATGTGGAAAGATGAAAAACATAGGGAATTGATTAGTAAAAAATTATCTGGTAAAAATCATCCATTCTTTGGTAAAACGCATACTGACGATGCAAAAAAGAAAATTAGTGAAAAAGGTAGAAGATATTATGAATTTACATCTCCCCTTCGTAAAAAGTTCATTGTTAATAGTTCAACAATTCAAGAATTTTGCAAACGAAGAAGTATATCTTACCAATGTATGCTCAGAAATGGTAAATCTAAGAATTGGCGCTGTATTTCTCTATAATTGGTTCAATAAAATCCTTTTTAACTCTTTGATATTTCAACTGGTAATCTTCTGATGTGCCTGCTGATATATCATCTTTAGATGAAACGGCTACAAATGAAGCCTCTGGACAAGGTACACCAACCACGCCAAAATATAGAAATCTTAACCACATGCAATAGTCAAGAAGTCGCTTGTATTTCTCATCGGTAACCATACCGCCTACCGCAATTAAATGACCTATCTTAATCAAAGAATTACTACTAATATAATTAGCATTAACTAAATTTTGTGCTTCAAAAGGTACTGCTGGGAATCTTTTATTTATATGACCCTTATATTCAAATGATGCATATGCATATCCAACTTCATCACCAGTCCTATCCAATTTCTTTACAAGTCTATCTATTATATGACGACCTAAAATTATATCATTATCCAATGGTAAAAGATAAGGTGGTAATTCGTTACCTTCTTTTTTCCAAAAATTGATACCATTTTGTATGTTTATAGGTATATTATTATTTCCTTCACTGGCTATCCATACAATGGGAGTTGTATTTCTTTTAATTGTTTTCTTTGTATCTTTTGAAATTTTATGACCTTTTAATAAAGGTGTTACTACTAATACTTTCGGGTTCTTATCAGAACGAATCACTCTCAATTTTGTACATCTCCTTCAATGCTTTTATATCACATTGCCATTTCTTATTTCTCAGTTTACTATTTTTTATAGCTCCAATACATCCTTTACTTAATGGACATATGCGCAAAAAAAAACATGCTTTGCCCGGCTTTATATTTACTACCAGGTTTGGTAGGTCTTTTAATTTGTCTATATTATCAGGTATCATACTTTGAATATATCCTCCTCTAAACTTTCAAATATTTGATCTCTATGTGATTCTATGCTTTCTATGGTCCTTTTAAGATTCAAAGGCACACCGTTTAGTTCATCTTGATCTTTTAATAATGTTGCCATTTCAAGAGCAAAAAGACCATCAACTATTGTTTCAAGTTGTTTGTAAGAATCACCCATTTTATTAGCATCAACATCTTTAAGAGTTACCGATACTGATGGTCTAACAGCACTATAATTGCCTGTGTTTATGGTAATCTGTCTATTTATCGTTATATCTGCTTTCATCATTTCTCCTATTTAAAACTATCTATTATTGTACTTGTAGCGTAATCTATTGTAAATTCAGGGTAAAAGTTTTTGATATTTTGGTATATTTCTTCTATTAAAACATCCCTAATTCCTTTACATGAACCTGAAAGGAAAGAAATATCATCAACATCCTTTACTACTAAATTTTTGAACATAGCATGAAAATATTTATGTTCAATAGGTAGTAAAGGACAACAACCATTCTTCATAGCTGAGAATATAAGAGGGTCTAAAAACCCAGAATTATAATTCTTCAAAGAATCTATAAGTATTGTAAAACTTGTATTACTCCAATGGAATGTTTTATGATTTAAATTAAAGTTCCTATATTCTTCTGTCTTTCTATGTGATATTCCATCACTATATACAACTTTATCTTTTGGATATAGGGACGCATATTCTTTATAATACTTCTCAAATGATTTTATCCTATCATTTGATAATTCCCCTGTATATCCAATTCTATACATTGTCTCAGTGTTTGGTATCTCCTCATATTCGAGCATACGGGTCCATTGAGGTAGATAGTCAAAACCTCTCCTACCTAACATTAAGGGTTCATAGAACTTTACCTTAAATTTACTAAGCCACTTATACTCTTTATATGTTAGAGCTGAAAATCTATCATATAAAAATGTTGGTATCTTCCTTGCATAGTGATCCACAAGAGCTGCTTGGTGTGTAAATTTTTTATTATTTTTTGTTACCCAATCAATAATAATACCATCAACTCTTGGGAAATCACTACCTTCAAGATTTAAAACTGTGAAACCTTTTTTACTTAAAGTAATTTTTAAGTGTTCACACAAATTGTATTCGCCTATTAACATAACACTTTTCCTTTCTTATTTTTATTTCTTTGGTGGTCTGCCTGGTCCTTTTTTCTTAGGTTGAGCATTCTCTACAATCTTATTTCTTAGTCTATCACTAAGATGATCAAGTCTGCATTCAAAACCACGTTCTGTAATGTTAACATTACCTACAGCTTTTACTAATGCTTCTTGTGCATCGTCTATATTATAAGCGCCAATACATATTTTCCAGTTTGTGGTATCTCCGTTAACATTTCTCTTTTCATACCCAAATTTGTATACTCCTAACTCATTCATGTTACCTTTTTACCTCCTTTAATATTTCAATTTTCATTATATACCTCACGTTATTATTATTGATACTAATAACTTCAAAATAGGTTATTTGATCGCCTATTTTTTTATTTTCTTTCTGTCCTATTACATTACTACCAGTAAGAAATTTGTCACCCACTTTAAGCTTACTTGTGGTCATATCTTCTACTATTTTTACTCTAAACCATTCATCAGCTTTCATCTTTTACTTCCTTCATTTCTGATTCATTTTCTGCATTATATTCAATACCTTTAATAAGTCTATACATTTCTGTTAGACCTGTTTCAAATTCATCTTTAAAAGTATAAAATTCATCTGCCATTGTACCTAAATATTGTTTAAGTTTTCTAGCAGTTTCTAATGTGGTATTACTACCAATAAGTTCTTCTTCTACACACTTTTCACACCTATGTATGATAATTTTATCACCTTTGTCTATAGAAAGAGGTTTATCAGCTGTAAGTATAATTCCATCATAAAATAAACAGTAGAAACATCCTTCTGCAAACTTCTGAAACTCACATTGTTCAACACACTTCATATTATCACCCCCTTGTGTTATATCCACACTCCATTTTTTTCTATTTTTTCCATCAGTTTTGCCATAGTTTCATTATTTTGTTGTAAATAAGTAGAAACCATGTACATATTAGAATTCATACCACTAATATTATTATTGATATCATCTAGTGAGTATAACCTTTCATTTAACAATGTTATACTACCTTCTATACAATTCATTGATGCCACTAAATTTTCAAGACTTTGTGCTATTCTATTAGCTGTATCTTCTTTCATTATTTTTTAGTTATCCTTGTGGTACTTTTTTTTACAGGTTTTTTCTTCTTTATAGCAGTTGGTTGTGTGCCTTCTTTTACCTTTCTGTCTTCTGGTGGTTCTGGTTTTCCTGTTTTTTCTTTTGGTTCAACAAGTAATTCCTCGGCTGCCTTTACATTTTCATTGACAGTTGAATATCCAGTTGATTCTAACCACTTATTAAGTTTATTGAAAATATCGGGCATAGTACTTAAAGCAGCTTCTGCTTTAGGTTTACCTTGATATTTTTGTCCACCAATATCATACCAACCACCGCCACCTAATGAAACTATATTAGCCTTTACAAGTAATTCCATAATACCTGCATATTTGTTTATACCATCCTTATAGTTTATTTCAACTATTGCTTCTTCAAATGGAGGATAATATCTATTTTTTAAAGTACACGCCTTAACTAAACTTCCTATTACATCACCTCTTGCAGGACCTGATGCATTTGGATTTTCAAATAGTTTTGATCTTTTAAGAGACACTATAGTATCAGCTGCCAGTCTTATATATTTTCCACCACCTATTTGATCAGGATCACCATATCCAGTAGGATTACCATAATAATGTCCTGCACCCATTGCTATACTTCCTTGAGCCTTACATATATTCACTAACATCTTCAACATTCTTTTGATCTCTTTTTGAAGTTGTCCTTGGTCAGCTTTTGCCGCATTTGCAACTGCTCCGTCTTTACCGATAATATCAGTCATTACTTTATATCTTTCAAGACCACCAATACTATCAAGAACAATAGCAATTTTTTCTTCTCCTGATTGTATTATCTCACCAAGTGTTGATATTACTTTATCAATCCATGGTGTGTATATATAAAGCATATTATCAGGGTTAAGGTTCCATCTGGTCACAAAGTCAGAAGTCCATGCACCCTCTGTGTCAATAACCACAGGGGTATATCCTTGTTTCTGGGCTTCTGATAAACACAAACACATGAAACTACTTTTTCCAGTAGCTTCGGGTCCTATAAATAGAGTAAAGGTTTTACTTGGAAGTCCTTTGAATAGTGACCCTGATAATATGCGGTTTAAATCTAACGCCGGCGTTGGCATCCACTCTTTAGTAGAGGCTATCTCCGATTGTGATAGTATACTTACATGAGTACCTTTCACTTTTTCTAATCTGTGTTGTAATTCTAATAATCCCATTATTTTTTTCTCCTTACAGTAACTCCTTCGAAATCTTCACAAGCCATACACCACTCAGGATTCAAACCATTATCTGGTGTTATAGAGCCATTTCCAAGTCCGCTTCCTTTTCTTGCAATACCAAAATTAGCTGGATGATCAATTGTCCACTTACTGTAATATCTACAATCAGGAATATTACATGGATATACATTAGGGCCACTACCTATAATAGTCGTTGCTTTAGGGTACTTTTGTCCTGTTCCTGCACCTGTTCTTGGACCTGATACTGTTCCTGTTCTTGGACCTCCACCTTTTTTTAGTTTATCATATTCTTGTGTTACCTCTGGCATTTTTAAATCTTCTTCTTTTTCTATCATATCATCAAACATTATATTTCATATCCTTTCTTTTTTAGTAATTCGTTAATTATTTTAGGTACATCAAGCTTAGCTGCATGTAAACAAAATGCACACATACACATACAATCTTTTTCAGTTGTCCTATACATTTGGCAGTCATCCTTGTAACCACATATTTCCTTCTTTAAAGAATTTATATTAATTTTACCGTACTTAAACCTTTTTTCACTCATTATTTACCTTATTCCTTTTTCTCTTCACATTTATCACATGTTACTCCATGCCAACCAGTAACTTTTAAAGTTCCTATTTCTCCACATTGTTCACAAGTTGTCTCTGATTTTGATTCGGCTTCTTGGATATAATTATTTGATTCCGTATATATTACTTCTGGGCATCCATTTGTATAAATTCTAAGAGTTCCAAATTTTTCTTTAATTTGATCAAATGTAATACCTTCAACATGAATAGTATTATATATTTCTTTTAAGAATAACTTATCAAGTATATTCCATGAAGGCGATCTATTAAATAACCATTCACATAAGGGATTTCTGGGAACTCTTGTACATTCTACAAGAGTTTTATGAAATTTTAGTTGAGACAACTTTTCACATAATTCATCAAGTATATTATACCATCCATCACCATGTTCACAACCCCAAGCCATACATGTTTCTTGAGGACTTTTACCATAATGTTTGAACAATTTTGGATATTTTTCCACTAACTTCATTTCAAGTTCTTTTTTCATTACTTTCCTTTCCATTCAGGATTGAGTTCAGCTTGAGACTTTTCTATAACATCGGAAAAATTAAACTCACAAATTTCATTAAATAACCATTCAATAGTTTCTTTTCTAATGTCACGCATTAAATCTTCAAGTTTATTATAAGCTATTGTGGTTTGATATATACCATGTTTATCAGGATTATCCAACATTTCACTTATTATATCACAAATATCTGATCTATCTTGTGTTACAATATCTGGTATTTCGTCTCTCTTTTCCACTACTTTATACCTTTCTGAACGGCCATGGTTTCTTCACGCCATTCGTGAATTGATTTACCTCTTAACGACTCTGAAATTTCCCATACATGATCGTAGATGTGTAATCCTTTACTTGTTGCTATTATACTTCCATTTTCTACACCTATTCTGTCTGCACAGTATTGTTTTAAAGTCTCAATTGCCGCAAGGTTTGCTGAGAATCCATTGAATAAATCCCATGATCTAAAATATGGAAAAAAATGTAATTTTCCGTTTTGTACTCTGGTATCAATATGCCTGAGACAAGGCGGATCCTGTAGTAATAGGTCAGAGCCCATACCAATTTGTAATATCATTTGGTTATTTCTCTCACCATATTTTTTATAAGTCCATATCATTAATTCAACTTGATTCAAATACCAGTTACTATTTCTAGCTTTATATAGTATATCTGTATTTTCCCAAATCTCATCTTCCGATACAATTATTTTTAACATACCTTCTTTCAGATAAGCTTTATTTCTCCTGTAATACATAACACTCTCAGGAACTAAAAACTTATTCAATCTTTGTCCGTATGTATAAGCTTCTCCTTCTTTTTCATCACCTGTGAGAAGATATGGTATATAGTTAGCCAAGTAATCGTCATCCACAGGATTCGGAAAGTTATGATGTTCAGGTACTTGAGGTATCAATGGTTCTTGACCAGGATACTCAATATCAATTTCTATAAAATCAAATTCTAACCTTTCCTGTCCAGCATAAGACCCTCTATCAATCATAAATTTTTTACCAACATCAACACATGTATAAAGGGTTTGAAACCATGCATCTGGTAAATTAATAGCCGATATTTTTATCGGTTCTAAATTTTTCATATTTTCTCCTTAAAATTGTACTTCATCTTCATCTTCATCTTCAAATAATCCTGATACTAAATCGGTTCTATCAACTTCTATCATATTTTCTTTTGGTCTTTTTTCCCATAAATTAACAAGGCCGCATATTCTTTCATATTCTGTTACTTGATCTGCATAACTATCACACTCAATTATTAGTTTTCTCTTTTCTTTATTTTGATTATATATCGTAAATTGAGCATCTTTTAATGATTTTCTAGATTTTGTAAATTCATCTGTATAACTTTCCAAATCATTATTTACCAATTTAAGTTCATTTTTTAACTCTGCTACTTGATTAAGAGTTTCCTCATGTGTTTTATCAGCAATAATAATATTATCACCGTAAGCTAGTTTTTCTAATAACAGTTGAGCTGCTCCTCCTCCTTCTCCTGCACTCCAGAATAGTTTCTCAAGGAACAATTCAATATGGGTATCGTCATATTCCACACTGTTAACTTTCAATTTGTTTATCTCCCTCCACATCTATTAATACATCACTTTGTTGATTAACTATCTCATTAATTAAGTCTCGTCTATCTTCCCATGTTAAACTAAATATACCAACAATATTCTGGTTTATAGAATCTTTCAAAATAACCATCAATGCTTGTAATTGTTTTTCTGATATCCTCATTTCATATTCCTTTCATTAAATAAATTATAACACAATTGAATAAAATTGTAAACTATTGTTTTTTCTAATATATGATAATATTTTCATTTGTAGGTGTATCATCAACATCAAAAACCACCCAACCATTTATTTCTTTCCCGGACTTATTAACATCAATCAAAAATCTTAACATATTCTTTTTAAACTCTTTACTAAATTCTTTACAAAGTTTAGTAAATGTTCCGTGACAAAAATATTTTCTACCATCGGGTCTTATAACAACCCTCTTCTTTGCTCTTACATTTTTTTCACCTTTACGCGATTCGCCCATCTTTTTCCTTGTCTCTTCTGAAAGTTTTTTACCTTTATTAACTTCACTTAACTTTCTCTTATGTCCTTCTGAGTGTTTTCTACCTTTTAATGTATCACTTAATTTTTTTCTATACTCTTCAGAACGTTCCTTACCATAGTTAGGATTATTCTCACCACACATGGATTTACTAATCTTTTTCCTTGTCTCTTCTGAAGGTTTCCAACCTATAGTTCCCTCTCCACCAAACGTCAAATTATATCCATTTGATCCGAAAGTGTTATAATATCTAATATACCATTCTTCGGCTAAATCTAAATCTTCCTTTGAATAACATTCTTCAATAACTTCCCATTCAAAGTTTTCCGGACAATATTTTCTTAAAGCTCTATTAAAATATGTATTACCATTTTTTGATTCAGATATATGACATTGCCCCCTTACTTCTAAACCTCTAATAGTCTGTCCTATATAAATTTTACCATTAAGAATATTAGTTACCTTATATATTATACCAAAGTTTTTCACTTATATAGATTCCTTGATTTCAATACTTGAATATCCTTCACTTTTTGTAACAAAATAAACATCATCAACCTCAAGTTCATCTATTTCTTGCCTATGACTAATTATGAATACTTGTGAATTATCTTCTTTCTGTTTAATTTTAACGATATCTATAATTTTTTGTAACCCTTGAACATCAATACTACTGTCAAGTATTTCATCAAAAATTAATATAGATGGAAATACACCTGCTCTAAGTCTCGCAATATCAAGAAAGGCAAATTGAAGTGATAAATCTATAACTCGTCCTTCACCTCCACTTAATGAACCATAACTACCATTAATAATACCAGGTCCTTCTATCCGGGCTTCTAACCATTTATCTAGTTTTACCCAGAAATTATGGCCTACATCTGATAAATAATGGTTCGTTTGTTTGTTAAGATACGGCATTATTGAACTTATTGCATATTGTTTTACCTTATCATCACCGCAACATGTTTTTATAAAATTAATATAATCCTTGAGATCGGACAACTTACTAACCTTTGCAATAAAACTTCTATTTTCAGATAGTAACCTTTTTATATTTTTCTCATCTTTTTTAACCAGTGTAACATATGTTGATTTGTTATCTACTTCAAGTGATACCTTCTCATCTAATTTATCTACTTGTTTTTGAGCATCTGATATATTATTGATCTTATTAAGAAAATCATTTTTCTCTTCCTTCAAAATCTCAATTCTACTTATAGACTTCTCCCTATAAGCATCAATTTCATCCCTTTTAGTCCTCAACTTATCAGCAACAGACCGTGTACGAGTTATTTTATTATTTAATATATCTAATCTTTCTATAAGTTCATCATAATTACTACTTGTTACCTCTTTTTCAAGTAATAAGTATTGCATCTTTACATCTTCCAACTCTTTCAAAAGTCCACTATTCGTTTTATGACTTTTTCTTATTTCATCAACATCTGCAACTATTTTTTTAATTTGTTCAGTTTGTCTATCCGCAAAATCCTGATCTTCTTTCATATCTCTTTCCAAGTTCTTTAGAATGTCAGTACCTTCAACATTCGTATTACATGTTGGACATTTTTTATCTATTTTCAATACACCCCATTGGTGTTGTATCTTTTTGACATTCTTTTTACAACTTGTAACATCAATTTGTAGTTTTTGTGTATTTTCTAAATGATGATCTATTCTTATATTATAGTCATTGATAAGAGCTTTTGTTAACCCTATTTTTTCTGATATTATATCTTCATCACCCCATAATTTCAGAATGGCTGTTATCTTCCTTTTTTTGGTCTCTATGTCTTCTGTTTTACTTATATCAGATTTTAAACTTTGAACTTGGTTAATCATCATTTTTATCTTTTGAGTTGTAAGAGCCATTTTACCTTCTATAGCTTTTACAAGCCATGAATGATGTGAATCAGCCTCATCAACTATTTTAAGTTCAGTACTTGCAGCATCAAGTTGTTCGTCCCAGTCTTCATCACCATCAATAAGTTCCTTCAGTTTTTCTTCTGCATCTTTTAATTCAATTACTGATGATCCCATTTCCTTTAATTTTCTATTAATAGATGCGACTCTTTCCTCGGCTAATTTTACAGCCTCATTGTTTTTAAGTGTAGAGAATTCCATTTCTTTTATCTTCTCATTACCTTTCTTGAGTTTTTCATTACAAATCTCATGAAGTTTTGTATATAACTCAAGACCAAACGATTTCTCTATAAATTTTCGTTTATCGGGTTTTTTCATCGCCAGAATTGGTGCAGATGAATTGATATTAGAATGGACAAGGCTCATGAAGACGTTGTAATTTAAGCCTATAATACCATCAAGTATTAACTGATAATCCTTGACATGTGCCGGCTTATCAACCAATACTTCGTCTTTATATATTTCAAACTTATCAGGTTTGATACCTCTATATACTCTATATTCTGATTCACCTTTCGTAAATGTTAGGTGAACCTCACAACCTTTTCTATTTTTCCAATTAACTATTTGGTCTTTTTTTATATCCTTATGAACTTTACCAAATAGTGCAAAAGGTATAGTTTCAAGGAAAGATGAATTATGAGAAAGTATTCCATTAGAATAATATTGTTCTACATCTTCAACTTGTATATCATATAAATCATATAAATCATTTTCTTTTTGACATAACAATACTTTCTTTTTACCATTTATTGTGCTAACAAAATCACCATTGGAAATATCTTTTAAATACATCCACTTGTTATTACATTCTACTCTATGTTGTGGTGAACCTATAAGTTCATATATATCTGTTTTCAGTTTATATACTTCTGTGTTTTTTTCAACAATGTCAGCATAAAGTATTCTTTTTTTACCATAAGGAGTATCAACAAAAACTTTACCAATATATTCTGGATGTTCTTTGTATAATTTTACTATTTTACCAATTTCACACAACATTTTTTTATAATATTCTCCTTATTATTCGTCCAATTATTTTCCCATACAACTAATACATCATATCCTAACTCTTTTAATGTTTTTTCTCTTTTTCTATCTATTTTCCATTTTTGTTTAGCAAACATTTTTAATTTAGCATGATAATAATCATCTTTATATATTTTTGGGTTACAATGCCAATAATCACCATAAAATTCTATTATAATATTATTGAATTTTCCGTCAACAATATAATTTCCAATTACTTGTTCTTTTAATATTTTTATAGATAATTCTTTTTCTATATCTATAAAAAATTCTTTGGATGCTTTTGAAATAGAATTTGGTAAACAGTTTGTTATTTTTTTCAACCATTCATTGTGTTTTTGTTTACCAATTACTTCACCATATATTTTTATAAGATTTTCTTTTGTTATGGCTTTCTTTTTGTTTATCCTTTCTATTTCCTCAGGTGATTTAGATTTTAAAGTTTTTTGCCATCTATCTTGTCTATCTTTCCAAACTTTTAATCCTTTTATTTTCCCATGTTTTTCTATACATTTTTCTTTTGAGAATGTTGCTTGCCTTTCTTTCAACATTTGTTCTGCTAATTCTCTATTTCCATTTGTTTTTTCAAGAAAATAATCTATTCTTACTGGTTTACCACAATTATAACATCGTTCTTTATATTTTTTAATTCCTAATTCTTTACCCCAATATTCAATCTGACCTTCAAGAGTATTTCTTTTTCCTTGCTTATAACAATAATCTTCCCATCTCTTTTTACCATTAATTTCTCCATATTTTTCAACCATACCTTCAAGAGTTTTTGATCTCCGTCTTTTTTCTAACATTTTAGAATATCTATTTTTTCCTTCTTTCTCTCCAAATCTAATTTGAAAAGTAATTAGATTCTGAATTGTACAGTGTTTTTTACAGAATAAATCTGGTGTTTTCTTTCCTTTATAAGTATGTGTTTCATTATTGCAATTAGGATATTTACATATCATTACTTTTATATTCCACTCCCGTTTATTTTATATTCCAAGGTTGTTTACATGCCTTCTAAAATTTTCCTAATTTCCTTAGAACATTCAATATTGATAAGGGTATTAAACGCAACACACTTACCACTACCATTACTTTTATCGTTTTCTTCATCATATCCTAAGACTAAATTCACACCGTGTCTAAGTTTAACCTCTTGCCACTTACTTCCAAAACTGAGGAAGTTTTTAAATTTCACATCTTTTAACTCTATTTTCATTTTACCTCATATAGGTACAACCCCTAATAATTCCATTTCATATTCTTCCAAATTTATTAGTGGCTTACCTGCTCTTTTTCCCCATATATCAAATCTACACAATGTAGCAAACCCACAATAGATACATAAAATATCTGCGGGATTGTACATATATTCACCTGTTTCACATACTAACATTATTATTTTACACCACCGTATAACCAATAATCAAAAAGATTAAAACCATAAAGAGGTTCTCTATATACACCCTGTATTATTATTGGGAATGTATTACTTGCCTTTACGATTTGTCTTGAAATAGCACCGTTGTCTAACAACCAAAAATCTTTATCGTTAATTATTATTATACAAAATGCATGTTGTTTTACTATACAGATACCTATTTTATCATCAGGAAATCCAGCATCTCTTAATTTTCTCCACATATACACGGCTTGTCCATCACAATCGTCCTGCATTCTCTCTATTACTTCTTTAGAGGATGCCCAGTATTCCTTTTTACCATAATTTTCTTTATCTGATATGTACTTAATATCTCTAAGCATTTCTTTATGTAGTTTTTTAGCTAATACCATATCAACCACACCTTTTTGCATTTTTACATATCCTAAATCCTTTCTCTCTCTTTCTTGCCATTGTCTTACTTTACTTGGAATAGTATATGCTTGAAACTTCTTCCATATTCCATGTTTTTTTAGAAACTTACGAAATGTATTTACAACCCATGATCGTATATTCAAAATAACACTTATTAATTTATTCATGTTTTATCTCTCCTGTATTAGATTACATTTTGAACAATTCTCACAATCATCACAATGTTCTTTTAATTCTTCTTCATTCATTATCTATCATCACTCTCTTGGTCGTACAAATGCCTGCCTAATTCACCAACTCTACTTGCCCAATTCACATCATCTGCGTTTAGGCTTATTTCCTCTACAAAATCCTCAATATCATGAGGAACTATTTTGAAGGGGTTGGTGTTAGACTCTAAATCAACCAGAGTATGACGCAGTTCATGCCTTACTAAACGAACTCTATCAATTCTTTCAATATTGTCCCATATCATTTTATCCAGGTACATTATATAATCAAAACCCTCGTCATTATCCGACTCACTTATGGTCAAATGTCTCAATAAGTCATTGGTCTTTTGAATCCTTCCTAATATTATTTTTCCTCCACTCATTCTTTTCTTTGTATCAAAAAGAACTTTGATATTTGCTCCGGCAAGTACCGGAAATTTTGCATCTTTCACATCTTTAAGTACATTATATACTTCCTCTGTTACGTCTTCAAATCTACTCATTTTTATCTCTCCTTACATATTTTTTTATTTTTCTTTCCAACATTTTTCTATTTTTTAACCAATCTTCATCAGTTATTACCATTAAATCAATACCTTTTTCTTTACACTGTATTACCTTTTGTTTATCCTTATATTTGGAATAATCACTACTATGCCAATATGTACCATTGAATTCAATTGCTTTACTCAATGAAGGTATCCAAACATCTAATTCTAAGTTATTACCTGTTTTAGGATTTATTATTTGTGTTCTATCATTTTCAACTACCAATTCACCTGTAAATGATTTTACTATTTCCAATACTTCCTTTTCAGGTTTTGAGAATGATTGTTCTTCCCAACATATAGGACATCTTTCACCTCTATTAAAACTACTCCATTTCATTTCCATTTTATGACCCTTTGGACATTGTAATTGTAACTTAGTTTCATTATTCTTATATTCCTTGCTTAATATTTCATAACCTTCCTTCTCAATTTGTACTTTTACAAATTCGTATGTATGTTTTTTATTACCAGCACATTCAGCGCATCTAATTCCTGTCTTAAAATGATTCAATCTAATTCCAAATTTGTGACCTTCAGGACATTGTACTTTTAATTTAGTTATATTATCCACATATGTATCACTTAGAAGTTTATAACCTTCCTTTTCAAATTGTTCCTTTACATATTCGTAGGTAAATTTTTTCTTACCAAAACATATACAACATCTATTTCCGGTCTGAAAACTATTAAATATCATTTTCAATTTATGACCTTCAGGACATTGCATTTCTAACTTAGTTTTGTTATTTATATATGTATCGCTTAGAAGGTTATAACCTTCTTTCTCTATATATTCTTTCACTTTTTCTATTGTTAATTTCTTTCCCATTAAAACTTTTAATTACTCCATTTTTTGTATAAATCTCATATTATATAGTCTTGTAATCCTTCTATTAATTTAGGATTCGTTATTATAGTTGAGCCCACCCCTATATATTTTATACCCATTTCACTTAATGTGTCTATATCCTTTCTATCATAAAATGAACATCCTGCAATTGGTATTGGTATTTCTCTAGCATTTATCATTCTTCTAATGAAATCCCAGTTATCTTTTCTAGCCATTCTTCCAGATATACCACCCCAATATTTTGGTACTGAATTAATATGTATTCGTTCAATTTTGTCAAAATGGTTTCTATACCACAGAGGACTCTGAGTACAGTTAAGCTTCAGGTATAGGGGATAATCCGTATCAGGGAGTCTGTAATTTAAGGTTTTTACATTTGGACAGGAATAGTTCAGTTCAACACCTGCAATACCGTTACATCTATACAGGCCATTGCACATAGTTTGCATTTCTCTATCTGTTCCACCAAGAGATACGATCAAAGGTCTATTTTCATGCCATATTCTATCCCATGTATCCTTCCATGCATGAAACCCCATATTACTCCACATATTCTTATTCCATACGGATTTACCGAAAGGTATAATAGCAAAAGGCAATCCCTTTTTTGGCCTCAAAGTTATAGTTTTTGTTATCACAGGAAAATTTGGAAACTTATATCCAAATAACTTGTGCCATTTCCAACCTTCACCATGATAGCCCATAGCTCCTGACGAAAAGAAAAATTTCATTACTACCTCCACTTATAGTTATTATTTTAATAATAACATAATTTAAGATAAAAGTAAACTTAAATTTCAAAGAGTTCCTTTTCTATATGTTCAGGTTTTTCCTTTTCAATCGGCTCTGTTACATCTGGTAAGTTTTTGGCAATTTCCATGAATCTCATTAAGCTCTTAGATATAGCAGGCTTAAATTGTACATGCTTGAATATGTCTCCTAATAATTTCACGGCATCCATTGTTGCTACTATTTGTTCTAAACTTATTTTTCTATCATCACTGGTATTAAACCACATATCATCATTCAAAGTTATATTTGCTTGTGTATCTACAGTCGTAAATTCAATAGTTGCAGCATTAACGGTTTCTGGAGTATAATATGAATAATCTGATAACTCAGTATTAGGATTATATTCTCCATCATCATTTATTATTGTATAATTACCTGTATCTACTATAACATCACTAGTATACTCTCCATGACCATGTGATGTTATATAATTATCTGTATCTACTATAACATCACTAGTATAATTATAATTATAAGCATCATTTGTACCATTATAATTATAAGTATCATTTTGTATACTAGCTGAACTTATTCCTTCATTTATCATTGTTTCACCTCTTGTATATTCAACTCAAACAGCTCATCATCCAATACATCAATCATAGGTTCATCGTATCCTATAAAAGGTGTTGGTGCATTTTGTAATTGTTTCCATTCACCACCTATAGACATATACATTTTTACAGAACCATTATTAGCGTCAATATTAAAATATGTATCACCTTCTGTAAAAGTTTCTGGTTCTTTATTTCTATATGGCACACCTTGATGATATATTCCTGGTTCCATTACCATTATATTTTCACCTCTTCCATAAGTTTTGTTACCATCATAATCGCCATTTTTAAATTGATGTTCTCTGGAGGATCGGATTTCTTCATATAGTCTATCATTATATCTTTATGATCCACTAACTCACAAATTGAATCCTCCATAACTTCCTCTGTGCCCACATCAGAAACATTGGAAAAATCTACATTCATTTGAAAAGGCTCTTTCATAGAGACCTCTTCCACCAATTTATTGTTTTCATTAGTACCATAGTTCCTATCAAATACTATTTTAACTATGTTACCTTTTATATTAGATAAGTCAAGGTCCTCAGTGTGTAGTTCTATAAATTTAGGTCCTACATTACACTCTATAAATTCCAACTCACCATCTTCAAAAGTATAGAATCCTCGTTTACCATCTTTATCATGAAAAGTTTGTTGATAAGGAGCGCCAAGATATGTTACCCTGCCATCATCAGATGGGGCATGAAAATGACCCGAAAACACATTCTCAAACCTATTCAAGTATTTACTTGGTTCTTCTCCCCTCTTGCAAACATAACCACTGTTCATGTTGTAACCATTAAGTTCAAGGTGTCCAAATAAATGCTTGCCTTCAAATTTCTCATCTATAGGACTGTTCCATGGTACTATTACTATATCATCACTATATTGAATTGTTTCATCAATAATTGTTATGTCCTTTTCATCCTTGAAAATATCTAAGAATGATGGTTTCAATTTATTCTTATAGTATGTATCGTGGTTACCAGTTATGATATCCATTGGAAGGCCTCTCATTATATCAACTATCTCACCGGCGGCCTCATATGTTCTACCATCCAATGACCGACGATTATCAAAAAAGTCCCCTAAATGTAATACACGATTTATATCATTTTTGGTACAATAATCATATACTTCTTTGAAGATTTCTATCACAATTTTATGCCATACACTAGAGGAGTTTTTTATCCCCAGATGTGAATCAGTTATTAATAACAATTTTTCCACTATTTTAACCTTCTATTGGCACTTCTGGCGTTTCTGTTGTACTTATTGCTTCTGCTGCTTTATTCATTTTTTCAATATCACCCATTTCTCTTTGAATTTCAGCAAATCTCTTTTGTATAGCTGCTCCTTCAATTTGAAGTCTTTCATATCTTTCTTTGATAAAAAGAGCTTTGAAATCTACTTCTTGTTGAGGTGCTACATCTTCTATTTTTTCTTCTACATCATTTGTCATTCTTTGTACTCTCCTCTAGTTTTTTCTTTTTCTTAATTTTTACTTCTGGTTTTATCAATTCATAATTGATACCCTTTACTACATACCCTGTGAAATTTTCAATAACTTGTACCTTTTTGAAACATCTATCTTTTATCTCAGAATGTCTTTTCTGTTTTCTAATGAAATTGATAAAGGCATTGTGACATATAGTTGTTATGTATGCAAAGGGGTTTGGATGTTTTTGTTTACTGGGGTCAAAGTTATGAATATATTTCACACAGGTCAGCACAGCTTCACCAATCATGTCTTCCTTCCAAGTATATCTGGAAAAACTACCTTTATTGGCATAGTTCTTAGCGATCTTAAATATCATAGATCCTAATTCTTCTGATATCTTTCCAGTTTCTTTATATTTATGAATCTCTGGAACTAAATCTTTATTTCTTACATAATAATTTCCTTTTTTTAACATATCTCCTCTTATTCGCAACTTATATTATTATTATATATCATTTTCAATAAAATGTAAACATAAATTGTTGAAATAATTAAGTTGACGGATTAGTAGTACCTCACTATTTCATCATGATTGCGACATTTTTTATTACGAAATTTGGATCAGGTAAGTATGTTTCAATATCGCCTTCTACTTTATTTATTTCACCATGATATGTCAATGATGTTGGTGAACTATCATAAGAGTCAATGGTTAGTTTTTTATATAAGGCAACTGATTTATAATATTTGGATCTTTTTCTTGTAGGTAAGATATAATCAGGATGTTTACAGGTCGGTATTAATACAATCCAGTTATCAAATGCTCCTGCAATATGAACAGGAGAAGAATCATTACTAATAAGAACTGGTGCTTGACTTATTATAGTTATAAGTTGTTTTATAGATAACATATTTCTAAAATCATAAGTTCCGTCAATATCAGTATCAACATAACCTTGACCATCATCATCTGGGTTAGTTTTTCCAATTATACCAACATTATAACCATTTTTAGTTAGTCCATCTATAACATTTTTCCACCAGGTTACGGGAAATGTTTTACTTTTCCAACCTTTACCTGGATGTATAAGAATAAGTGTTTTTAAATCAACATCATATAATTTTTTTACAAAATCTAAATCTTGATCATTATAGTGTAGTTGTATTTCTTTTTCAGCATCAGGTAGATATCTTTTCAAAATACTTAATGCGGCAAAATCTGTTTGATGCATTGTTGTTTGTGAACAGGTTCCCCATAAAACAGCGTCATCTAATGGAAGTGTGTGACCTATATATCTTGCATTATTATCTCTGGATATTTTATAGGTTTCATTATCATACACTTTACAACCAAGATGGTTAAATAGTTCTGGCCAATCACTTAAAATTTCTACATTATCATCTTTCCAATATCTATCTAAACAATATCTAATTACTGGTTCTGCACATACTTGATCACCAAGACCGCCACCAACTTTAATCATAATATTTCTTTTATATTTAAACTCTGGACTATCTTTCGACCATTGTTCTAAATCACCTTCCATATTTTTTAATACATTATCTATACCATATGAATCAATAAGTCCTGCATAATGAATAATATAGGATGCTAATCTATTTTCTCCTGTTAGAGAATCTATCATTTCCATTCTGTTAAAATGGTAGGTTAATTCGTATATATTCTTTATTTTATCATTGTTTATTTTTAGATTTAAATATCCTTGTTCGTACATGCCTAACTTTTTTTGTTCAACAGGGACAAAAAGGCTTTTATGCTGTTTTGATAATACCATTACACCTGTATTGTAATATCTAGCATCTATTTGTTTCACTTTCATTTTTTGTTCATATGCAAGTGAAGCCTCGGTTAAAGAAGATATTCTACTAACATGCTTACCTTCTTCATACATTCCAATCATACCTTCTGGTACTAATTTAAATAAATCAGGACAATCTTCCCTTATTATTAAATCTGTATCTAAATAAATTATTCTGTCATATAATTTTAGTAGGTTAAATAATTCAAATTTTACCCAATGAGGAGATATTATTTCTTTTTTATAATCCTCATTAATAACTATGAATTCAACATCTTTACCTAATTTTTTTACATACTTTTTTATACTAGGATGTGTTATTTTTGAAATCTTCTTATAATCTTCACCTATACAAATTGTTACTATTGCTCTTTTCACTTTTTCTCCCTTATTATAAAATTATACTATAATTATACATTAAAATTTTATATTTGTAAACAAATTCAGCAATTTATTTTTAATAAAGTTATAGTATCATTTTTTGGATTAGTAAGAAATTCCTTTAAACTTACCAGAAAATCATCAGCATTATAAGTATATATTGAATATCCAGAAATAATCATAAATTCATAATTATTAGTTGTTTTTACTATAACATCAATACTTTTTTCCTTAATTTTTATGTACTGAAACAGGAATACTTTTATTAATTAATGTATTGTCTCCTAACTGACCATAATCATTATGACCCCATGACCATCCTACTCCAACAGAATCTATAGCTAATGAATGAAAATCACCACAATCTATTGTTTCAACTACATAACCTCTATGTACCGAAACCGGAATACTTCTATTTGTTTCTGTATTATCTCCTAATTGGCCATAAGTATTACGTCCCCATGCCCAGGCAGCACCAGCAGAATCAACTCCTAATGAATGACGATAACCACAGGTAATATTTTCAAATACATGTCCTCCAACTACCGAAATTGGAGTACTCCTACTAGTAGTTGTGTTATCTCCTAATTGACCAAAATCGTTCCATCCCCATGTCCATCCTGCACCAGCAGAATCAACTCCTAATGAATGATAATAACCAGAATCTATTGTTTTAAATATATGATCTCCGTAAACTGAAACCGGAGTGCTTTTACTAATTATTGTATTATCTCCTAATTGACCATAATCATTACGTCCCCATGCCCAGGCACCACCACTAACATCTATAGTTAATGAATAAATAGAACCACCGGCAATCTCTGTAAATTCATGACCTCCAGCTACCGAAACTGGAATACTTCTATTTGTTTCTGTATTATCTCCTAATTGGCCATAAGTATTAAGTCCCCATGCCCATCCTGCACCATCAGAATCAATTCCTAATGAGTGATGATCACCACCAGAAATTTCCGTAAATTCATGACTTCCAGATATTAAAACAGGAATACTTCTATTTGTTTCTGTATTATCTCCTAACTGACCAGTAGTATTATATCCCCATGCCCATCCTGCACCGTCAGAATCAATTCCTAATGAGTGATATTTTCCACTATTAATCTTTATAAATTCATGATCTCCGTGAACTGAAACAGGAGTACTCCTACTAACAGTTGTGCTATCTCCTAATTGGCCGTAAGTATTATTTCCCCATGCCCATGCTGCACCATTAACATCTATGGCTATTGTGCTTTCACCAAAAGATGAAATTTTAGTAAATACATTTCTTATTATTACGGAAACAGGATTACTCTTACTAATAGTTGTATTATCTCCTAATTGGCCGTAAGTATTATGTCCCCATGCCCATGCTACTCCAACAAAATCAACTCCTAATGAATGAGAATACCCTCCTGAAACCTCTGTAAATTCATGTTCTCCAATTACTGAAACAGGAATACTTTTATTAATTAATGTATTGTCTCCTAACTGACCATAATCATTATGACCCCATGACCATCCTACTCCAACAGAATCAATTCCTAATGAATGATTATAACTACCACAAGCAATTTTTTCAAATACATGTTCTCCAACTACTGAAACAGGAGTACTTTTATTAATTAATGTATTGTCTCCTAACTGACCGGAAGAATTACGTCCCCATGCCCAGGCAGCACCAGCAGAATCAATTCCTAATGAATGTTGATAACCACAGGCAATTTTTTCAAATACATGTTCTCCAATAACAGAAACAGGAGAGTTTTTACTAACAGTTGTGTTATCTCCTAATTGACCATAAGTATTATATCCCCATGCCCATCCTGCACCAGCAGAATCAACTCCTAATGAATAAGAATACCCTCCTGCAATCTCTGTAAAAACATGGCCTCCAACTATTGAAAATGGTATACTCTTATAAAGAAATGTATTATTTCCTAACTGTCCGTAACCATTATGACCCCATGCCCATCCTGCACCAGCAGAATCAACTCCTAATGAATGAAAATCACCACAGGCAATCTTTTCAAATACATGACCTCCAATAATCGAAATTGGAGTGCTTTTACTAATAGTTGTATTATCTCCTAACTGACCATAAGTATTACGTCCCCATGCCCAGGCAGCACCAGCAGAATCAACTCCTAATGAGTGACTACTACCACAGGTAATTTTTTCAAATACATGATCTCCATGAACTGAAACAGGAGTACTCCTACTAGTTAATGTATTATCTCCTAATTGGCCGTAAGTATTATTTCCCCATGCCCATCCTGCACCAGCAGAATCAATAGCTAATGAATGATAATCACCACAATTTATTGTTTCAAACACATAACCTTTATGTACCGAAACAGGCGTACTTTTATTAATTATTGTATTATTTCCTAACTGACCAGAAAAATTATATCCCCATGCCCAGGCAGCACCAGCAGAATCAACTCCTAATGAGTGAGAATACCCTCCTGAAATCTCTGTAAAAATATGGTCTCCATGAACCGAAACCGGAATACTTCTATCTGTTTCTGTATCATCTCCTAATTGGCCATAAGTATTACGTCCCCATGCCCAGGCAGCACCAGCAGAATCAACTCCTAATGAATGACGACGACCACCTGTAATATTTTCAAATACATGACCTCCAATAATCGAAATTGGAGTGCTTTTATTAATAGTTGTATTATCTCCTAATTGACCAACAGTATTATATCCCCATGCCCATCCTGCACCAGCAGAATCAATTCCTAATGAATGGTATTCACCACAATCAATCTCTATAAATACATGTCCTCCATGAACTGAAATTGGAGAGCTCTTATTAATTATTGTGTTATCTCCTAACTGACCGGAAGAATTACGTCCCCATGCCCATCCTGCACCATCAGAATCAATTCCTAATGAATGATAATCACCACAGGCAACCTTTTCAAATACATTTCCTCCAACAACTGAAACTGGAGTGCTTTTACTAACAGTTGTGCTATCTCCTAATTGGCCGTAAGTATTATGTCCCCATGCCCATCCTGCACCACTAACATCTATAGCTAATGAACAAGAATTTCCTCCTGCAATCTCTGTAAAAATATGGTCTCCATGAACCGAAACAGGAGTACTTTTAATAGTAGTTGTATTATCTCCTAAATTCCCGTAAAAATTATTTCCCCATGCCCATCCTGAACCAGCAGAATCAACTCCTAATGAGTGATAATTACCACAGGCAATCTTTGTAAATGTATGACCTCCAGCTACTAAAACTGGAATACTCCTACTAATTAATGTATTATCTCCTAACTGACCAGTAGTATTATATCCCCATGACCATCCTGCACCGTCAGCATCTATAGCCATTGAATGATGATTACCACAGACAACCTTTTCAAATTCATGAAATAATAAAAAGGTCATAGAATTCAATTGACTCAACATGGTAGAGTGTAAAATTGCTGTAATTATATCACCTGAGGATACAGTACTTTGTATAGAATCCTCTTCATTAGATAGAACTGATAGATCATTATGTTTATCAATAAGTGTTGTATGCCATGAGGCTTGTATTAAATCACCTACTGATACATCACTCAATCCAGTTACATCAACTCCTGCTTCAACAGCTTTGGTATCACATAAATCTTTTAAAGTGTTTTTATCTGTTGCGGCTATAAATTCATCTGTACCTACAGTCATATCAAAAATCTCCTATTTTACCTTAACCCAATGACGACCATTAACATCTATATTTTCAGGTCCCCAATTTTTAGAATTTTCAGATTTTTTATATGTTGCTATCAATCTTTCTGGATATAAACATTTTTCTTCTTTATTCATTTCAGTTAGATGTCCATTTTCATCATTTGTTAATGGTGTTCCACAAGGATACATATTATCTACATAAGCTAATACCCATCCTGAAATCGCTACTGGAATTTTTTCTTCATTACTATCACTACCAACACTTAGACCAAAAGTATCTGAGGCAATTCCCATAACTGCCATTTGACATCTTTCAGTGCATATTTTAGCTCCTTCATATGTATCATAGTAACACTTACCAGGTATTATTTCATCAATTACATCCTGGAAATCTGCTATATCGTTATATATTGGATTATAACATCTAGTTGCATAAAAGTAACCGTCATAATTTAATCTTGTTGTGTCAGTAGGATCGGTTGTTCCTGTATAAAGACCTCCTGATGTTTGGGTTGTTCCTAATGATGTTAATATAAGAACACCATTAGCATCAACGGTTAATGCAGGATCAGGAGTACCATCACTTGCAACAAGTTCACTATGCCTATGCAACGCATTCGCAATAGAATTGTCGGTTAGTGTTGTTAGTTCCGTGCCTGTTGCCGTTGTATCATGGTCTGCAATTACCTGAGCGTCAACATATTCCTTAACGGCCTGTTCTGTTGGTACAGCGTCATCACTATTACCTGCTAATGTTCCGT